TATTGTTTTCCTTTATCATGGGATCGATATGATCAATTTCAAGATCATCTTCGCTGCCGCACCAAACGCATGGGCCGTTTTCGTCGAACCATTCTTGACGACGACGAGCCATCCATTCCCGTTGATAGGCCCTTTGTTTTTCTTTGTCTTTGTATCCCATGATTGTATTGGGGTGGAGCAGGGATTTGCACCCTTCCATTCGGGTCACAGCCGAATTACCCACTTTGGGAACTCCACAGTCCGTTTGCTGCCCTATCGCAGCGGTGTACGTGGAGGGCGGCTTACGTGTCCCCGCCCTCGTTCAATACTCTCCACGTAGAGATCAAGCTTTTCACCTTGATATGAGCCTACGCTCTGTAATCAGTCACGTAGCTGTAGCCGCCATAAAAATCGCGAAACCGTTAACTTCGCGTGCCGCCCCCCTAGCGGGGGAGTGCTCGGATATTTCTACACTACATTCTCATGACTTCCATACGCGGTGCCATGCCTAGGTCGGCTCTCTGCATATGGCGTACTTCTGCCACGGCTTGCCAGCCGCAGCCCAAGTGATGGGTTGGTTTTTTCTTGATTGTACGTATCGCTTACTTAAACGTTATCTTCAGCGATATGCAATCGTGGTCAGCATCCGTTTACCCATCCAAGCCTGCTTTCCGTGTATTTAGGGGGCTATCACAAGTTCTAACCCTGGTTGCTAGTGACCGCCGATATGTGAAACACAATATACATGGTTAGGCGTCTGTGAACACGGTGATTAGCCGCTTCACTAGCTTCGTCTCTGTCGTTGCCTCTCGACTCCCAACAGCAGGACATAGTGTGTAGTTCATTCTGTGTTCCTTCTGGTGAAGCGATCAACTTCCCATAGGTCGCACGTAGCACTTTGAAAGCTTAGGACAATCGCCGTACTACCCCTCGCGGGACATCTTCTCTTTTTCAAGATCAGATAGAGACGCTTCTGTCCTACACACGCTCGTTTTACTCATCTCAAAGAGATGGGCTTTCCTAAGATCACATTTTAAACAATGTTAGTTGCTTTTAGCCGTTACTTCGGTAAACGAATAAATCCGCCTTATTCCAAGCTGAATACCCACGGTGACACGTGGTCTCTTGCCTAAAACTTAATCGTGTGGTTCAGATGCGTCACCATCCTCGGTCACACTCGCCTGCCCAGTTCTCAACAAAACGGTGGACACCGCTCTATTGAAGACAAGCTTTTCTCTACCATGCGGCCCGCAGGCGACCGACTAACAGTCCTGGCCCAGCTAAAAGCACAGGATTTAGAATGTCCGGAGAACGCGGACATATGCTGGTGCGTCGGGCAGGTACTACCCCTGCTCCATTCCCTTACGGGATATGCCTTACTTACACTACCGACGCATGTTCCTTAGCGGCAGACGCTATGCGTCTCTGCCGCTATGATTGGTTCCGAGTTGTCAAAGAGAGGCGGCTGTGTTATGCCCTACCGCCTCGTCGGGCTCACCAGCGGCGTTTTCGCCTCCGGTATGTACATTATACACTAGTTTCGGTGTTCGTCAACTTCTTTTCGAGAAAAAGTTGGGCTGGAGGCCACACAACCCCCAGCCCAGCGGAAACACACGGAGAAAGATCAGTCGTCCTGGCACTCACCCTCGCACCAATAGTCACCACAATGCTCGCAGTAGTCTTCCGAGTCGCAGTCGTAGTCATCGTCGTCCTGACCTAGAACGCAGGGCATCGATTCTCCGATGGATACCTCGGAGCGATAGACGGGCTCCTCGATCAACTTCTCGCACTCCTCGACCACTTCGTACTTGCAAACACGCAATTTGGAGCAAGAGCAGTCGAGCGGCACGCTGACAGCATCAGCGGGATTAACTTTAACGAGAACGACTCGACCGTCACTGCCAGCCCAGTCGGTTGCGTAGCGGTGGGTGCCAACGTGGAACCCATATGAGCAGCCAACGCTATGGTCATCGTTGACCTTGTTGCGAGGCATTTCATTAATGACTCCCACGCTATTGTCGAATCTGCCAGTGTGCTTGTCTTTCCATTCGGCGGAGATGCCCTTGTAGGCAATGAAGCATCCATCCTCGGTGACGGGGAAGTTGCCGTGTTCCAGGAATCTGTAAAGCTCATTGACGGCACGTCCGCTCGGATTTGCCATAAGCTTTTCCAGGAAGAGAGCCAGCGGAGCGTAGTCCTCGCCGTTTCGCATGAACTCGCCAATGCGGTCTGCGAGCACGTTGTTGATCTGCTCTCCATTCCAGAAGACCTCACCATACGGATTAACAGTAATGCCATTCAGTTCGCGTTCTATCGTAGTGGCAGGATTGAGCAGATCGTCGAGCCGATCGTAGCCAGACTTGTTGGACAAGATACTTGCAATCGGACCATAGTTCGGATGGGTGAGACCAAGCGAGTGGGTCTGACCGTTCCAGACCAGATTGATGTTGCCGTCAGCAGTGGTGATGTACGTGGGCTTTTTCTTTTTCCAGAACATATTAGTTTTTCTCCTTGAGAGTGATGTACTCAACAATGTCTGCCACGTTGACGTGACGAATTTGAATCTGCGAAAGTAGAGGATAACGTTCACGAAACAGTTCACAGTAATCAGGAGTGTCTGATGGGTCGGGCACAACTAGATCGAACATCGCGAACATTGATTTAATAGTATTGCCGATGCGAGACGCTTTGGACATTGCTACCAAGTCGTCGCACACGGGCGACATATTCTTGATGGCATGGATGAGCATTGCCGGAAATGTGTAAGAGTCAAAGCTGTGTTGCATGCGACTCAGTTCGTACTTGGTCAGTAACGTTAGACGCTTTTCTGCATACTTCTTTGCTTCGGTCTCGAAATCAGCCAGACCCAGTTTGTTACTGAGACGCTTGTAGTGCTTGTCGGCAATGCCGTAAACGGTATCGTATCCCATGGCTTGAGCAATTGCCAGGATTTCCCAAGCATTACGCTCTCTACCCTTGACCATGACGTTCCAACCAGTACGAGGTATGGCAATTGCTTTAGTGGTTTCTACCTTGTCTTCATCGACACGAGACCATTGATCCGCCTTGGAGCCACTGTATCCAGTAATGCTCTTAAAGAAGGAACGAGTGCCAGTGAACTTCTTTCGTTCACTCTGGGGAGCGTCGGGAAGCTCACTTATTCTGATGCTCGGCTCTCCGAACACCTGGGTGAAGCGAACCTCGTCCTCAACGTCGGCGAGGTACATGATGCCCTCTTGGGAACTCAACCAGTAGCGAAGCCGATTCTTGTAGGCTTGCGTCATCTTGACATCGCAGTGGACGATGACGTAATCAGTATACTCGCTCGGCTGGAGCGATTCACGCCAGCGGTCTTGTCCGATGCAGAGCTTATTGCCCTTGAGCTTCATGCACTTGAGTTCGTACTTGCCCGATTCCTTAATGGAAATGGATTTTTTTCCGGCGGGCAGGTCCCATACGTTACTGAAGCGTTGACGATTCCTGATCTCGGCCATGACACTAATGTCACCAGTCAGTTGTGCGTCAATCTTTACCTGAACGTCTTTCGATACCTTGTCCAGATGAGATTGAATATTGGCAATCGTGCGTTCGTTATAGTGAAGCTCCTCGCGGCTCACTGCAAAGTCACATTCGCCATTGTTAACAAACAAGATCAGGGCTCCACTCTGTCCCAGTTTGATCTTGAAGTGTTCCGTTGCCACAGTGTAGCGGACGTTACCCATAACCACATTGATGCGGGAGGGAACACCAGCTTCTTGGCGATTGGAGTAAAGCTTGTAGTGAGCATGTTCGAAAAGAGGCTCGCACTCCTCGAATTCGACGTTAGCCCCAGTGATCTTGGGACACATAGGCATAAATCGATACACCTTTTGTGCGGCACGCTGCCACTCGTACTCATCGCCAGCCTTGACTTGAACTGTGATTTCAAGACCATTCGGTTCGTCAGTGGCATTGGTATCCATCAGGGCGATACGCGGCTCGCCAGTTTCGTTCCTATATGCGGAGTACGTATAGGAGGTACCGTTCCAATAGGACGTTACCATGAACTGGTCCGTAAGAGCGAAGGGCGATTTCGAGCCCAAACCAAGGCGACCGATGAAATCGTCAGAATCACTCCTGGTGGACTCGAAGTACGTAGTGTAAACGTGCTTCACGTCTTCGGGCGAGAGTCCCGTGCCGTAGTCGCGGACCTTGAAAAAGGAAGCAAAGGAGTTGGGCATGTGAACATCGAAGGGCTTGTCGGTGGTGCCAGCTTCGACTTGAGCGTCATACGCATTGGTAGACAACTCTCTTACGACCGCAAGGATGGGGTCGGTGTACAGGCGGCTGGAGAGCACTTCGAAGGCGTGTGCGTTGGCCGCGATGGTGAAGTTGCTTTCGGAGAAGTCTCCCGACCGCTCGATGGTTCTGTCTTTAGTGTGTAGCTTCATGTGTGTTCCCTTGTGTGAGGTGACTACAGTATACTGCGTCAATAGCGTTTGTCAAGTCACTTGCAGATTATTTTGGGCACCTATTGTTGTAGTCACGACAAACGTCCAAGCACATCTTTTTACAGATAGTGTCCTTTTGGCAATCGTGGTTTTCAAGCCACTCCGCACGCTCTTGACGCATGTTCGGTCCAACCTTGCCGATGGGATCGCCCATCTCACGCATATAGATGATGCAAGGGAAATGATACCCCTTTGCTACCGCCATGTCGTCCAGCACCAGCGGACACCGAGAGTTGTCAGTGTCTTCCATGCCACGAACGTGAGCACCACGCAGCACGTTATTGATACGATACCGCAAGATTGGGTACTTGTCAAGGATACGGTCGCCTAAACTTGCCAACTGGGCAAGAGCCAGATTGTACTGGGCCGATGGAATAACCCGAATGTCAGAAACACCCAGTGCATCAGCGAACAGCACCGCGTTGACACAATCGTGTACGTTCTCCTCAGTGAAGACCATGCCGACCGTGATGTACGTAATCTTGCTGAGACGACGAATGTTGTCGATTACAGTGTCCCATGCTCCAGGAACGCCAGTCATCTTGTCGCCAATCGTGGCACAGCAGCCATCAAGCGAGATCGAGAGATCGTTCACGCCGCACTCGATAAGCTCGACGTACCTCTCGTGTGGGAACGAGCCATTACTTGAAATCGCAATATGCTCAACGCCGCCCTCTTTGCACATGGCCACCAGCGTGTCCAGTCCTTTGTAAAGCAGAGGCTCGCCGCCAGAGAAGCGAACGTTGCGTAGACCCTGGGAGATCCACAGACGCACTACCTCTTTTGCCTTTTCAAGTGGGAGAGTCCCTTGCAGATCTTCCCTAAGGCCCCTACAGTAAGGGCACTTGAAATTACAAGCGTGTGTGAGGATCAGTTCACACCTATGGAGAGGAGAGCTAACACTGGTGTTGGCTGCCCGCTCGTCCGACAGTGTGTAAAATCCGATGTCTTCTAGTCTTTGCATGTCTCAATGAAAACTGGGCCAGGACGTTTGTTTATCCTGACCCAGTATACCAGCTAACTGACCGTTGTCAAGTTATTTCTTCGGCGGGGTTGGCATTTGCATCAGGAGGCTACTATCGAGGCCACCGTCGCCACCCATGAACCACTGAGGATATGCTCCGTCCCACTTCTCGGCACGGATCTTATCAATATCCAAGCGTTTCATCGCAAGGAATACCGGGTTCTCTTGGGCTTCAGAGGTTGCCTCGTTCACCATGCGGAGAGCGTCAGCTTCACCGGAGGCGATACGACGAGCCTTCTCGGCGATAGCGTTCGCTTCAAGCTCGATGATGGCGTTCTTGTCGGTTTGGGCAACCAGCAGAGCAGCCGCAACCACTTTCTCCTGCTGGGCAACAAACGTGTCCGAAGCCAGTGTAGAGACCCATGTCGGCACGCTCATAGAAGCCCTTGAGTTCCTCGATGATGCCGGGAAGCTCATGCGTTAGGAAAAGCCACGGGCGATAGTGTGTTGACCAATAGCCCGAATCCTCAAGCGTGTGTTTCATGCCATTCGCCGCAGGCGAATTCATTGAATGGATAATCACGGTGTCGATCTTGGGAGAGTGTAGACTCATCCAGCGGGCGACCGCACTACCAGTGTTGTCGTCATCAACTGAAACAAAAGCCTCGCCACCCAGGTCGTGATCTAGAAACAGAGTGTCGTAGTCTTCCGTCTCCAATTGCTCGATGCACCCTGCGGCGGTGGTTGTGATATCAACCTCGACACCCGCAGCTTTGCACACGGCTTCAAACCTCTCGATACGATGAGGGTCGTCTTCAAGTACTAGTATTAGCATTTACCAATTAGTTGTAATGGTTTCGCCATCCCAGATGGTATAGCTTCTGTCTTCGATGATTGGACAACACGTCCACTCCATACCGCCTTGCTCGCCTTTAGCTCCCAGGTGATGGTGACCAAAAAACCAAAAGCGAGGTTGATAGTGTTCTCGTAATTCGTTTAGTAGAGACCTGTTGCCGTGTCCCACAATAGAGTTATATCTTTCATAACAATAAGGGATACTGGCAGGATGGTCATGGCTGAAAATGGCGTCGATGGGACCATCGACGGTTTCGAAAGTCTTACGTATTTGTCCGTACGTAATGTCTTCTTGCGGCCACCAGCTAATGTGTGGATGACGAGCCTCTTTGTCGGCAGACGTAGCTCCCCCACAGAACAATAGTCTATACTGTTCTATTTCAAGAACACTACCGCGTGACATGTACTTCCAATCGGGCTGTAGTGATCCACCATCAATGTCCAGACGATCAAAGTTCTCATGATTGCCATCAAGCCAATAAAACTTAACGTTTTCCTTGTAATAGGCAATCTGTTCGTCGGTGAGATATGCTCGCGTGAGCTTGTGCGGCTTGTCGTCCCATCCATACCCGAAGTCGCCACACTGAATCACGTGAGTAATATCAGGATGTGCTTGTAGGGCTCTTGCGAGCGTTATGTTTAAGTGACCCCAGTCTCCGTGAGTGTCACCCAGGATTAGGATTTTCATTCGGGCAGCTTGCAGATCACTGCGTTCGGTGCGACCTTTGCGATGATATCGAGTACCATCTCCCAATTACCGCCAGCGAGACCACAGCCCAGACTGTGCGGGATATAGAGAACGAGTTCGTTTGCTTCAGTAAAATCATACGCCTGATCTAGTGCGTACTCAAGGGCACCATAATTGGTTCGTAGTCCCTCGCCGTAAGTGCGTTGGCCAGCAAGATTAGCAACGTACTGATTGTCGCCAACCGTTACAATTTGACAATCGCCTAGTTCCCATCTACGCTTTTGCGAGTACGCATCAAACACGTGGGGCCACTTGGTGCGAATTTGAAGGGCGAGACCACTACCCATCACACGCTGGCAATTAACCTGATGGCAGATGATGGCGGGTCCAGTCACGGTAAGAATGTCTTGGTCTATGGTTTGCATTTCGGGATCGGTCCTTCGTTGTTGGCCCAAGCTTCGAGATCTTCAACCGTGTACCAGCCAAAGTTATTGTCTTGCTGTTCGCGGGGGTTGAGCCAGTAGATCACGGGGTGAGCCGACTCGGTTTCCTCGCCTTTCCAGCGAGGACTGAGGGCGTAAAACGTCTTGCCCGCCGCCTTCAGTTTCTCGTGGATGCCAGCAGCCGTTGACGCTTCCGTCAGTGCTCGCCAGTCTTCGTGAGCGGCGATCCACTTGTCGGCCCACTCTTGGGGTAGGGCGGATTGGATGATGATTTTCAGGCCACTGTTACTGAAGGCTTGACCTTCGCTCGCAAACAGCGACTCACACGTCACGACAGCATCATCGTATGTAAATGCCCGCACAATCGCGTCGTAGACGTTTTTGTCACGAATGGCTACCACGAAGCCGCTTTCGGACCACGCACCAAGTACTTCCGCGTCATCGTCGAACCATTTCGACAGGAAGCGTTCGCCAACCTCTCCCACACTTTCCCAATCGGAGAGGGCAATCAGGTGCCACTCGATCTCCTTGATGGTCATTGTGCCGTACAGTAGTTTGCTGGTTTTGGTTACGTGGTAACGTGCCGCACCGTCCGCTTTCTCGAAAATGCCGAGATCTCGCTTGATGCCCTTGACGCCCCACTCGTGTTCGGCAGTGAAATCCCAGCCGAGGTTCACGCCAATCAGGTTTCCGTCTTCGTCCCTGATGACTCCGTTGTCCTTGAATGTGCTTTTCATGTAGGCATTATACCACGTAAGTCATCGTTGTCAAGACCTTCCTTCAAACTTCTTTTGGAGACGTAGGTATTCCTGGTATTCCTGTGATTCAACTCTTTTGATCGCCCGAGCACACCCCATCGCCTCGAATAGAATGCTGCCGAAGTTGGGAGCACCCTTGTCGATCACCATGTACGAGTTTTCATTACCTTCTCTCGGCAGAAAGAAGGCTATTCGCGTACACTTATGTAGTGTGTCCGCCACGAGGTTTACTTGTCTGTCACGATTGCGAAGTTGCGGGTGTTCAGCCATCTTTCTTGTCCTTGGGATAGTCGTTACAGTAAAAGCCATCGCCCTTAAAGATAACGCCAACGTTCCTACTGATGATTCTTTTCAAGTGAAGTTTCCCACAATTGGGACATTTACGCTTAGCCCCCTCAGTGATGCTCTGGAAAAACTCACATTGGAGACCACAATCCCCACATTCGTACTCATACGTGGGCATTACTGGTTAGCCATAAGCCACTGGGCAGCAGCGATCATCATGTAGATCATGGCGGCGGCACTGCCAATACACAGAATTGCAGTAACGAGGAGCCAGACATTGAAGGTGCGGACAGCAGTCTTCATGGTTTGGTCGAAGTTTTGTTGCCGGGGTTCGAAGGGTTGGATTCGTCTACGCATTGGTTATTTTTTGAAGGGGCCGGATAAAGAATGGCGGCTGCAATGAGCCATCCTCCAGCGACCGGATGCTCATTCATAAGTAGGTAGGTGCCACAACCAAGAAACAGGAGTGGTGCGATGTTGTTGACTAACATGCCTTATTATACCACCGTTAAACGCTATGTCAACTCTTTTTCGAGATCTTCCAACATCGAATCAACCAGAGCACACCTGTCCTCACGTTGCCATTCGTCAGCAATAGTTGTAGAGCCATCGGCGAGCCGACGAAGCATGGCATAGGCACAAGGGATATTCCAGATGATATGTATTCCCTGTTCATTGTGGGGAGCCTCTGGATGCACGAAGTCCTCCATGCACTGCTCGAAGAGCATTCGGAGACCGTCGAGTTCACGTTTGGTTAGTTCCTGTATGGTCATTTTTGTGTCAGATATGATGTTCAATGTCACAGTGATGTATGCACTTTTTGTGACGTATAGAGCACTGTTAAGCTATATCGCTTCACCTTCCTCTAAAACGATTTTGAGTTTGCCACCGGCATTATCACGTGGTTCGACACGCACGATTTTGTATCCTGTCAGACAGGTGTAGTAGTTGTAATTGCCACCACCGAAGACATCAAGGCTACCCTCCCAAAAGCGAAATTCTGGCGTAAATCCTTCCGTGCAAGTGACCTGTCCCGTGAAGCGTGTCAGTTCACATTGACATGAGGAATCCCAGTAGACGACGTAAGTTTTATTCATTTTCGAGTTCCTTAGCAAGTGCAATTGCCATATCCCAGCCCTTCTGAGTGGGCTCGAAACGAGCAAAGGGCGAGAAGTAAAACGTATTCTTGGCGAAGTGCGGATCGATCATTTCTGAGATCTTCATGACTCAGTATACCTCACGCAGCGGACGGGGCAAGTCTTTTTCAAGCGAAGTTATTCTTTTTCGAGCGTTGCTCTCAGCACTCCCTCAATGATATGCTGCTGGAAACGAACATCAATGCCTTTGCGGTAGAGGTCGTCTACGATCTGGCGGGCAGAGAAGTCGGAGTCCATGTCGGTGGTGGCAAGCACGTTGCTGGTGATGGCGGCGATCTTGGCCACGATACGTTCTAATTCAGGATTCATTGTATCACACTTAGTGTCTAAGTCAAGGCAGAACCCTGACTTCTTCCATCTTGAACTCCACTATTTCAAGCTCACGCCAATGGCCCGAAATGCGTAGGCACCGCTTACAGTGCTTGAAAGCAACGGTGGTGATACCCAGCGTTCCGTAGATGTCGCCAATGGGGCCGAAGGAGTGTTTACCTTTGGACTTATACTCTCCGGTGGCCTTGTCCCTGATCTTGTACGCTAGGATGGTCATGGTTATGCTCTATCTTTTTCAAGCCGTTCAAACTTCCTCAAGAGAGAAACAAGAACAGTATGTTCGTCGGAGCCCTCGGTCTCGATCTCTTCGGTGAGACGTGTGGTGATGCTGCTTGCGATAAGCTCTATCTCTTGGCGAGTGAGCTTGACGACGCGATTGCGGATCTTGTCGAGCTTGGTGGCCTTGAAGTCTTCGTATGACATGGTTATATCCTATTCCTTTTCAAGCTCCTCAGCAAGTATTCGTGCCATCGTCCAACCATGTTCAGTGGGTTCAAAACGGGCAAAAGGAGAGAAGTAGTACGTATTCTTGGCGAAGTGTGGATCGATGCTATCCTGCTCCTCTAGTTCTTTGAGGAAGCAGTCTCGATACACCAGGATCTTGTCGCCCTCATGGTTGTGGCAATCAGGGTAATTCACCATGACGACCAGGGTGGAGCCAATCTGAATCCATGTACGAATAGTGTAGTTGGACGGATCAGGATTGCCAGAAGGCCGGGACCGTTGTGGCTCGTCGTACGACGACGATGATCCAAATATGTTTATTCCCATGGTTATATCCTATTCTTTTTCAAGCTCGTCGTTCACTCCCCTAAAGAGAGAAAGAACTTCCTTAGAGAGAAGGAACAGACTCTTGACTCTGGTGGGGTCTGCTCCGTGTGCGATTAGTTCGTCGCAAGTGACGCCTAGGCGGGTGAGGTCGAGGGCGGTGCAGGGCTTGTAGTTGAGGGCTCGGTGGTCGTATTCGGGCATGGTTATACCTTATTCTTTTTCAAGCTGAATCCAAGCAGTAGAAAGAGAACCACTACTAGAACGAAAGAGACCATACAGCCACCAACCACTCTTGGTGCGGAAGCCGGATTTGTGGTATTCGAGGATGGCTTTGATGATGGTGAGTTTGGTGTTATCTGACATAGCTCCGTATCCTGTGGGATAGTGTTTGCGATACACCTATACACACACTCTCACTAGTACTTATTAGCCCCTAACTACCTCGGCCCGAACGCTCCACCGATTTTAGTGCAGCTAGAAGCGGCTGCCGCCACCTCAAGGTGCATCAGAATCTTGCTGAGTCGCTCCGCTGCCTCAGTAGCTTCCTCCCAAGTCGGGGTCCCCACGTCGTGTTGGTCCAGCACTTTGATCCACTTCTCTAACTGTCTATGGATGATCTTCTTCATGAGGGCTTCAAATAGAGTTTACGAGGGGTCGCTGCAACCTTTCCAGGCCCGCTCTCCATGGTCGTACCAGAACCACCCCGATTGCGTCTTACAGTACCAATCGTTGAAGCGGGCTTTCCAGCAAACATCTATGACTGCCTCATCTGGAACCCTTACCCCGTTCTTGGTCAGGAGCTTGTTGTAATCCTTCATGGCTCTATCATATCATATGGTTAGTGTTTGTCAAGATCAACTTAAAAAAGAAATTCACTTGACAGTAGAGAGCCTTTGGTGTACTATGAATGTGCATGGGCACCAACGTGAATGGCCCCTGTACAGTTGGCCTCGCAAGCCTGTAAACGAGACAAAGATCGGCCCAAGGCGAAATGGGCGAAAATCACGTCTCATCCTGTTTTTTCCTGTTTTAAGTGGACAGGACTTGAAAAAGAGGGTATAATGGTGTGACTTGCCGACGGGCGAGTAAAGGTCTCCCCACTGGTGAAGCTAGCCAGGGTGGTAAATTCCCAGAGATCCGCGTGGTTTGCCGAGGCCACACTTACAACTTATGTCGCGGGGTAGAGCAGTCAGGCAGCTCGTCAGACCCATAATCTGGAGGTCGCTGGTTCGAATCCAGCTCCCGCTACCACATAACCAGCCGTCACCCATGAGCCCGACCGGCTGGTTGTTTCGAGGGGATTACAAAGAGTGGACAAACGCACCCGATTCTGCTGAATCAACCGGGTGCCTCCGAAAACCACAGCCGCAGGCAGGCGGAAGCGGTGATACAAGATGTCATCGCCCCCTCAGGAGCACCGGGATACGTCCTGGTGCTCCTTTTTCGTGTAATTGTAGCAGCATGGGGTCACCCCTTACTTAAGCCCATTCGCTAACTTCTGAACGAAGTAAGCGTCTGGGCTAATTTCGTAGCAGGGTAGGTTTTTCCCTTACTGTGTGCCATCCTTGAAATTGTAGCAGGGTGGCATTTGCCCTTACTTGGGGGCCGGGGCACACGCCTGTGGGTCAGGGTAATGTAAAATCCCGGCCCCCGAAGGGGGCCGCCCTCCGCTCAAGGCGGATACTGGGGTCAGGCGGGCGGCAACTCCTGACGCCGATACTCTCATCCTTATCCGCGTTGCTTTGTTCTCGTTTTCAAGTCACCTCAGTATACTCTACTGAGCGTGGAAGTCAAGGAAAAGCCCGGTTTTCTTTACCGGGTGTGTCCGTGGTACTCCAGTGGCCACGGCTCTCTTTTCCTTTCGTTCATGCCATCACTATACTATATGGGAGCCGATTGTCAACTCGAAATAGAAAATTAGTTTGTTCTTGACTTCCGGCACCCGTACTGTATACTCTTGGCGAATCGAACGAAACGCCCCTGAGGGGCACAACACCGGAGACAATAGTAATATGAGCGAAGAAATCAAACGCACCGTGGGCCGTCCCGCTTCCTTCCCCGCCAACGTGGAAACCAAGGCTTTTCTGAAAAAGCTTCCGGTCGATGCCATTGCCATGGTGAGGGAACTGGCGGAACGTCGGGGGCAGAATCTCGACTTCACCCTGGATCAGATGATCCGGCGGTCCTTCAGAGAGGCGACCCGCAGCCGCTCGAAAAAGAGCTGATGTCCTGGGCAAAAGTCTGGTACGCATCCCTCCCTTTTTGGGCAATCGCCTGCCTGTATGCTGTCGAGCTATATTACAGGTACCACTGATCCATGGGCCACCCGATTACAGGTGGCCCATCTTTTTTCAGGAATGCAGTTGACTTCTCGCGATCGTACGGTATACTGACTGTGAATCGAACACAACGCAACTCAAGCAAAAGGACACAGAGCCATGACCGATATCACTGGATTCTTCAACGCAAGGCAAGATGGCGACACGCACGCTAAAAGCCTCTTCACCGGGATCGGCGGCGACACCTCCGATACCATCATCTCCGACCTTCCGACCTTCCTGGAAGCCGCTGGCAGGGACTACGGTATCCTCCGAAAGCCCGCCCTTGTGAATGATCCTTTCGGGGGAGTCGATGAGCACGGGAATATCGTTCCCGTCACCCGTGAGGTCGAAGGACAGTATCACCTGACCCGTACCAATGATGGCCGGGTCGTCTCCCCTCACACTGTCACGGGGCAGTATGAGCCGCTGACCCTGCTCGATATCGCTGCTGAAATCCAGCCGTGGTGCGATGCCGGGTGGGTCACTCCCGATGCTGTCTACAGTGGCAAGAACGAATCCCTGGAGGTTCTCTGCCTCCGTATGGACGCCTCCGGAATGCTCCCGAACGGGGAACAATGGGATCACTATATCGTCTTCCGGAACCCGCACGGCTCCGGTGGCAAGGCCAAGGGAACCATTATCAGCTATAAGCCGGTATGTTCCAATACTTTCGGGGCTATCGGTCGCGGGATCGAATTCTCGGTGACTCACCGGATGTCCGCGAAAATGACCGAGGAAGAACGGCAGACCGTTATGGCCAAGCGGGTGGCGAAAGCGAAAGCCGCCTGGACTCAGGCCGACAAGTATATCGCCGGGCTCGCTCAGCGTATCAACGCCTGGAACGCCCAGCCCTTGACCGTGGTGCAAGCCGGTGCCCTGACCGATACCCTGCTCGGTATCAAGCCGGGAGCCGATCTCACGAACCGGGAGGAGGTTTCCAAGCAAGCCGCGAACAAGCGGGACGCGATCGTCCGAGGATTCTCAATGCCGCAATTCGGCACGAACGGTGCCACCCTGGGCGATTGGGTCAACGGTTTCACCTTCTGGAACTCCAGCCCGAATTCCGAAAGCGTGTCCAAGTCTCAAGTCGCCTCCGTGGATCGCATGATCCGGAACGTGGATCCGAACGGCTCCGGGTACAAGCTGGAAGCGAAAGCCCTCGAAATCGCTCGGCGTGTCCTGGACGGCACGATCACGCTGGCCTAATCTTTACGCGGGCGGGGCTTGACAGCCCCGCCCCGTAAGGTATACTCTGGTATGTCAAGACACACAATCGGAACCAAGCGAGGTTCCGTCCGGGGGGCTCCCCCCGATGTCTATGTAGGTTTCGGAGAATTCGACGAAACCGAGGAAGCCTGGGAGCCGACCATCCGGTTGGCAAAGAACATGGGAGCGTGGGTGCTCTGTATGATTCTCTCGGCTTTCCTGTTTGTGCTCATGGTAGCCTTTGGCTGGCTACCTGACGATTTCCTAGATTGAGCCACGGGGCCGGTTCCGACCGGCCCCAATTATTTTTTCCTTTCCGCTTGACTTTCGAGTACCATGGGGTATACTGTCACTGTTGAGGAGAGGAGATTGAAAACTCAGATGGGGGGATAGCTCAATTGGTTAGAGCGGGTCGCCGCAAGGCGATGTCCTCAAGTCTTAGCCAGACTGTCGCACGGTTAGCTCCCGTGACGCATAGGAAAGCACCGGGGGGTTGCTCCCCTGAGAGACGAACAGGAATACAATATAACTCGAGGTTATTGTATCGGTTGCAGGTTCGAACCCTGCTCACCCCACCACCTACAACCCTGTATAATTCTAGCAGCGTCACGCATACTAGTTACAGGGACCGATCGCGTCATGGTCTTCCTTCCGCCCTGCCAGAATGGCTCTGCCATTCTGACAGGGTGTTTTTTTCTATGTCCTCCCCACGGATCGGGATACTATTTCACAGTAGCAGTATATCACACCGGAGGCGGCTGTCAAGTCCTAAAACATAACTTTTACATTCCAGGTGCGGTGGTATGTGTAAAATCGGCCCCCTGAGGGGTCCAGGAGCCCGCGTGCCGCGTTTTTTCGCATAGCTCGCGATAGGCGTAGTCGCGTGACGGCCCAAACCTCGGCACAGAGCCGCACAGAGCGTCTCAGGGAAAAGCAAAAGAAATAAAGAAAGCACTTGCCTTTCTCTCTCCATGCGGTATACTGCTGGCATGAATAAAGCATATTTCGTTGGGGCCGTGGGGCTCTCTCATACGCTACTGAGGCAGAAGCCGAGATAGCAAAAGACGGCGACCCCGATGGCTACTCTCTGATGGTCGAAGAAATAACGGAAACCGTTTGACTTCTCACGATTGTGGGGTATACTGAAACCATGAAGGTAACGATCAAGCAACTCGAAACGGCAACGGGTACCCTCTCCAATCCCTCTAAAATGCCGGGTTTCGGCTACGGTATTCCGGCCCGCCATTGTATCACGGGCGGTAGGCTTCGCAAGGTCGATTGCAGCGTATGCTCGCATTGCTACGGATGCAAGGGGCGATACGTATTCAAGAGCGTGGTAGCGGCTCAGGATCGCCGTTTCGCCTCCCTGGCAGACTTGGAAGTCTGGACTGCCAATATGACAGCCCTGATTTCGAGAAAACTCGAAAAGAAAGAGAAAGTCTTTCGCTGGCATGATTCGGGCGATATCCAATCGGCGGAACATCTTTCCGCTATCGTGCAGATCGCTCGCAACCTTCCCGCGATTCAATTCTGGCTCCCGACGAAAGAATACGGTATTGTCCGTCGATGGCTCAGGAGCCACCGTATGCCTTCCAATCTCGTCATCCGGGTTTCGGCCCCGATGGTCGGCGAATCTCTCCAGGCCATTCCTGGCACCGTTTCGAGCACCGTGCAGACTGGAAAAGGTTTCGTATGTCCCGCCCCCGATCAGAATAACGAGTGTCAGGACTGCCGGGCTTGCTGGAATAAAAACGTGAAATCAGTTGACTATCACAAGCAATAGGGTATACTGAAAGCACGTGGAAGCGAGGGGCCACTCGCCGCCACTAGGGTACACGGGCGAAATCCCAATCCCGCCGGTAGCCCCGTCAAGGTGAAATAATCCTGGCGGGGCTTGTTCTAGTCCCCTTGTAAGCTCGCTCACGGCCACGGGAAAAAATCAAGGTAGCTTAGCCACGCACGAAAAATGAAACGCCCGCACGCGGGCTCCCAGAGCGTCCGCTGTAATTGTGTTTTTCAAGTTGACAATACACAAACTTCCGTGTTACGGTATCGTGGTCGAAGTCAATGATGTCGGCTATTGTGGCACCATCATGCCGGGGCAACTCACTCACCACATTTTCGAGGGGATCACCAGCATGGTCCTGGCTCACGCTATTGCGGGAGTGGACATCGAGGACCCGAGGTATCTGGAGGGGATCGAAACCGCTGTAGAAAACGTTGAAGGATTACTTGACGAATCACGATCCTGAGGTATACTGAGGACATGGAAACAACAACACTCGCACCCGGGATCTACACGCTTTTCGTGCTGTATGAAAACGGCATCTGGGAACAGCCCCTCTATCGTATCGAGGGAGAGGGATGGACCGAGCACGCTATCGAGGCAATCGCTATCAATGCGAACCGCAAGATATTCTACGCTTGCGGAGTTCAGGAAGACCGCGACGCTGACGAAGACCTTGCTGAGAACCTTGGAGAGTGCCCCTGATGCAATGCACGCAACGCAAGAACACGATAGGCACCTACCGGAAGCTCAAGCGGCTCATCCTCCCGGGGGCCATGGTCCTAGACTATGGCTCTGGCTATGGCCTAGGGGCAACGTTGCTCCATGCGGACGCTTTCGAGCCCAATGCACGTGAGGGAGTATGGCCCACCTACACTCAGCCCCATCACATTCCCGCGAGTCTGTACGACGTGGTGGTATGTAACTGCGTGCTAAACGTGGTGGACAAGTGGGAGGATCGGGTGGAGATCATGAACCATATCGTGCGTGCCCTCAAGCCGGGTGGGTGTGCATACATCATGGCACGCTCGCATAGGGACGTGGGCGATATCAAGCACAAAACAGCAGAGGGAGACGGCTGGAGACTGAAGAACGGTGCTTTCCAGCGTGGATACGGTCGTGACGAGCTAAGGGGCTTCCTGGTGCCCTTCGGTGAGGTGACGCGGATTTTCCGCATCAATAGTATCGGATTCTGCTTGACAACTCCTACTCCGTAGGATACAATGAGAGCATGAAGCTCGTTCCGAAAACCCGCAAAGGGAAGAACAGGCTCCACGAAGCGGGGACGGACGAGTGGCGTATCGTGAGACGGAGTGATTCCGTGATATGCTTCAACGGCAAGCCGGGCATCCTAATCGAGCCCGTGCTAGAGGATAGAACCAAAGCGGACAATAAGAGTCGCTGGGTCCTCGCTGACAATGATCCGGATTTTACGTGGGCCTAACGGCTCGCAGAACCATGGTACTCTATGAGATTTGGGACGGGAACCGTTATCGGTCAACCGTCATGCCCTCGGAAGACCTCGATGAGGTTATCAGCGAGGAAGGGAGACGATGCAATCGGCTCCACGTGGTCAAGGTGGAAAACGGGAAAAGGAGCGATCTGGTTCCCGTCCGTCACGAGGACTATTCAGACGAGGAATACGGCGATGAAGCTCGCAACTGAGTGGCTTTTCAAGCGGCCCGCACGTGCCCTCAAGATCTATTTCGGTGGTGGTAGAAAGGATGCCATCATCGAGAAATGCATCGACTGTGTAGGCACGAGCCAGGAAGCCAAGCTCTGCCCGTGCGTGGATTGCACGCTCTGGCCGTTCCGTCCTGGTGCTACCAAGGGCGAGGTTCCGGACCACGTGCCCTCACGTGAGGAGCTGGAAAGGCTCGCGGGCGAGAAGGTGCCCGATGCCGTGCGGGAGAACGCCCGCAAGATGGGCAACGCCCGGAAAGAGTGAGGTTTCTCACAATTCTATTTGACTATGCTCCGCTTTTGTTGTACTATGTACATATGAAGCGGAGCAAAGCCAAACGAAAGCCCAAGTCGGCAGAGAAAGCCCAGCGTGGTGCTGGTGCTGCTGCAAACGCTACCAAGGGCAGGGCTCGCACCTTCCGCAACCGCAAACGTGAGGCTGCACGTAAAGCGTGCAGGGGCAACCGATGATGCAAGCATGGAACGTCTATCGTCCGAGCCACTATGGGAACCTGCGTCACATTGACACGGTATTCTATACAGCCGACTGCGATGCGGAGTGGGTCAAGGACACCCTTGTCAGTCATGACGGCTATCGTCCTGATATCATAGTGAGGAAGGCATGAAGTATCCCGCAGTACGCCGCTACATGGGTCTTCGTGCTCGATACGCCGAAGAGGATTGCCCCCGGTGTGACGATCCTGGCTCTGGTATGTGGCTCGATACTCACCACAAGGCATGGATATGCACACGGTGCAAGCGTGCTAGTAGATACCACCTACACAAAGCGAGCAGGAACTATCAGGGCAACCCCTATCAGGGGTCGTCCAATGATAACCAGCGGGCCGAGTGTGCCACCCTGGAGGAAGCCCGTGCCCTACAGTTGAAGCTGAGTAGGCGGAACGGTGTGGGCTGGCGGATCTACGATGCTGATACCCTTGAAGAAGTCGCGGGTCCTATTTGACTTCTCCCGATCCTGAGGTACAATAGAACCATGAAGATCACTGGACAACTAATGACGCAACCGCAAGCCACAGAGACCGCCGATGGTAGAGTGTTGGTAGCGGTCTTTGGAGTCATCGCGGTACCCAAAGGGAGCGAACTGGACATCACCCATAGGCAATTCATTGTCGCTGGTGGTGCTGATTGGTCCGGTATGCACACCGATTTGAAGATCCACCACGTGGAGACGCAAGATCACCCCGAGTGTAGGGGCATGGGTGTTACCGGCATCCTCACTAGCCCCATTTGGCGGGTATGATGATCGAGCAAGTACGCGGCACCAGAGCCCCGTGGGACGAACGTATCCAAGCCCTATGGGATGAGCGTGTGGCTCCTCTCTTCGCCGATGGTGAAACGTGCAGCCATGCCAACTACTTCTCCCCTCGGCCATACGTGGACGAATACAACCGGGCTACTCGTTTCGAGGGATTCTGCTACACCGTGCAGCCGGGGTATCGTGTTTGCATAAAAGAATGGTTCCCCTCTTGACTAGTACCGATTAGGTGCTATACTGTCATCGTGAACGAGAAAACGACATTCATCCACGAACGAGAATAGATATGGGACAATACTACCACGTCGTGAACCTGGACAAACGCGAATACCTCCACCCGCATCGTATGGGGGACGGCTTGAAACTCCTGGAGTTCGGCTCCTCAGGTGACGGCACCATGCTCGGGCTTGCCGTGCTCCTGGCAGACGGCAACGGTCGCGGAGGTGGAGACCTTCACTCTGAGCATCCCATCATCGGCTCATGGGCAGGGGATCGCATCGTCATTGCTGGCGACTACGCTGACGAGGGGAACTACATCGCCGCCGAGGACATCACCCCCGAAATGGTGGAACAGATCCGCGACGACTACGGCGACGAGGAGAAGGAGGTAACGCACGAGACCATCACTCTCTACACGCTTTCCTGCGTATCATTCCGCGAGGTTTCGGAAGAGGTGCGGGCCGCCTTGCAGGGCGACCAGTGGTGTGCGGAGAACATGCGAGCGGGCTTCGGCTCGTAACGAAAATCCTAGGGGCCGCTTGACAAAGCGGCCCCTAGTGCTATACTGTAGTCATGAATCACGCCGAAGAATCAATAGCCTACTACCTTGAGCATTATAGCTCGTGCCGCCTTGCGGCCCTCAACGCCCTGCTATTCTGTCTCAGTGGTGGTGCGGAATGGAATACCAACGGCCAGCTAGACAACTGCTCAAGCGAGGTGCCGCCCGAGAAATGGTATCCGCCGGGTGATAGCCCGGAAGAGGCTAAAGAGTTCCACGATGGAAACGATGCTTTCGAGCGAGCGTACTATGCCGAGAACACTTGGCACAATTGGTTTGATGCGTTCGACGTGATGCATTTCCATATCGGTGCAGTACCCGATAACGTTAGCGACGACTGGCTAGCTGTGTGTATCGAAGCGTGCGAAGCGTACCTAGCCGTGCCCAAGTGGATGCCCAAGATTGCAATAGGGTTCGACTACAGCGGCGTAACGTACACCGATGATGGTGAGCAGGTGGGAGAGATGCAACGGATTATGGAGCCGTGGCGATCCGATCCCGAGCTGAAGCTAGATAAGCCAGCCGTTACCAAAATCCTGGAAAAACTACTTGCAATTCGTGCTGAGCGTGATACAGTAGAGGCATGAGAGTCAAAGTCGAATATGCTGAGAATCCCGAGTGGGATGGAATCATCGAGGGCGAGACATGGAACGATATCATGCACTCTGGAGTAGGTTGCACGGCTACTCGCATGACGGTGCTACCCGAGATCGAGACCTATGCCGATCTCCTCGCTCTCCAGGCAGAACGGTTCCCCGAGGGAGACGTATGTGAGGACAACGGGGGTCAACTCATCATATACACTGGTCTCCAAGAGACCAAGGGCGGGGAGTTGGAGCCAGCGGGAGAGCCGGAAGACTAGAAGTCTGGCAAAACGCTTTACCTAAAATCCTACAGTGTGGCGTTTTGCGTTACTAAACACACCCCCACCCCCAGCGGTACGCGGCCTGCCATTCTGGCAGGCTGCTGCCATTTTGGCTGTCAAGCACTTTCCGGCAACTCTTTGCCGGAAAAGATTTCCACCCCACAATATCGACAATCCATTTGCTTTTCGTGCTCAGTGTAGTATGATGAGGTGTTCAATCAATCAACCAACCGCTCACCAGAGCAAGGTAACACCCATGAACGTCATCACCCAATCCGAAGCCGCGAACCTCATCCGTCAGAGTGGCGGCAAGCTCTTCGGAGTCACCTTCCTGACCCGTGGCAAGGGCAATCTCCGCCGGATGACCGCACGGACTGGCGTCCGCAAGGGCACCACGGGCGAGGGCCAGAAGTTCAACGCCCGCGACCTCAACCTGATCACCGTTCACGAATTCGTGACGGATGAGGCACGGGACGCGAGGGGTCGCTATCGCAATCTCACCACCCAATTCCGGAACGTGGCGATCGAGGGAATCACCCGGCTCAAGGTCGGCGGAACCGAATACGACGTGGTTCCGGACACTTCCGGAGACTCTCCCTTCTAGTCTAGCCCATAGGGCTAAACAAAAATCCAAGGCCCCGCTTGACAATGCGGGGCCTTGTGCTATACTGAAGGCATGAAGAAATGCAGCACACACGGCGGAACGGAATGGAAAGGCGGCTACTGCGACAAGTGGTCCACCGATGCGGGGAAAGGCCCGTGCGTTGAGACTCACGAGCCCGAGCCCGGCACCTACGCCCACACGGCTCGTATGCTGGTCGATTGCGGGATGGACCCGGATGAGGCCGATCGCTGGAAAGACGAAATGAAGGAGCGGGATCTGTAGCCTGCCACAATGGCGGGGCCTAGCGGCCCCGCTAGTCGCTCCCTAAGCTCCCTGGCGGAGACCACCCCGCACCCCGCGTGGCTTAGCTACGCATGGCGAGCGAGGGTAGGCACACAAGCCCGCACGGGCAGCCTGATAGCCTGCTGTGAGCTTGAAAAGAGAAAAGAAAAGGGAAATGCCGCTTGCCTTTTCCCAATCGTGTGGTATAATAGAGCATGAAATACAAAATCACCTGGACAGAGAATGTTGGTTACGAAGCAATCGTCGAAGGAGCAGACAGCCCCGAGCAGGCCCTAGAGTGGTTCCAAGATGATGCGGGCGAGTGGAATCCTCAGTCTACCGACTACTGTGAAATCGAACAGGACTCAATCGAGGTAGAGCCCTACTTTGATTCCAAAGAACAGCTTTCGGAACTCTGTTTCAAGCTGAGGACCGTACTCCCTCACCTGGAAGCTACCAGAGACGAAGGGGGTCAGATCGTGATCTACACTGGTCTCAAACTCACCGACCAAGGCAATCTGATCGAGCACGAACCCGAGTAGAATCAGAAGTGTGGAAAAAGGCTTTACTTAGAATTTCAGCAGTCTAGGAAAATCCTTTACTTACATATACCACACACCCTTGGGGGCCGCCAGATTGGCGGTCTCCTGCCATTGTGACAGTCAAGGGAAATCGCCGAAATATTCGTGTCAAGCGAAATCACCGGAATATTCTTTTCGAGAATTCACTTGACAATCGCCTATCGTGGGGTATACTCTCACCATGAAGCAACCGACAAGCGAATACAGGCTGGCCATGGCGGACAAGGTGGACGAGTGGATACCCGCGTGCGGTGGTCACGAGGAGCCATTCACGGTCAACCATACCCGCTGGCAATACATGTACAACCCGGCCACGGGTGAGCATGGCTATCTGAATCTCGATACCGATATCATCGAGACTCCAGAATGGCTCTAGGTGACCCTCAGGCGGCCCACGGGCCGCTCTGCGAGGCTTTATTTTTTCGCACGTGGCTAAGCCACGCGGGCGGGCGGGCGGTGCCCGCAGCGGGCCGCACAGGCCGCGTGAGAGCATAAAAGAAAAGCAATTGAGAACTTGACAATCGCAGATCGTAGGGTATACTGTAGTCATGAAAGCCAAAAAAATCCGTGTACCAGTGCAATGCAATGAGTGTGGAAAAAAGTTCAAGGTCACGAACTTGAGTGGACGGTGCCCAAAATGCCGAGGATGCGATTTCGAGCCTACTTTTGAAGTAGCCTAGCGTCCACGAGAGGGGTCTACGGGCCTCTCTCCGGGGTTATGTTTTTTCCCGCGTGGCTAAGCTACGCGGAAATCGACTCGTGCCCGCAGCGGGCCGCACAGGCCGTCTGAGAGCATAAAAGAAAAGCAATTTAGAATTTGACTTTTCGAGTTCACGTGGTACAATGTAACCATGACAAGAAAGATCATTGAGGACCAGGGACAGTTCTACGCTGTCGAATACGACCCGCACTATCCCGCCGAGGTTACCATCATCGGCACTTTTGCCGATCGGGAAAAAGCCCAGGAAGTTCTTGACAAACGCTCCTGATAGGGTATACTCTCAGTGTTCATCGACTGCTACCGCCGACAAGGCAAGGCAAACAACTATGACTCAGATCACTCAGACCGAAGCCGCCCGCATGATCCGCAACTCCGGGGGCAAGCTCTTTTCCGTCACGTTCACGAAGCGGAGCACTGGCTCCCGTCGCCGCATGACCGCCCGCGTGGGCGTTCGCAAGGGCGTTTCGGGTGGCGGGCAGCGGTTCAATCCCGCCGACCATCATCTCTTGACCGTTCACGAATTCGTGACGGACCCCGCACGGGGCGACAGGGGGCAACTCAGCAATATGGGCACGCAATGGCGGAGTGTGCCGATTGACGGGATCACCGAGCTTCGGTGCGGTGGCCAAATCTTCCAAGTGAAGGACGCCTAGAAAACACCCCCGCAGGGGCGGCTGAGGCCGCCCCTGCGGACTTCTCCCGAGCTTTATTTTTGGGCACGTAGCTTAGCCACGCTGAAATCGCCACGTGCCCGTGGCGAGCCGCACAGGCCCGATGAGGACACGAAAAAGAAAAAGGGTATTCTACTTGCAATTTCAAGGCAATAGGGTATAATGAAACCATGACGAACAGCAAGAACAACCGCAGCGAACGCAGCATCCTTCTCTCCGTCTTCTCGGACGTGTTCAAGGATGTCAACGGCTTCCGCCCTACGGGGTGCCTGTTCCCCTCGGAATGCACCGAGGAGGAGATCCAGGCCAAGCTGGACGCCCTCCAGGTGACCCTGGAGGAGCAACTTGCCGAGGAGCAGGCTATCGACGATGATCTGGATGAGCGTTTCGAGGATTGGCGGGATGACGCCGAAGCCATGGATGGCGATTTCGACAGCGGGATGGCTTCCGCCGGTTTCGGTACGGATGAGGACTACGGCTGCTATGGCGATGACGGCTGGTAAGCCGACAAGGGAGCGAACAATGCGACTCAGTTACCAATGGACCGGAACGAACGATAGGGGCGATGGCGAGGCGGATCTGGAACTTGAACCCCCTTGTTGTCCGGATCACTGTGGCGGCGACCTCTTTCTCGAAAGCGACCCCCGCGACAACCCCGAAAGCGAAGTGTGGCGGTGCTGCGACTGCAAACTAACATGGGACGGCTGCGGCTACGAAATCGAAGACGAGGAGTAGCCTGCCAGAATGGCGGGGCCTAGCGGCCCCTCCAGTCACTCCAGGAGCCCGCGTGCGGGGAGCGACCTCGACCCCTTGTGGCTTAGCCACGCGGAAATTGACTCGTGCTCGTGGCGGCCCGTATGGGCCGCCTGAGGGCACAAAAAGAAAAGCAATTTGGTTCTTGCATTTCGAGGATAGTGTGGTATTATCTAACCATGGAATACATCGACAGCAACGGCGACACCTGGACCATCTCCCTTGACCCGAAGCCCATCCCGACAGCGGCTCTGGATATCGACTACTGCCATGAGGACTACGATGGGGCTCCTGACGCCCACGATCACCGTTGTGGCAACGCGGGCAGTATTGCCGAGGCCAAGGCGATAATCGAAGAGATCGCGGCAGACTACGCCTGAAAAACCCCGCACGGGCGGCTCAGGCCGCCCCTGCGGGCTTCTCGCGAGCTTTATTTTTTCCCGTGTGGCTTAGCTACGCTGAAATCGCCACGTGTCCGTGGCGAGCCGCACAGGCCCGCTGAGGGACACAAAAAGAAAAAGCATTTAGAGCTTGCTTTTTTGAGTACAGATGATATACTCTCAGTGTTCAAACAAAGGAGCAAACCATGAACAAGCACGAAGCAACACGTCTCGCATCGCTGGCCAAAGGCAAGGCCCTCATCCTGGAAGGCCAGTTTGAAATCCTGGACACCGTTGTCACTTTCGAGTTCAGGCCCGGCACCCCGGAGTTCGAAGTCGGCTGCAAGGCCCTTGAGATCCTGGAGGCAAAGCTGGAGGCCGCACAAGGTGAGGCTACAATGCTCTGGGGACTCGCCCTGGATGACATCGAGGAGCCTGGAGAAGAGTACACCGAGCAGGATGCTGCTCGCGACTTCGGGGCCGAGCCCAAAGATTGACCGCTGCTCCTCTGGCGGCCCCTCGCAGAAAGCTGCGAGGGGCCGTTTCTACGTGTCCAGGAGCCCCGTGGGCGAGAGCCCACAAAACGCACGTGGCTAAGCCACGCGGGCGTGCCGGTGGTGCCCACAGCGGGCCGCATGGGCGGCCCCGTGGAGTCCTGTCAGAGCGAAAAATAAAATTGAGATACTACTTGCCTTTTCGAGTTCTTGTGATATACTCTCAGTGTGAAGCAAACAATCATCAAAGGAGCAAACATGCAGTACACTCACAGCGTTTGGGAAGATCACGGACATTTCATCGGGTTGCGGCTTGGCAATTGGGAACTCCTCATGTACACGGGGGCGGATGAGCCTTTTTGGAAGGTGTCCAGAATGCAACGGCGTGGTTGCTTCCGGGGCGGTATGCACTTCCTGCGGTACTTCTCCCTGATCCGCTACTGGCCCTCAGAGGTGCATCATGCCGAGCTTGGTTGAACACCTCCTGGAACGTCTCCAGCGAGCTTCAGAGGAGCGACAGCGGCAGCACGAGGCAATCATGCGAGAGCTTGTCGAGACGAAAATCACGCCGATGGATCGGGAATGGATCGTCCGCAAAAATCGGGACAAAGAAATAAAAGATTGAGCTTGACAAAACGCCAGGGTAGGGTATACTCTGGCGTTCAATCAAACCAACAAAGGAGCCAGCATGATTCTTCAAGTGACCTACCAAGACGCCAGCGAGCCCGATTGCTGCCGAGTGGACTACATCGTGACCGTGGACGGCACCGAGCACTGCCTCGCCCCGTCCGCCCTCGGCACCAAGTACAACGACCGGGAAGCTATCGAGCGTGCCCGCATGCTCTTCGGCCCCGGCGTCTGCCTGCTCTTCTGATGCTGCTCCTCCTCTGGCCCCTCGCAGAAAGCTGCGAGGGGCCATTTCTACGTGTCCAGGAGCCCCGTGGGCGAGAGCCCACAAAACGCACGTAGCTAAGCCACGCGGAAATTGACTCGTGCTCGTGGCGGGCCGTACAGGCCCGCTGAGAGCACAAAAAGAAAAAGCATTTAGTTCTTGCATTCTGACGATTGTGTGATATAATGACACCATGAACGACACGAGCAAGAGCGATAAGCGGTACGGGCAGAGCGGGGAGTGGGGCAAGCTCTCGCAAGCCTACCGCAAGGCCGCGAACAAAAAGAGCCGCAAGAAAGCCAAAAAAGAACTTGACAATCCCGCTCAGTAGGGTATACTGTGGCAACTTCAACAAAGGAGCAAGACATGACCCAGTTCAACGACAACCTTGAAATCGGCGGAGACCTTCAGGACGAGTACAAGGCCATTCAGGAGGCCGAGCTGCTCGCAGAGGCCCCCGAGCCCGAGCCGATGACCCCCGCCGACGAAGAGGGCTTTTACGCGGAATGGTGCTACGATAACGGGGTGACCCCCGAGGAGATGGCTCTCGCCCAGGAGATGATCGAATTCGAGGAACGCTAGTGCATCGCTGCTCCTCCTCTGGCCCCTCGCGGAAAGACCCGCGAGGGGCCATTTCTACGTGTCCAGGAGCCCCGTGGGCGAGAGCCCACAAAATCAGCGTAGCTAAGCCACGCGGAAATCGCACCGTCTCCGCACGCGGGCATACAGGCACGCTGAGAGCACAAAAAGAAAAAGCATTTGGTTCTTGCATTTCGAGGATAGTGTGATACTATCTAACCATGAAGCAACGGAAAGAAATCATCTCGGCAACGCGGGCCATCCTTCACGAGTGCGTCCAGCTTGCCCCCCAGTGGGATCGCGAAATCAACAACGTGACCATCACGATCAACTCTCGGCTCACCGCGTGTGCGGGAAGGGCCAACATCCTGAAGGGAGAAATTCAGATTTCCCTTCCCTACTTTGCCGACGATGGCAACTTCAACACCGCCCTTCGGGAAGTGGTTACGCATGAACTGGCCCATCTCCTCTCTCCCCCGACTCTCAAGGGACGCAAGAGAGACGTTCACGGGCGAGCCTGGAGGGCCATGCACCGCCTCCTCGGTGGCAATGGTGACCGTTGTCACACTCTGGAGCTTGCGGCAGGCTACCAACGCAACACGCGGGGCCGTACGGCTCGTGTAGCGGTCTCCTGCGGTTGCGGTTGTGGCCAGCCAATGAAGCTGGGGCCGACTCAACTCAAGAGACACAATCGGGGTGAAACGTACTGCCTGAAGGGCCACAGACGCCGGTTCTAGAAAACACCCCCGCAGGGGCGGCTCAGGCCGCCCCTGCGGGCTTCTCGCGAGCTTTATTTTTTCGCCTGTGGCTAAGCCACGCGGAAATCGCCTCGTGCCCGCACGCGGGCGTACAGGCCCGCTGAGGACACAAAAAGAAAAACGATTTAGAATTTGCTATTTCGAGGTAATCGGGTATACTGTGGCATGGTCAAGACAGACGACAGCCAGACGCGGGAACACCTCACCATCCTCACCATCACTGACAGCCACGGAATGGTCGTGCTGAGTGAGACCGTCCGGAAGGACGACGCAGAGGCCATCATCGCGAAGTTCCTCTCCACTATCCGCTAGGAGCCTTCTATGTACCCTGAGTTTACCCTGATCGACGATGGCACGCTTGATACAGTATGCCAGTGTGACCGTTGTGGCGAAGTCCTGCGGTTCTCTGGGGCCACGAGAGACGAATTGGGATATGTTGATCCTGAGTGGCTTGCCGATCAGGCCGAGCATCATGCCGACAGCGGCGATTGTGCCGACTAGCAGCCACCCGGAGGGGTCCAGGAGCCCCTCTCCAGGGCTCTATTTTTTCCCGCGTAGCTAAGCCACGCGGAAATGAGCCCGTGCCCGCTGCGGGCCGCACAGGCCCGATGAGGGACACAAAAAGAAAAATCAATTAGTGCTTGCATTCTGACGATTTCGAGGTATACTGTTCACATGGATACAGCAAGCGAAACGAACCAGTGGGCCACGTTCAACTTGAGATTTTTCACGTACGAGCGGTAGACTCCCACCGAGGACAACTCGACAAGGGGGGTCTACCCTACATTCTGCACCCCTTGACCGTAATGGGGAGCGTGGACGGCATAGAGGCCAAGACCGTGGCCGTGCTGCACGACGTGGTAGAAGACACGCACGTATCGCTGGAGACGCTCTCCTTCCTTTTCCCTGATCTCATCGTGCGGGCCGTGGACGCTATCTCCAAACGTGAAGGGGAACTCAATCGAGCCTATTGGGAGCGTGTCAAGGCTAACCCGCTGGCCCTGGAGGTCAAGCTGGCAGATATCGCTCACAACACCTCGCCCGGTCGAGTGGCCGCACGAATCGAAGCAAGGCACGAAGCGAAAAAAACCGCAATGGTGGAGAAAGCCCATGCTGGAGAATGATGACATGTATGACATGGGGGTCACTATGTGCTCGGCTGGTGTCGTGCTCGTGGTGCTCTTGCCCATCGGGCTGGCCGTGTCCCTGCTGATCGTGAGCTTTCTGTAGGATAGGAAAGCCGAAAAATCCTACAGTGTCACAATCCCCCTTTAGGGGCCGGGTATGTGCGTTCTACTCCCTAGTGCGTAGGCAATTCGTTCCTGGGAAAATCCTTCCCAGCAATCCTTTCGTACGTATTAGTGCGTATGGAAATTCTATCATAGAAGCATACCATACCCTGAGTGGAAGTCAAGCAAAATCACCGAAATCTTTTGATATTTTCCGTGCCAAGTGGATTCCACAAAACAAAATAGCAGAACTGAATTGTCCTAACCCGCTGCAAAAGCACGAGTTAGGGCGTTTTCGAATACTACATTGGCCCGCCGATTTGCTTCTCGCCCATAGCAGGGTATACTGTCCCCATGAGTGAAGCACAAGACAACGGAATGGAAATCGCCGAGCGGGATGCCGCTCAAGAACAGAACGCCGAGAAGACTACACTGTCCGGCATTGGTAAGATGCTTAGGGGCATAGTCAAGAGTAACCCACACGGTGCGGAGTACTGGCGAGATGCCGCTCGCCGGATTCAGGAACGGATGTTCCAGGACATCGTGTAGAAAAAACCCCGCACGGGCGGCTGAGGCCGCCCCTGCGGGCTTCTCCCGAGCTTTGTTTTTTCGCACGTGGCTAAGCCACGCGGAAATCGCCCCGTGTCCGCACGTGAGCGTACAGGCCCGCTGAGGACACAAAAATAAAAGCAATTTAGAACTTGCATTTTCCCAATACTGTGGTATACTGTCGGCGGATTGAGAAACACGAAACCACGGAACAAACGAAATGACCACCCGCACCTGCCTCACCTTGCTGACCCTCGCCGCTGGCACCGCCTGCTGGCTCGTTTTCGCTCTCGCCTCTACCGCTACCGCTGCTGGTCTCTAGAATGAAAACCGAAACTATCTACATCGACGGCCAGCCGGTTGTCGCCTACGTGGTCGAATCCGCAGCCGATCTCGATTCCCTGCTGAGCAAGGCCGCCCTTGGGGTTGACCCTGAGCCCGAGCCCGAGCCCGATACCTGCGAGATGTGCGGGGATCCCTCTGGTGGGCATACCCTGTGCGGGGAGTGTAATGACTACGTTTTCGGTTTCGAGGACTGGTGCGGTTGGGAAAACGCCTATGGCGAGGAGGCATACTAGCATGGTATTCGATCCTATCACTAAGGGCTACCCCTGCTATGCTGAGTGGTGCCGTGTGCGGGCTGCCCTGATAGCCCTTCCTGACCATCCCCAACGTATCCCTACTGTGCGTATGGCGATAGCCTCCCTGGTGCGTACCCTCAGGGGCAAGGGTGAGCGTGGTACTGCTGCTGGGGTATTGCACTATACCACGTGGCTGGGCTACCCTGTATCGGACGCTCAACTAGACAATCGGTACCACTGAGCATCCCACTAGGGGCGGCTGAGGCCGCCCCTGTGGCCCCTTCCTGGGGACCTACCTGTACCATGCGTGGCTTAGCTACGCACAAAAAAATAAACGCTAGTACGCACGCTCCTGGGCACGTTAGAGCGTACCCTGTAGGGTACTATATACGCATATGTGCATAGCAAGGCACGTGCCAAGTGATGCGTATGAGAGAATCCATATTCCCCACACGACGCAAGTCGTTGTATTTCAAGGGGTTAGGAGCATAGGGATAATCTCTCGCTTGCACTCTCGACCGCACCCCTAATAGTATGGTATACTGTCAGCGGATTGAGAAACGGCAAACAAGGAAACGAAATGACCAACCTCATCACCCCCCGCACCGTCCTCTTCGCCCTCGCCCTCTCCGCCGCCGCCTACGTCGTGTCGGCCCTCGCCAATGCCGCTACCGCCGCCGGTCTCTAGGTCACCACACAGGAGCACACAATGGAAACCATCGAATTTCGCGGGCTGGTCATCGAAGTGGAAATTTCTTCCTACCCCGCTACGGGGCCGACGTTCTCCTGTGGTGGCACGCCCGCTGAATGGGATATGGAAATCTCTTCCGTGTCCCTGGGTGATGCGGAAGAACTTTCCGACTACCTTGAAATCGAGGATGTGAGCGAAGTGGAAGAATTTTCCACTGAGATGTTGGAAATCCTTGCCAACAACTGGTGGGAAGAAATTTCCGAAGAGATCGACGACTAGGAAATCCTTTCCTACCCCACCCTCCCTGCCAAGCTGACACCCTCCTGCCAAGATGGCAGGGGGGGTTTTTTCGTTCTGCCAGAATGGCAGGACGCCGGAATCCGGCTAGGTCCCTCACAAACACAGCAACACGAAAACTCGGTTAAGAGTTACTCAGTACCTTTGCTGTCCAACCTATAGCAGCTAAGATAGTCATCCCAACGAATGTCCCATCCAGCCTCAGACAATTCAACAGCAACCAATCGCTTCACCGCTACACTTAACGCGTAATGCCGTAATTCACCATTGTCGTAGCCATCGAGCAATCTTGACCGCACGTATTTCAAGAACTTTTTAACTTCGCGTCGATAACGGTTCATACGATACTTTTCGAACTCTTGAGGGGTTGGTATACCAGCCATCAAAATCCCCTCCGGTCGTTATACGACCGCGAGCGTCTTTGCTGATGCCTGTAGTTAGCGTTACGACACTGGACTCGATCATAGCTGACAATACGAGTGCGACTTCGTCGCGAGGCAGCACTCTGTCTCTGGCGGGCTGTGTCCCGCCTAACTTCTTCGCGGAACCGGCGATAGCGTTGCCTGTCTAGGCGGTCAAGCCGCCTCTGCACATTCTCATATGTGGTGAGCTGTCTTGATAGCGAGCCACATTTCGAGTAATCTGGCTGCGGCGGTCTAATTCTCGTTGACCCTTGTTGGCTAAAACCAACAGAGGAGATAGCGATTGCAGCAATAGCCGCCAGGATATATTTCTTCATTTATTCAACCTTTTCAATCTCAATGGGCTCTTTCGTGTTTTCGTGTTCTTCGCTTGCTACTGGCTCCACAGAATTGTCAAGAGCCATGTTCACGGCTTGGTCCTGGTCTTCGGCATCAACCAAGTAATGCTCGTAGACCACCACGGTGCGAAGCACCGTAAGTCTGTATGTACTCATGCTAACTCCTTTTCGAGATCGAGACATCACGCACTCTTTCGACCATAACAAACTGGCCCTCGTAGATGTATTTTGATCTAGCCAACTTCGACCTCCACGTTGTAATACTCTGGCCACTCGCCCCACGGCTTTTCTTCGGGGAACTTGATGCACGGTCTGTTGTCCACCCTAATCATTTCGCGGAGGACTGCAATCGCGAGTTCCTGAGATGACCACCCGCGAGCCACTGGCGGCGAGCCGGGTAGCCACGTGGCGTCAGCCGTGTACTTGCCGTCTTCGATGGTTATACGTACGACGTTCATGAGCCGTCCTGCCCGTCTGGAGAGGGCGAAGCCTCTTGAAACTTCCACAGTCCACGCACGAAGTACGCTTCCTTGTGATCTTCGTCTTTGCCGAATAGCGTCCACGAGATCGGTGGCTCATCAGGGCTTCCAGCCCTATGGAAGTACAGATGGTCATTGGGTGATGGCTGGTCTACCATACGCATTGTGTCTACGTCGGGACCAAGCATCAGAATGTATAGCCATCCTTCGGATGGAATGCGGCCTTCGCCTACGGTTTGAACGTCTTTATTCATTAGATTTCTGTTTCCGTTTGGTGGGGCATATGGAGCTTTGCTACTGCGTCGTGGACGACGCATTATTTGTATTCGCCTGTTTCTGGATCCCACGTTTTGAAGGGGAGGTCTCGTGACTTCTGTGGCTTCATCGCAGGTTGCCGCGATCGTCTCTCTTTGGGCTGCTCCGGTTGCCGCAACTCGTATTCCTGCACTTTCCTTTTCGAGTTGTCCATCATGCGAACGTCATAGAAACCGTCAAAGTGCTTGTGAGCACCACACATGCAGTCGTGGTGATGATACCACCCAACAATCATGCAACGCTCGCCAGTCAGTACTACTTCGGCTATGCTGCCACAAGAGAACTTGCACTGGCGTTCATTTTCGCCTTCGTAGTCGCACGGGCCACAGCTTGCTAGCAAAGCTAGCAAAAGGGAGGCTAGTAGTTTCTTCATAGTCCTTGCCAAAGTCTCGGGTCATCGGTGTTTGATTTCAAGGTGGACAACAACACCGTGCGATTCCGCAAACGATTCTTGACTGGTAAAGTGGCGGTTAGCCAAGTGATCAGCTCGTCATTGGTTGCATCCTTGAGATTGATAACGTATAGCATGTCATCGATGGATCGCAGGTTATTCGCTTGCATGCGGTGTTCTACCCAGCGGTGTATTTCGTCAACCATCATTGTGCCACCCCTCTGGGTGATCGAGAAAACGCAGATCGCTAGTTAGTCTGACTGGTCCGCCAAACATGTCGTAACCTACATCGTACTTGTGCGTGAAGACTTGCTTCGCTGCGTCTTCAGCACAGTATACCGTGTGTAGGTGACCATGCAAGTGAATACTGCCAGAACTTTTTCTGTGCCAATCGTCCAGTGGACGATGGCTCAGAATGAACGTGCGGTTTTCCACTTTGATTTCGAGGACTTCGCCCTCCAGTACCTCAACGTGCGGTACCTCTTGGCCCCTACGGTCCAATATGTCCACCAGACCAGGACCCCATTTCGAGGGCTCGTCGTGGTTCCCCACGACAATCTTGATACGACCACCCAATTGTCTCAAATACCACAGGATACGTTCTTCGTCAACCCTAGGTCCCATAGCGAGGTCTCCCAGGTGAAAGATCACGTCGTCATCGCTGGTGGCAGAGTTCCATCGTTCAATGACGGCCCTGTCCATCTTTCCGGTACTGCGAAACGGTCGTGAGCAGTACCGAATAATGTTGTGGTGCCCAAAGTGGGTGTCGCTAGTCGCGAATATTCTGCTCATCTTTCTTGTGCTCTAGGGGAGGTACTGTAAACTCCGCCATTTCAAGTGGCTTGAAGCACTCAGGACATCGCAGAAGGGGTTTGCCATCTAAACTAATGCCCGTCTGGTAAACGCCCTCTGACTTTTTACAAACGAAACAAATGGTGCTCATAGATACCCTTGGAATTTCACGTTGTCACGATCTTTTAGTTCAAAACCGTGTCCATAGTAGCCGTTGTGACAGTTGAAGATATGGAGATACATTGTTTCCCGGCGATCGTCTTTTCGACGTAGCCGGAAAACGGCGATACCACCACTCTCCAACACGATACCCTCGGTGTTGGTATAGAAGAAGCTTGCATCAAAGACCCAATTCTCCCAATCTAGTTCTTGTAGCAGTTCTTTACTTGCGTCCCTACAGCCATCTTCGTCGGTAGGCGGACCCTCTTGGGGTTCTTCCGCCAAGAACCAATCTGCCCACTCGCAACACGATTGGTAAGAATCGTATCCCACAAAGACATTATTCTCGTCTACCCAATTGTGCTTACCGTTTTCGTCGAAGTATCTCATTATGCTAGTAGGATTAAACAGGTCATGTGAGCTAATTGATCGAGCCCGATCACTTTCCAGAAAGCGTAAAGGCGTCCTTCTCGATGGTACTTTCCAGCCAGACGGCTGGAAATCCAATCTATGGGCCAATGGAGTATACCATTCAGTGCCGCAAAAGTCAAGGGAGATTCCACAAAACCGTCAGCGAGAAACGCTATAACTGCCGTGTAGATAAGGACATGTAGCGTTAGAATCCAGTTCGACTTACTCTTGTTGAGGCCCATCCACGTGGTCTGACATACGAAGTCAGCCACGAAGTGAGCCGCCAACAAGTAGATTACAAGCCAAGCTTCGATCATTAGTAGCCGTAGGTCACAGTGACCAAAGCCCCCGCTTTAGTGTTGCCGTTACTCAGTAGCCACATGTTCACGCCGGGCGTATAGCTGATAGATGGCAACAGAGTTGTGGTCGAGTAGAAATCCACATTCGCCCCATTGGTGAGGGCGGCCAGAACCGAAGGTTCTGTGATCACTTGTCCTATTTCTGTTTTAAGTGGATCAAGCTCAGCGTGGGTTCCACCACTCGGTCCATCACCATCAATCACGCCATCGTGCGGTGCCACAGGAATGTTACCCAGGCTATTACGGCAAACGTCTACCATCATGTTGTGAGAAACGGACCCGCCAACAGTACCATTCGGCATCACGACCGAAATATCCCAGGTGCTATCGCCATCAGTCCCCAGGTCGCTCCGACTCGGGAAGGGTTGTCCACCGTGGTTTGGAGCATACCAAGACCAGCAGACGGCAGCATGGCCTCCGGGCGGACCACTCATGATCTCGACTCCGTATTCCCAATACACTTTCAAGGCACAATCGACACGCACCCACTGGAGTCCAGGTCCAGCCGCAGGCAACGTTAGTACTTGAGTCTGTGGATTGTCAATACGGAAAGTAGTGACGGTAGTAGATGGCACCGTAGGTGCCGAGGCTGGCGGTGCTAGCGGAGCTAGAGCCAGTAGTGCAGCAGTTAACATCATGTCTTTTTCACTTCGCTCAAAAGAGCGGTGTAGTTTTTTTCTCACATCCACAACTGCGGTATGTCTCGGATTCCCTGTAACGGTATCCACATTTCACGCAGTAGAATTCGTTGTTGTGTTCCTTGTACATATGATCGCAGGATTCCTGGATCGCCCACAGGGCACTACTGGCATTGCGAACAAGCTCGGCCAACTGGAAGGCACTCAGTCTGAGCAGAGCATCCGGGATCATTTCTTGCGGCAGACGAGTCTCCGCAAGAGCGTGCTTGATACAGCGGCCAGCGTCATCGAAGGCCACTTCGGCATCGAATAGTTCTTTCATTGGTCCTTTTTCAGTTTGAAGGTCATCTTGTCCCAGTCAGCGATACACCAATCACCATCACCGTCTAGCCACAGACGCATGTACTTTTCCTCCTTGCAGGAAGCGTAAAACTCGAAAGTGGCTCCAGTCCAGGTGTGGGTAAACGTTACCCAGCATTCACCCTCCGACATACTGCAACGCCAGTTGGTGTCATCAACGCTAATCCAGCAATCGCCTTCCACATCGATAGTGTGAGCGTTGTAATCGAATGTACGCCAGCTATCATCGATGACGGTGACCTCTTTGTCCGAAGACTTCGGACAAGCCTCAGCGGGCAGCGTGGTACCGTCCGGAAGCAGAACCACGTCGCCGATAAGTTGCCCATGACACTCGTCAGTATAGCAGTCGTCGTAGCCCTCGATATAGAGAACGTCGTCTTTCTCGCGGATAACCATTGGCCCGAAGTCGTTACACTCCCTCTCATACGTCTCTTCACACCCACAGGTATAGGTAACGTAGACTTGACAGTAGTCAGGAAGCGTCGGAGGTCCGTCCGCTTTGCAAGTAAACTCGCCCGGCTTGTTGTAGTTCTCGACCCAACAGTCCAAGCCCATCATGGTGTCCTTGTCCCATTCGGCATACTTGAGATCGATCTTGGTGTCCTTTGAAGGCGTAACCACCTTCGAAGTGTTACTAAAGGCAGCCACCAACAAGACGGTGACTAGGCCACACAATACAGCAATTGTTTTCTTCATATACTTCTCCGCATGTGATCTGCGACAATGTAAATAAGTAGGTCGTCACACCATTCCATGTCTACCTTGTCAGGTAGAGAAGACGCGACCATCGTTTCTTCAACTCTCGCAAGAGACCTATCAAGGAAATCTTGCACTTGTTCCAGCTTGTACTCACCCTTTTTGATGTCGAGCAACATTGATGCGTACGGCAGCGGGAAGACGATCTCGCCATTGGTCAGAATGTCTTCTAGCTCATATGAGACACGTACGGCGTGGCTCAGTGCTTTCCAGTCTTTACCGTCCTTGACGGCAGCTTGGTTGGCACGCACGCCATAACGAGAAATAGCAATGTCAATGGCCGTTCGGACGTGGTGAGAAGAAGTAGTTTCTCCGAACCACTTGCCACCGATTTGAAGCTCACGGACACCCTGCGGATTCTCACGTTCATCGTCACGAGGCAACAGGTCCCACCTGTCGGCAAGCGTAGTATAGTCGTCGCATCCCTCGTGTAGTACGTCTTGAAATGCCTTGAGTTGGTTTAGGCGGTCGCCCTTCAAGGAGTACTTGGCGGCTTGGCTACGAGCATAGCCCACGAACGCATGCATGTTTTTCGAGAGAAATTTGTGCCTACACTTCACAAGCTCATTCCAAATCCAGCCGTACTGACCTGTTGTTCTAGTTAGCTCTGCTGGCGTAAACAACATGTCAATGGCGACAGTCTGGCCTTGTGAAGCCAGCCTCACAAAGTGGTGTAGCCCGAAGCATTGACGGTCAACCTCGTCGGGAGCATTTTTGCGGGTGTCATCTCCGGAACCTTCGCTAAAGGTTCTCGGAATACGCCCTAACAGGATATCTTGTGCCGCAGGCAGAAAGATACCGCAATAGTCGCGATCTGATTGCTCGGTGGCAGTACCGTATAGATGACTGCCGAAGACAGTTTCGCAGATTAGGTTCTTCGGTCTCATTTTTCTAACTCTCGTAGACGAAGCTCTTCTTTGATTTCGTCTTTGTGTTCTTCGTACCATGCGTTATACAATGCCATCTTGGCCTCGTATTCGTTGAGGGCCTTTTGATAGAAGAACGTCTCGCTGTGAGTACAGAGGTCTACTGTACAGTGAGGTCTGTCGGATTCGTAGTAACAGCACTCGTAGCTCAGTTCGGACTCAAGAAACGCTTCGGGATCTTCGGCGATTGCTTTCTGAAACATAGGCATCAGTACGTCTAAACTGACGTGATCGTCGCCCTCAGCGATTCTGTCTTTGAGGATCTTGCCCTTGGAAGCAGACTTCTTGGGCTCAACCGGCTTCTTCTTGATTCTAAATTTCTTGCGTTTCATGATATAATCTCGAAGTATTCGTAGTCTCGATATCTTTCTTTGCCTCTACAGCCACGCTTAGAAAGGCGTATTTGAATCATGGTGCCACAATAGTACTTTGTGCCAGCCGGTCCTCGATATTCGTAATCGTGTACAATCCTGAAACCACGCCTCGGAAGAGGTCTTGGGGATACGCCCTAACAAGATATCTTGTGCCGAAGGCAGAAAGATTCCCTTGTAGTCGCGGTCTGACTGCTCTGTGGACGTGCCGTATAGGTGGCTACCAAATACAGTCTCGCAGATTAGGTTATTCGGTCTCATCGGGTATCTGCTCGAAATAGAATCCGTGGATTCGTTCTAGTTCTTTGACGACTGCGATAAAGTGCGGCAACGCGGAGTTTTTACCGGCCTTGACCAAGTTGGACTCTGCTATCGCAAGATGACATAACATAGTGCTATAGTCTGTGCGTAGTGCCCTGTCATACTTCAGCACGATTCTTAGGTGGTTGCTATCAGGGTTTTTCACTGATTTGCCTCAACAACCTCTTGTAGCTCGTCTTCGGCAACCCACACAACGTCGTCCGGATGGGTGGCAAGAGCACTCTTGATGCAGTATTCCCAAATACCCATTGCCTCGCTGTACTGCTTGTCTACGACAACGAAGACGTGCCCGGTGTTAGTCTCGATGACGTAGTTTACGTCGTAGAGCCCATCTGCCTCTTCGGGCATGATGCAACCGGCGGCCAAAAGAAACGCAAAAGCTAGGATCATGTTTTTCATTGTAGTTCGAAGTATTCGTAGTCTCGGTATCTTGCCTTGCCCCGGCACCCACGCTTGAAAATACGTATTTGGATCCAGGTTCCTAAGTAGTAGGGCTTACCCGCTTTACCCCTATATTCGATGTCGTGTGCGAGCCTAAAGCCACGCTTCGGGTGTGCTTTCTTCAGTTCGTGTAGGCGACCTAGTGCTATCGCCTGAGTGAGTCTACGCCGGGACCTTGCCATTGATGATGTCCTCGGTGCTGAACTCGTTGATAATCTTCTCCCTATGAATCGCGTAATCGAGACAGTTCTTTGTGCCTCCAGGCGAGCCGTTATAGTAAGCCGCTAGTACGTCACAGTTGTCAACCATCCACTCATTTCTTATTTGAAGTTTGCCTGGGTTGTATCCAGGCTCGCAAATATACTTCACCTCGTCGCACTTGTCAAGTAGCTTCTGATATTTTTGTCTTGAAAAGTCAGGCCACTTGGAATCGTACCCCTCAAACGGGAGGGCTGCGAGTACTGGCAATTTGAGGTGAAGTCCAACCTCCATCCAAAACTGATCGATACCCAGGGCTCCACCCGAGATAAGAACTAGCTCACCACCTGGAGCTTGCTCCAGAAAGTCTCGCATGTGACGGCGAATCGCTTTGTGTGCCGGGTCGTTCCTGTATCCGCCCAGCTTGTCTGGTCTGTGGCCTGTTACCGCAATATATACCATTCAGGATTCCCAGTACTCCACTTCGTAGTCAGTAGGTCCATCCAGCGGCGACAACATGATATAGAAACCATTGATGTCGGGCTCAATCAGCCATTGTAAGATGACTAGATCGCCTGCCATGGAACTGAAAAATGGGGTGTATACCGGCTCACCCTTCTCGTCGTGCGTAATGACGAACATTTGAAACGGTGCGTCAGCAACGATATCAAAATTGGCTAACAGGGGCTCTTGAACGCCAAACCAGTACGTGTCCGTATCAGTGTGCCATTCTAATTCACCACAGAAACTCTGTGGAACGAATACGAAGCCACCCATGTAGGTTGCTGTTAGAATGTCGTCGTTGGGCTCCTCGTCATAAATACAGACCTGCGGAGGGGGCGGCGGATCTCCCGACCCACCCTCTTTGGGTTTTTCCCCACGGCTACAACCAAGTAGTAGTAAACATGCTGTAAGTGCTAGTAATTTCATTTCTGGTGAAACCTCCAAAACTCTTTGTCGCCTCTGGCAACAACTTCAATTCGCCAGCCAACGCTATTGTATTTGAGCATGATAGCTCTATCGACGCCCGGAATGTCAAATGTGCTTGGTTCGACATCTATGGGCGGTCCATTTGTATAATACTCCGCTACGAGTGCTTTGTCAATACGATCTTGCTCTTTCTTGACAAATGCATTGACACGTTCGTCATTTTGCCTAGCTGCTTGTTGAGGATTGATAGCCATTCTACTACTCCTGTAAGATACCGTAATTTGCTGGCGACAGACAATCCAGCGGATTTTCGCCAACACTACTCATTTTGGCTTTTTGGATAAAGCCAGGGATACCACCGAATTCATCAAAGTTCTCTACCGTGAACACAGAGTACCACGGCACTCCACCACCATTCTTTTTATTGGCTTGTTCGCCAGCGTCAACGTCAACATACCATTTTGGCTGTGGCCCAATAAATGCTGCCGCTGCGTCTGCTATGTCGGTCATGCCGATGCGACGACACGCTTCTACCAGAAGCATAGATTCAAATGTCTGCGTAATACGTCCGGTCATTCCGGGTGGATCTTTACGTGCGTCGGGCAATTGCCACGACTCTGGACCGAACGCATTAAGCATACCGTTAGGCATAGCTATTTGCTTAGTGGCCGTTTGCCAATGTTCAACGTGATCGTTCATAAATGCAGCCATCATGATGACGTGGGCTTCTGTGCGACCGATCCAGCTACAGGCATTGTGATGTTCTGTATTTGCCAGCTTCCACCAAAGAGTATCGTGCCACGGCTTGTAATACGTAGAACGCGGTGCCACTCTTTTCATTGTGTATGCCATACGACAGTCGTTCTGCACCATACCGAGCCAGAACTGAGCCCAGGGATTATAGTCGTAAAGACCCATGGCGTTGGTTACGGCACGCCTGAGATGTTGGCCATCATGACTGGACCAGCCACCCTCCCAGTGTGGTGTTGTCCAGAGTTTTTCGTATCGACACCACTTCTTGGTTTCAAGATGATCGCCACCAAATCCCGGAAGCTCTATTACCGGATTGCGAGTGAGATTATATTCAATTGGCACCTCTAAAGGCAAACCAGTGTTAGGATCGAGACATGCGATTCTTGTGCGACTCGTCGTGCCATCCATCTGTCGTGCATGAAGAGCGGCACCTTGCCAAGACTTCCACCACGAACCATGATACGGTGCGATACGGAATCCACCTGGACCCGCCCCGCCCGACAAACCAAAGAACTCATACGGGCCAACAGTTTGAGTTGGCTCATAGTGATTTAGCGTGTTCTTGCAGAGGTCGTGAGCCCATTCAGGTATTACGGGATCTTTATTGATACGTTGACGATAGAGTGATTCTTCACCAAAGCCTTTCGTCAGCGTTCCTCGCGGCGGGATAACATTAATGCCCTTAACATCCCATACCTTCCTGTCGCCGATCGTTACAGCCAATCGCTTGAAATATGCGAATCCACGATCTTGAAAGCCATTGATAAAGGCTACTCGCCACGCAACCATCCCTTGTGAAATGGTCGCGAAAATGTAGCACGCGATCCCATCGATCTTTTTGAAGTAGACTACGAAACGACCGATAGCAAGGTCACCACCATACAAGTAATCAAAGTCACTAAGGGTACATGAAAACCTCTTTGCTCTTGAAAACCTGCCGCGATAGCCGGTGTACTCGATTTTTAAACGCCCTGTTTCCATATTAACCCTCCCCTATTTTACCTACCTGGATATTGGCACGGAGCAAAAGCTCGATGCCGCTGAGAACCCTATATTCCTCATCATATATTACTCTAACAATACCCGACTGGATGATCAGTTTGGCACAATCGAGACACGGTGAAGAAGTAACGTACAAGGTGCCGCCACGTACGCTTACGGTAGAGCCAGCCGCCTTGGCTATTGCGTTTGATTCAGCGTGGAGTACCTCTGGCTTGGTTACGAGTTCGACAGAGTGCAACGGGGGGCCGCTTGTTATGCCGCATGGCAACTCTGCATTGCAGTAATTGCAATACAACAATCGCGTAACTCTGTCCTCGACCCACTCATGTACACAGCTAATTCTCTCGTTTTCGCAGCAGTTATCAAAACCAGAAGGCGTACCATTAAAACCAGGGAGCATCAGTCCGTCTGGCAGTACAATTACGGCACCGACCTTCGTGCGTTGAGCCCGCGACAGCTTACTCAACGCACGAGCACAGTCCATATATGCCTTATCTAGTGATTTCTGATTTGCCATCGAATGGATTTAGTAGTTGGGCGGTTTTTTCCGCTTCGAATAATCGACTCAGTTCGGAACGTAGACCACGGAGCCAGTTGGCAGCTATAGCTTGAAAAGCAACTTCCTCGTCGCCTTCTTGCGATACGGCTAAGTCTCTCAACTCCCCCATATGCACCTGTGCAGCACGCCTACCTCGCATTCGAGCCAAGAAAAGCGTGTGTGCGAAGGTATCTTTCTTAGGCATTATTTGTTTTCGTCGTCAGGGTCGAAGGATTGAAACGGCAATTGTAAGAATGCTTTAGCGTATTTCGACATCAGCTTGTCGTAAATGTCTTCTGGCGAATATGACTTATCTTTTGAAATGACATGCATATCTGTTGACAGCATCGATGCTTTCACTGATATCTCATGAAACCCAATGACAATATTCTTGATGAGCTTCTCTATGCGAGCCTTACGAAGTCTGACTTCTGCATCTTGAAGCGTCTCTTTTAGTAAGTTCAAGCTTGCCCTTAGTGCGTCGCGACGCTTCTCCCAATTCAGACGTTGCAACGCGGTGACAGGGGGTTCGTCACATGACAGAATCGCGGAACTAATTTTTGAACTCTTAAACATTGCGTGAGCGTCCCGAGGATCGGCAGCGTCCACACATACTCCGCTGAAATCCATATTTACAGGATCAAACTCTTCTTCTGCAAATGCGTCAATATCCTGCACGAAGACGTTACTCTGGATCTTACCGCCCTCCCTTATGTGATAAACGTAGTATCTAGTCATGATGAAGTCTACTATCTAGATGACACGAAGTCAAGAAATTTTGCCCCAATTATTCAAGAGCCGCAGGAGTTCGTGAGTACGAATCTCTAGCTCCTTCTTGCGTAAGTGACTTGGGTTCGTGGCCAGTTCGCTCAATAGGTCAGCAAGCTGCTTGTCGATAACGGCTAACAGCATACTAACGGTTGGCGGCTTAGGGCCAAACAACGCTTCTGTTACGCCTAACACTAGCTCGATACCAAGAGCCACTTCGGGTGACGCCACGGCAAGTCCAGCACGTACAATAGGATCGTTAAGTATATCGGTTACTTTTTCCACTAGATGAATCCACCTTTAGAATACACTCACTTCGCATTCACTGACTGTATTTTGAATTCAACCGTGAGGCCATTACTGGTTTCGACGTATTTACATCGAACCTGTATCGTGGAATTCGCCAATACTTCGTTATCGCCTACACGTCCCCTAAGCCAGCGATGCAGGAGCGGCTTGATGTCTTCGATAGCCTCTACCTGTTTGGGGATGGCTTTTTCAAGGCCAATTGGAGCAGAACGTAAGATTCTGCCATTCTTGAAAGATACTTCGGTGCTAAAACGAGTCTTCATGATGACTCTATTATACGGTCGCGAAGCTAGTGCGTCAACCTACATCGTCTATTTTTCCGCAACCCAGACGTATTCGTCCACCAGTGGCTAATGCTGTGCCTGGCAATATCGATCTCGACCTGAGATAGCGTCTTTTGCTCTCCGTCCTTGACGTACGTCGGATACATCACGCATGACATTGCATTCGTCCCAAATGGTAGAATTACTGAACCAGTTGGAGCCGTATCTGTCATACTGAATACATGGGGCACCCCAAACACGTGTCCGAGTTCGTGTAGTGCAACTGAAAAAGCCTGTGTGGGGTTATCCTCTAAACGATCTGCATCTAGTAGGATCACGCGGTCACGCGGCAACCACATACCCAGTACGTTATCCGTTATAGCATAGGGCGATGTCTGGAGATCATCGATGACGATATTGATCACACCGGCACGTTGAAGTACTTCGATCGGCGTGTCCGGAGATCCAATATAGACCGTAACCCTGATCGGCACATGACCGATCCACTCCTCGATCGCCTTGCACAATCCTACCATTGTTTCTGGGTACTTGTCGATCTGTTCTTTGTGAACTATAAACTCAAACGAGACATAAAAGTTATGCTCACTGGTGGCAGAATCCCGTGTTACTTCTACGTCTGGTGGACTAGTGAAGCTCAGTTGATCAGTTAGATCGTACTTGTTCTGAGTAGGCGTTACGCAACAGGACAGGATCAGTAGGTATAAGCCAATCGGGATATATCGTAGCTTCATAGTACAATCTCACTTCTAATGAACAGGGCCGTGCAAGGCTGGGAGCCATTCACTAATACTCTAAGTGACCGGCCCGGAAAAACTTGAAAAAAGGAAAAGGATACACGCCACGTACTACTTACTAGGTGAGGCTGCCATTTTGGCATCCGGGTTTGACACCGCATGTTCGCTTCGCATTCTTCGTTCTGGCTTTCATGCTCTTATTTTGTCATCAGATTCGGCTTTTGTCACCAAGTTTATGGAAACAATCATCACATCCGAGCAAGATCTTAGTAGTCATGATGAACCATTACCTGATGGCGTGCTGTTGGTACATTTTAAGATCGTAGGTGTCGGACCCAACACTTTAACTGAAGCTAATCACTTAGGACCTAAGATTTGCGACATCGTTCGTCCGCAACCTGGGTTTTTTGTAATTGGTAGCACCGAGGAAGGTATACGAGCCGCAATGCATGACCTCGTAGACCGTTTCTGTGATTCTAGAGAGGAAGTAGAATGAATCAACGTTCAAAGAGAGCAAGAGATCGTAAGAAGACGCAAGATATCGACGTATCAACAATCCAAACGGGTGGTTATGTGGCCCATCACGGTCGTAACCAAGATCCTAACGTTCGCGTCCCGAAGGCTACTGGTGATATGACCGAGGGCATCAGGTCCGGTCTTGCCAAGGCTTCTCCCTTTTTCAAGAAGCTGAAAGAACTAAAGCCCGACAGTCCAGAAGAGGAAAAGAAGGCGGTGGCCGAAGCAACAGAGAAGCATACCAAAAAGAAGGGCAAAGTAAAAGAAGAGTAGTATGACATTCACCGTAGTGGCCAGCGGCACCCTCACCTACGATGACGTGTCAGATATAGTTGAAGCATTAACCAGGACTGAGGGGCGAAAGTATCCAATTCCTGGGATGGACTTCGAAGACACGGCTCAAGAAATCCGTGCAGAGTGTTTGCGGGTATTGAGCTTCTACGACCAGAGCCGCATCGGACCTTCTCCGTTTAAGTTTCTTCAGACGTGTGTCCGTAACTTCTTATACAATAAACGAAGAGGGATTTGGGTTCCGAACAATCCGCCGTGTACTCGTTGCCCCATGTGGAATAAGGCAAGTAAGTTTTGTACTGCTGAAGAGGTAGATTGTCGCAAGATAGTGCAGCACCGCAAAAACATGAACACTAAAGCTGCATTAAAGCAACCGGCTTCTCTTGAGGTTGACGTGTCTGATCCAGAGCATGAACTCGCCATCGACGCCATGCTCCTAGATGAAAGCATTCGTGAGGCCATGCCCCCTCATCTTGTTTCACAGTACGAAAAGATGTTGGCTGGCGAACATGTTACGGCACGTATTAAGCGACAGGTACGCGACATTGTATCAACCATTATCCATCATGCCTAGATCATTTCCCGAAGAACAGCGACTCATGGTTCGTGAACTTGCCGAGCAAGGTCACACCCATGTCGCAATTGTTAATGCGATGAGGGAACGTTTTCCTCAAGACTGGAAGGCGAAGAATGCTCATCGTACCGTGAGTCGCATACTCAAAGACAACCCAGTAAAGTCCGCGATCCCCACGCCCGACATGCCTATGCCGAGTGTTAAGGTACCCTCGATGCCTAAGACGTTGGACGAGATGACGCGGGAGGAACGAGCACGTTACATCGAGGCACGCCTCCAAACGACGCCCAGATTTCGCATGGCATTCCGAAGCTTTGCCAAAGAAGATAAGGATGTATTTGTCGATGAATACATGAGGATCATCAGGTCTACTGATACTCTCACCGAGGTAGAGGAGCAGGCGTTGTTCGCCGCCATTCTTGAACTCATTCTTGCTTTTCAAGCACTTAATCGTAAAGAGAAGGAAGAACAGTGGCGTGACCAATCTTTAGCCGGGGAAATCGACGAGGATGATCCCCGCTATCGTCGTTTGGTAGAACCCAAGTATCAGAAAGAGTACGATGATCATATGAAGATGTATCAGCGTGGTACAGAGCAACTCAAGATGTCTCGTAGGGATCGTCTCAAGGAGGTGCGATCACAGAAACAGACGTTGATTGACTTAGCCGAAGAGTTATCGAGTAAAAATGCACAGTCAGAGGTAGCACACGAGATCGAACGCTTAGCTAAATTGCGAGACGATGAGCTTAAGCGTTTGTTGGAGCTAGGACATATCCATGGAGTGTTTGCGGACTATGAATAAAGAGCAACTAAAGATAGCGATGTTGTTTGCTTCTTGGGAAGAATTTGGCGAGGGGTGGAGCACGCCCATTGGCATTAGAGAAGAGCTGAGATCTCGTGGTCACGAGGTACGCCAATATAATCTTTATCACGATCAAGGTATATTGTTTGCGGACAATGTGCGTCACTATTCTAATCAGGGTATTAACCAACTGTATCAAGATTTCCATGCGGGCACGTTTCGTCCTGACGCAATCTTCTGTATGGATTATGGGCCGTGGGACGCGATGCAATTTGGCAAACAGTATTTTCCTGGTTCCGTTTTAGTGAAAGAAGCTGGCGACGAGCCACAGGCTCACGCACAGCACTGTAGGGCAGCTCCGAGAGTTCATGTTATCTTGTCTCCTGACCTTCAATGTGTTGAACGTTATCACACAATGGGGTTCCACGCGGTTCATTGGACGCACCATGCTGACCGCCGTATCTTCTATCCCCGACAGGAGGTGAATATCGAGTTTGATTGTGTGACCACGTGTGGTTCACGTGGCGAGAACGGTCTCACTGACAAGATTCAGAAGGCTCTCGGGGCTCGTTTCAACAATGAACGCTATTTCTTTGGCGACGACCACGCCAAGCGTCTCTGTATGGGTAAAATGGTCTTTCAATGTTCACAGTTCAAGGAAATTACTCGTCGCATTTTTGAAGGTATGGCATGTGGTCGCATGGTCATCACGGATCGCATACCGGACAGTACCGGACTGTCAGAAATGTTTATTGAAGGTCAAGATATAGTGTACTATGACAGTGCGGAAGACGCTATCAATAAGATTCGTTACTATGCTTCGCATGACGTGGAACGCGAAGAGATCGCTGTAAATGGCTACAAGAAGGTAATGGCCTATCATACGGAAGTGCAGCGTTGTGATGATTTCGAAGCATGCGTGCTTGCCGCCAAGGAGACCTTGGTATGACGAGTAGTGAGCGACATCTACGTCCCGATCAATCACGTTGGGACTTTAACGTACAACGATACAAAGATGATCGTGACGTATTTTCGGAAAAAGGATTACTGTCTATTGTTGTGCTTGCACACGGTCGTCCGGAACATACTCATCTTGCCGTGTCGTCAACTATATCCTGTCTTCAAGATTATCCTGGTGAGATTGAGTGGATCTTTATTGAGAACTGCGATAGTGACGCTAACATGAAGTTCTTTAGGGGATTAGATCTAGAAAGAAAGGTTATCGTTTGTCAGAGCAACTATGGCATTAATGAGGCACTCAATCAGGGGTGGAAACTGTCTCGTGGCGAGTATGTCATGATTCATGAAAACGACTGGCAAGCGATATGCAACATAGATTTTGTTACGCCAGCCAAACAGATATTTGAGCAAGAGATTGATGTTGGTGTAATACAGTTACGTGACCCACACGATCCGAACGAGAATTTTGGACGAGGTAAGCCAGAGTACAATCCCTGGTCCTGCACCGTAGAACAGGTTATGGAAGCTGGCTTTCATATATACGAGAGTCAGACTAGTGACGGACACTCTTATTTCGTGTCGAATCATCCTAATGGATTTAACAACAACCCAGTAATCATTCGGAAGAGTCTATATCATGCTTGTGGATCCTATCCAGAAGCACTGATGGGCTGCGATCCTCGCCATGGAGAAACAGAGTATCAAGCTCGTGTAGCTTACAAAGGCTATGAGACGGCGTACATTGGTGTGCCTATTTACCAACACATGGGACGAATACAGACTAAGGCGACGTAAGCATGAGAACAAATAAGCTATCTAACGATACGTCAGATGCACATATTATTGGACGTGTATTGTCCATGACAGATAACATTCCCAAGTTCATTATTGATGTTGGTGCGTCTGAGGGGCATTACAATAGCAACTCAATGCCGTTAATACTTGAGATGTCTTGGTGTGGCATTCTGCTTGAACCCATGCCGATTCAGTTTAAGCAATTGATGACAAGATATCAAGACATCGATGACATTCAATGTATCAATGCGGTGTTGTGCGATAACGACAGTATCGTTGATATGTTTATTCACCCTAATGATGGTGACGGTACCACAGCAGGCAACCATGGTTCGTCACTCATCAAAATGGCTCGTAATAAAATTGTTGTAAAGGTGCCATCTATATCATATGAGAGCTTAAATAGCTTGCGTAATCTAAGGGATGTAGGAATTTTGTCTATCGATACGGAAGGATACGATTTTGATATTTTGCGTGGCCTACTGCCTCTTGGTCTGCCAGCAGTTATCATTAGTGAGGTTATTGAGGTGGGCGAAGAAGACAAGGTGCGTTTTATAGAGTCGTTTGGCTATCATATGATCATTGATGGGCATTCAAATAAAGCCTGGGCATTACCACATTATATACGGGAGAACTAATATGGAAAACAATTTTACGACCGGCGTTCCACAGGGCGAAAGTAACGGAAGTGTTTTTCCGGATCAATACGGAAGTGTTTTTCCGGATCAATCGTGCCACTACGTACAGTCAATGCCCTGGACATACGTGCCGTATCCGACCAAATCTGCTCGTGAGCAGGTACAGGACGAGATTCTTATTAAGTTAGCCGAAGCAATTGAAGGCAATGACTTAAAGAAGGCAAGACAATTAATTGAACTGGCAAAAACCCTAAAGGAACTGTAGAAGGAGATTAGATATGCCCAAACAAAATGACAAGGTATTGATTGATGGCGTGAAGGCACGCATTGAAACATTCTGGGGACAAGGCAAGCACACTGTGTATAAGCTTGACGATGGTCGGGTAGTTTTTGATATTAGTGACGATGCTATTGTAGCAGATGAGCCAGTGATCAAGAGAGGTCCCGCCCCGAAACACCCATACAAGAAGCCTAGCTTGGATGACTAAGATTAAGCCAACTATTATTGTTGACACTCGGGAGAAGCTCCCTTGGGACTGGGAAGACGACGACGCTTTTGCGTCAGTAATCTATCGTAAACTTGACGCGGGTGACTATAGCATCGAGGGTCTCGAAGATGTCATTTTCATAGAACGCAAGGCGTCTGTGGACGAGTTGTATAACAACTTTACCACGGGGAAGAAGCGTCTTGCGGCTGAGTTCGACAGGGTGACCGATCATAGGGTCAAGATCTTCATTATTGAAGAGACGTGCGAGGACATTCTCAATCCTCGTAAATACTACGTCAATAAAAAGAAGATCAATCGCAAGAGTCCAAAGATGCCTCCTGCTGTTGTAGCCTCTAGTCTTACTAATTTAGTGTTAGAGCAAAACGTACACGTGATCTTTGGTGGAAGTCGAGCACAGTCAATGGTTCGTGGTATCCTTTTGCGTGCCTGGGAGCTATATCAAAAAGGTCAACTATGAAGGCTTCGAACATTAGAAGGCTACGTGGTGCCCCCTGGAGTCACATATGGACAAAGGACGATATTAAGACAGTCTTCGATGAGTGTGGTCCATTTCATAGTATCTACCATGCGTCAACGTTCAATCTGTCATGGTTTGTCGAGAAGACATTCAATAACCAACAGGGGAAGCCGCTTAAACTAGAAGACTTCCAGCAGATTATGCTGGATATGCTATGGCACAAGAAGTTCCCATTGGTTCTAGCCACACGTGGTGCCGGCAAGACCTTCATATTAGCATTGTATGCATTACTCAAGGCACTCCTGGTGCCCGGCTCGAAGATCGTGATCGTGGGGGCGGGCTTTCGTCAGGCAAAGCTTGTCTTCAAATATATTGAACAACTGTATGAGTCTAGCCCATTAATCAAGGAGGCCGTCTCCCATTGGGGCGGCCCTAAGTATGGATCTGATGCGGCAACACTTCGTGTTGGCTTATCGCACATTCAGGCTATCCCGATTGGTGATGGCGAGAAGATTCGTGGTTTGCGTGCTACGGTTCTGATCGCTGATGAGTTTTCATCTATTCCTGAAGACATCTTTGATATTGTTATTGAGCCGTTCACCGCCGTTCATATGAACCCGGCAGAACGTGCGGCACAAAAGAGATTCACGAGACGATTAGAAAAGCTTGGTGCGGACGACGGTCTCATTAAGGCCATTGAGAGTACTCAGGGGTTTGGTAACCAAATTGTACTCTCTGGCACCCCAAGCTATAAGCACAATCATTTTTACAAGAGATGGGCCGTCTATATGGCCTTTATCAAGTCGCGTGGCGACCCTAAGAAATTGAAGCGTGCCCTTGAAGAGCGGCAGCTACAGTCAACGGGTCGCTGGCAAGAGGTGGACGAGGATGATGTTGCCCATGCCGAAACATCTTGGCACCATTATGCTGTTTTCCAGTTACCCTATACGGCTTTGCCTGAGGGGTTTATGGAAGAGGACATTATCCGTAAAGCGAAGGCAACATATCCCGCCCACCGTTTTGCTATGGAGTACATGTCACAGTTTCCGGATGATACCGATGGTTTCATTCGACGATCCTGGATTGACAGAGCTACTCCGCGAGGACCAGACGATATTCCAGTTACAATAGAACTATATGGTGATCCGCGTGCAACATATGTGATGGGGGTTGACCCCGCTCGATTTAATGACAACCTGGGCGTAGTCGTTTTCAAGATCACTGACCGTGGCAAGGAATTCGTTTATTGTCAAGCCTGGGACAGCACTCAGTTTGGCGTATCAGCACAGAAGATCCGAGAGATTGTGAAACGATTCAATGTCTCCTATATCGTAATGGATAAAGGGGGTGGCGGCGAGGCTATTCGAGAATGGCTATGTAAGAAGACCGATGGTGTTGATCCGGCAGATTTCATTTGGGTCATTCCTGACCAGATGGAGAAGTTTACCGGCAACAAGATGGGTATGTCGGCTCCAGGTCAGAAGATCTTGGAGATGGTGGACTTCACGCCATCATGGATTTCTCAGGCTGCCCATGCGGTTTCTGCCAACATCGAACAGGCCAATGTTTTGTTTGCAGACCGTGGCTATGCTGAAGCGGTGTACGACCAATACTTGCGTCACTTTTCCAAGCAAACAATCAACGAAAGCGAAAAGGTGTTCCTACAGCGTGACTTATGGGGTATGGACGAGTGGGAAGCCGAACAGGTGGGACCTGGGATTAAACCTACTTTTGGAGTACAGCAAAACATAGATGAGTGCATTAATGAAACGTGTGCTATTATGCGTATGGTTAGTCCCAAAGGTACCGAAAGTTTTGAACTGCCGAAATTGGCCGAACAGCCCGAAGGGTTAGATATGCGTCGTCGAGACCGTTGGTCTGCTCTGATGCTCGCTAACTATGCCGCTAAAGTATACATGGGTACTGGCCACAAGACTAGTAATTCACCCGGCCTCGCCACTGGTACAGGCCGCAACTATACAAACCGTGGAGTCCGTCGTAGAGGGTCCGTCTCTTATTAGTGTACTAGAGACATGAGCAATTATATCGCAATCTAATTACCCTGGAGCCCCTTCCATGACTAAGAAACGCACTAATGCCGTCGAGAAAGCTCGCGAAGCCGTAATGTCACGTGCCGCTTCCCCTAACACTATGCTGTCGGCAACGAGCCGTACCAACGGCATGGATCGCACTAAGGGTTATTTTTACGGTAACATGGGTGACAGCGTTGAGCGTCGTGCCGATGGTGACGGGATGCTTGGTGGGGGCTCAGACATGTTTGGAGGCGGAGGTTCATCCTGGCAGGCTCAGGGTCCTGGCAACTACTTTGGATCTGGCCTCATTAGTGGCTTTGGTCGTATGCATGGCGGCGGCTATGGAAATGCTGGAGGATTTACATATCTCCGTCGTTTTTCGTCAAACGCATCCTTTAACCACGATATCATCTCGCGATGCATGATGGCGTATCTGGGTTACGGAGTAGTGCGTAATATCATCGATCTTTATGCCGACTTCGCTACCGAAGGTATTGAGATTGATCACCCAGACGAGAGTGTTCGTAACTTCTACAGGGCGTGGGCGACCAAGGTTGACTTACGTGACCGCATCCATAATTTCTTTTTGAATCTATTCGTTTCAGGGAACGTATTTGTACATCGTCGCTGGGCTGAACTGACCCCTCAAGAAAAGCGTGCGATGAGACGTTCTAAGGCGACAGAAAAGCTTGGTGATTCTCTGATCGTACGGGGTGCATCGAAAGACACTACGGTAGAGGGGCGTGAACACGGATTTATTGATTGGTACCTGAGTCAAAAAGGTGAGATCAATCTCGGTGACGACTCTAAGAATGGCGATAAGACAACTGCCGCACCGAAGACTCCGCAAGAAGAGAACATGCCAGAGAATCTAGAAAAGCGTATTCCTTGGGGATACACTTTTCTGAATCCACTTCAAATGGAAATGAGAGGTCGCAAGTTGCGTGGCGACCACTATTGGATCATGGCAATCGACAAACGCGACACGTTAGATTTGGCTCGCGGTTTAGGAATGCGAAGTACGCAAGAACTGGGTACGACCGAAGTTAACTTGCCGCGTGAGTTCCTGAGTCGCATCAAGGCTTATAGCGGCCCCGGAGCCGGTTACTCCGCAGAGGTCAAGCTAAACAATGAAGAGCTGTCTGTCGTGCAGGCACCGGGCAAATGGGACTGGTTTGATTGGGCGGTGCCGTTCTGCTTCCCGGCACTACGGGCATTGACATTCAAGGACTGTCTACGCAACATGGAAATGAAGGCTTGCCAGTCTGTCATTAACTCCATATTCCTTTTCAAGCTGGGTAACATTAAGGAAGGCTTACCCGCTGAGGACGAACACTTCGAGCGTTTGGCAGACATGCTTCAAATGCCTGGACAGGCTTTGAATATCCTATGGAACGAGGCCATTGAGGCCGAAGTCATCCAGGCTGATGTCAAGGGTATTTTCGACATTGGCAAGCATGACTCTGCCGACAAGGATATCTTGACTGCACTTGGCATCCCCGAGGTATTGATTGGTGGCAAGGGCGGCAATTTCTCCAACTCATTTATAGCCGTATCAACAGTCCTAGAGCGTCTTGAGTCGTACCGTAATAAGGTACATACTTGGCTCATGAGCGAGATGAAAGTGATCGCTGACGCGATGGGCTTTCAGAAGCTTCCTACGATCAAGTTTGGTCGTACCAGTCTCAAGGATGAAAAATCACATCAGGCGTTCCTGACTGGTCTATATGATCGTGGAATCCTGTCTGGCGATACATTGCTCAGAGAGGCCGATACTGATGCCGAGATTGAAGCTTCCAAGATGAAGGAAGAGAAGAAGAAGTACAAAGAGAAGGATATCTTCGAGCCTAAAGGGCCTTTTGTTAAAGATCCCAAGCCAGCTCCCGGCACTCCTGGTGCGAAGCCGCCTGGAGGTGCTGCACCAAAGGCTAAACCCAAGACTCCAAATGGCCGTCCACAAAATAGTGGTACTGGCCCCACTGGCGAACAGAGTAATCCGCGTGGTCCAAAAGGACAGAACGTTGCCGTCATCCTGGAGGCACAAGAACTTATTGGTCGTCGCGGACGTGCCATGCTTGAGCGTGTCGAGTCCTTCATTAGTGAACGTGTCATACGTGCTAAGGCCAGAGAGAATCCTAACCTTAAGCACGTGAAAAATCTACGTGCCGAAGAACGCGACCGCCTTGAGTGGTTGATCTACAATGTTTTCAGTCACATGCCACTACCAGAAGAACAGGACAAGCCGATTGAAGATGAATTCATCATCAATATGCTTCGCTCCGATGCTTGTGAGCGAATCAAGGTAGAGGTATTTAATATGTATACCGACAAGGTAGCCGAGTACAGTAAAACATACGGTAAGACGCCAACACGTGAGATGCGTCGTCAATTTATGGTATCTGCTTGGACCCAAACGGCCATCATGGAACATATTGAACAAAAACCTGAGCCACTTTTAGGGTATTAGTCATATGAGGGATCTCGTATGGACAAGACTGTAGCCATTATCCGTAAAGTCGGAGACAAATATTGTGTTTTCTCCGAAAGCGGCAAGAACTTAGGGTGTTCTACAACTCGTCAGGGTGCAGAAAAGCGATTACAGCAGGTTGAACACTTCAAGAATAAAGGGTCATCAAACATGAATTACGACAACGCATTTGATAATTTTACCAAGGCACTTCACGACATTGATCCGACTGAGGTTGGCAAAGCTCCTGAAGCGTCTCCTCGTGAGATTGATGTAGAGTCTGAGACTCTGACGGTATCTGATACTTTGCAGGTTGGCAGCATTGCTAGTCGCCAGTCAGATCGACTGTTAGATACTAAGGACCATTTCCCAGTCTTCTCTCAGGTACAAGCTCAGTCTAGTATGGCTCGCGTGATGCAACTCAACGAGTCGCCCTCTTGGTATAATGGCTCCATTGCCGAGCTTCGCCAAGAAGTCTACAACGGCATCATGAATTTGCACCCAGAGATTGAGTTGAATATTAGGGTGCCAGTTGAGCAGACTACCGCTCTATCCGATGGCGAAGAGGCTTCCAAGACCACTCAGCAGTCCATTGAAGATCCGATGAACACCTTGAAAAAGGATAATGTTCCTCAGGTGGGCCGCCCGACCCTGACGAGTGCCCAGGTAGTTCAGGCTCTTGAGGACGAAGAGACTCGCAAGGCCATTAGTGGTCGTTTAATGGAAATGGTCGATAAGCAGATCGACCACTTGAAAACAGCTAAGAAGGTAGCGACCCGTCTCCTAAAGAGCGGCCTGAAGGCTGAAGAATTTGATCAGATGAGCACGTACGTTCAAGAGGATATCTTGCGTGAATTAGTTTCGCGTGGTGTGAATGCTACCGCTACTGATCGTCGCCGTGAGTTGCTTGACCGTTTAAGTCGTAAGGAGGACTGATCATGCCTACTGATCTGAACGCAGGATATACAAATAACGTAAACGTCATTCAGTCTCGCGTGGACGGTGCCCATTCGGTTCGTTATACGGATCGTCCCATTGACTATAATGGAGACGGGGCAAAGTCAAAAGTGACCATTACGTTTGTTAGTGGTGATGCCACGGGCACTCCCGCTGCTCCGGGTGGCAAAATGAGACAGACCGTTACGAAGCCCACTGGTATCGCTCGCAGTATCGTGGACGAAGTTACCGAAACTGACGGCGGTGTTCATAGCGATAGCGATGTAGACCAATTCACAGAGGGGAGTTGATCATGGCAGATATTAAATCTAACGATAAGATGTTTGGACGAGGCGATTGGGATCGTAATCGTGGCATGCAGCACGATACTTTCAGTGAAGCTTTGGAGCGTGCTCATGCTGAGCAAGAACCAAAAGAAAAGCCCAAAATCGTCCCCTTGAAGATTTTCGAGCAGTAGTTTCGCCGTTTAGTTTATTGTCAATTGACATGAAATATCGCACTACATTCACTACAAAGGCCGAGGTTGTTCATCCTCAGTCCAAAGAGTTTAAGGCAATTGCCAGTACTCTTCAGGAGAGTTACGGGTTTGATCTTAAGCCGCAGATGGATCTCCTCTACGCTCGTTCGTGTCTGGTTTCTGCCGGCACCTCTGTTGGTGTAAATGATAACGACGATATCTTTACACGCGAGGAAGCCTGGGCAGCCCGTCACACGCCTGTCCTCAAGCCATTCAATTGGCAACACCAAGACAAAGATATTCTTGGTGTAATGTATACAGTTCAAGCCTGCGATCTAGACGGCAACGTCCTTGACATTTCGGACGACACGCCTCCTGATTGTGACTTTGACTTATGGGTAGAAGCCGCCATTTTCCGCTTGATTCATGAAAGTCGTGCCGCCGAGATCGAAGCTCGTTCGAAAGCAGGCACGCTTTTCGTATCTATGGAAGCTTGGTTTGATGATTACAGTTATGGTTTATGTGACCCCGATACTGGTGATCTAGGCAAAATTGTAGCCCGTCAACAAAATACCACGTTCCTGGATCGGCACTTACGTGCCGGTGGTGGCACGGGGGTATATCGTGATCCTGAGTCAGATCAGGACATGCGGATCGGTCGCGTCCTAAGGGCAATTACCTTTGGAGGTTGCGGCTTCGTGGACCGTCCCGCAAATAAGCGTTCCAAGATTGATACTGTTGAGTCTATGAACTCTTCAGCGGAACGAGACACCGAATCGCAAATTGAAATCTTACTCCAAAAAGTGGAAGTGCTTGAGGCACAACATACACAACAACAAGCGGAGGAATTGGTAATGAACCATACTCAAGGTAACCAGGGGTCTGACCCCGAAGTCATTGGAGCGGCTATTGGTGCTGAACTCGACAAGCGAGACAAAGCAGAAGCCGTAGAACGTGAGCGTACCGACTTGGTAGCTCGTGCAGAAGCAGCGGAAACCGCAAAAGACGAACTTCAGGCAAAGGTTGACGAACTTAGTCAAGCTCAGGACGCCAAGGACGTTGAGGTTGAGGCTCTTCAGAACCAACTTAAGGAATACGACGATGCGGTTGAGGGGCTCGTGCAAGAGCAGTCTACTGCTAGTGCTCCTGCTGAAATCGCTGCTATCGATGGTGTCACTGATGGTGACTCCGCTTGGAATGCCAAGATTGCTTGGATTCAGAAGTCGATGGCGTCTTTGCGTGATCGTGCGGCTCGTGCCGATGAGCTTGAAGCAGAGCTTGCCAAGGCCGAGGCTGTTGTACGTGAACAAGAAGTACGTAGCCTGTTTGGCGATCTGATGTCGGATGAGGCCGTTGAGACATTCGTGTCGCACGCCTCTTCTCTCGACGAAGACGAATATTCTCGCTGGCGTGACGAGAAGGAGCTAATGCTTCTTGAGCTATCGCAAGCGAAAAAGGAACTGCCCGAAGCTTTTAAGAAGAAGGGCAAAGATGACGACGACAAGGACGACAAGAAGGATAAGGGCAAAGCCAATATCTTTGAAGGTCTCCTAAGAGATCGTCGTGCGGAGGCGTACCCAGAGACGCCGACCGACATGGGCGACATGATCAACCCCCCTGGCGGCGAAGGCGTCGAGAGTGGTGTGAGTGCCGACCAATTAAGAACACCTCGTAACAAGATTGCTGGTAGCACTGCCGGGAACGATCCTGTCGAAGAGCTTGAGAACGCTCAAGCCGAAGACGGCATCCAGCTTGCCGGTGCCCAAGCGAGTGACGATGGTGAGGGTGAGAACCCGTTCCGCACCCTTGCGGGACTGGTGACTAACACCCATGAGGAAGAAGATGATGAAGTTCAGGATCGTCCTGGCTTTGACCCAGTTCAGTAAAAGGAGGCTATAATTATGGCTCTAAAAGGAACCCGACAAACCTGGCAGACGAACATCGATCTGACAGTATCCGGTGTCGCTGAGCGTGGTGGTATTCTTTCGTTCGTTCCCGGCGTAGTAGGTCTTGCAGAGTACGGCAACGCTGCCGCAGTCTCAGGAGCACTTTCGAAGCCTGCTGGCTTACTTTTAGATGATGTAGAAGCGATGAACTTCTATAATCACGGAGAGTATCGTCAGCGTAACGTAGTCCCGCAAGGTAGTGTCATTGGCATTGCTACAGAAGGTGAATTCTGGACGGACTTCGTTGAAACGGCTACTGCGGATGGGTTCAGCGTAGGTACTTACGCTCCCGGTGACACTTTGTATCTTGGTGACGATGGAGAGGTAAGTCGTCAGCAAATTCACGCCCTTCGTGTCCAAGTTGGTGTGTGCCTCAGTGCAGCCACCGCTGACGGTTTCATCAAGATCCGTCTTGAACTATAAGGAGGACTGAATATGAATTACGTACAACGTTATCCACAAAAAGCCATTGAGGCTCTACGTGCAACGGCGAGTCCGGACAGTGATGTTCGTTGCCGTGCTCAAAAGACCCTTGCGGCTGAATTGAATGGCCCTCTTCGTCAGGGCGTATTCGATCGTGACAACCTGGGTGGGATTTACGAGAAGCAAGTTCTCGCCCCCGGTGCCCAGGCTAACTACCCGCTTGACTTCGTAAGGCCCGGTGAAGAAGATGATTACATGGCCTTCACCCTGCCGAAGCAAGGGCGTGTACCCGAGCGTCACGTTGAAGGCGACGAGCTATGGGTTCCGACGTTCAACGTTGGAAACGCCATTGACTGGTCGTTGAAGTACGCGAAAGAAGCACGTTTCGACGTGATCATGCGTGCTATTCGTGTTTACGAAGCTGGTTTTGTTCGCAAGATCAACAGTGACGGCTGGCGTACCATCCTTGGTGCTGCTGATGGTCGTGGCACTGTTGTGACAGCTAATGGTGCCGCTCCGTTTACTGGCTCGACGCTTGTTCCGACTGCGGCTGCTGGACAGTTCACCAAAGAACTGATCAGTCGCATGAAGACAGCGATGACTCGTGGTGCTGGTGGCAATGGTAACTCCGGTCGTCTGACCGACGTTTACCTGTCGCTTGAGGCCATGGAAGACATCCGTGCCTGGGACGTGGACGAGATTGACGAGTTTACTCGTCGCGAGATCTTTGTCAGTAAGGAATACGGCCTTGCCCAGATCTACGGGATCGTTCTTCACGAGATGACTGAGTTTGGCGAAGGCCAAGAGTACGAAGAGTTCCTCGAAGTAACTCTTGCTCGTGCCCACTCGACTGCCGGGTCCGTAACCGCCAGAGAGTACTGCATCGGTCTTGACCTGTCCACGATGGACAGCTTCGTGATGCCGATTCGCGAAGAACTGCAAACTTACGAAGACCCCGCTCTCTACCGTGAGCAGCGTGCCGGTATCTTCGGATGGATGGAGCACGGCTTCGCCGTTCTTGATCCGCGTCGTGTTCTCATCGGAGAATTCTAAGCCGACGTTTAACTGTAATAAGGGGGCAGCGAGTTTTTGGCTCGCTGCCCCCTTAGTGTATTTATATTTAGGGGTGTAGACATGAGTGAAACAAAAGTACTAACTGTTGGTCAAGCGGCATCTGCCCTGGATATCTATCTGTCCGCCAGTAGCGTTGCCGTTAGTGGTAAATACGTTGGATTCGAGCTTTTTGACGCAGCGGGTGTATCTGCCGCGAGCGGAGTAGCTCTTAATCCAGCTCTTGGTAGCTACACTGGCGACGGCACGATTCCCGCTGGCTATCAATTGGGCGATTGGCGTGTTGACTGGACCATTATTACGGTAGCGGACAGTTTGGCCACGGCAACAGAACCATTTACAGTACAGGACGTACTGATTTCTATAGGTTTTGTGCCGTCCACCGACGTTACCAGTCAAATTTACGAAGCCGTTCGATTAGACATTGGTGACCCCGATGGAACTACATTTGACGACGACTTCTTAAAACGTATTCTACAGAAGGCCGTGCGTAGACTTAATCATCGCCTTGGCTTGTCAGTAGTGTCTAGACCACAGGGCATTCCTGGCGGATTTGGCGGTCCACGCATTCAGGTAACGCCTATTGCGGCAGACGTTGAGGCTGGCACAGTAACGCCCAGCAATGATGAGATACACGACCTTGTTATTATGCAAATGGAGCTGATCATCCTTGAAAGCGAAGTAAGTGCTCTCAAAAGAATGGCAGCCTCCAACAACATTGGACCATACAGTGCTTCGGTTTCCGCTGCCGCGAATGATGGAGTATCGGTGACTAATGCCGATGGCGTGTCTATCTCAATCTCCCCATCACGTCTCAAGATACGTGCTGAGCTTCATAAGTTTGATGTTAAGCAACGCCGCGAGGAGCTAGAGGCTGCCGTGCGTGCTTTCTTAAGTCGTATGACTGGAAACTTTGGAAAACTCATATACTGATGCTGGTGCATGCCAAAATCCCCCGTGGCGTCCTACATCTGGAAGGATTCAGAATTTATGGCCGCGAAACAAAGCAGCCACCCCGTGACATACCCTTTACACTCTACGCTCATTTCAAGGACAGTTTGACAGACGGCACATACCGCGAAGGTTACCTACAACAGCTATTCGGCCACGTTTTTCCGGAGATAGCTTTTACATATCGAGAACTTCGTTGGTTGCCAGATGATACATTAGATGCCATAGGCCCACTAATGGTTCAGGATTACGACATTAAGTGGTCACACAAAAAGAAAGTAGACCAGATCAAGATAGCCCTTCGAGCTAAATCGCCATGTCAATAAAGCCACTCAGACAAACACAACAAGTCAACGTAGACTTTATTTGTCCCTGGACACAGGAGAGTGGCGGCTGCCTAACGCTTGCCACCGCGTCTGGCGTTACGTTTGCACAATATGCATACGATCCTACGGATGCCGCCCCACTAGGCATGCAGCTCCACGATATTGAGTGGATGAATACGACCCTGCATTACAATAGGACATATCGCGGCATCACAACCGATGTGCCCTATGGCACGGTTGGTATCGGGGTGCGGGGTGAATTTAGTACAGATTGGGTTTATCCTGTTGGTACGATATCACCCGGTGATACCGTATACGTTGGCCCCAGTGGTATGTTTACTAATTCTGATAGTTTTGGTGGCATGCAGATTGGCAGGTTCATCGGGGCACTGCAAACAGACCCTCATACAGTGACTTTTCGAGGAATGGGTTTTAGTCGTCAATACATGGACACCGTGACAAAACAAATTGTATGGGAAAACAACCCTGCTGACGCTACTGAGTTGGCAACTCCTGGATACATCAAGATTGCCGTAGACATGGGGGCTAGACTATGACACTACTACCTAGTAATCAAGATCTTACGGCAGCCAGCGGTTTAGTCAATATACCGTTCCTGGAGGGTATTTATCATTCTATGATGGATGAGGCGATGCTTGATATGGGGCGTGTGGTGACATTTCATTTGCCAGCTATTAGACAACAAGATACGACCACACAAAGCAAGGCTGCTCCACAACAGTTTAATCCTTTCTTTGGTGGAGTTGCTGTACCGCAACATACCACTAGGCAGCCGGGGGTGCAGGTTACGCATCGCGATGTCAATTACAATGCTCAGATTGTGCTTGGACCGCAAAAAGTTGATAATGATGCCCAGGGCATCGGCGAATTGCTTGATGGCGAAGCAATGATTACTGTTGTTATTGAGGCATTAGAACACGTTGAAGAGGCTCATAGCGTCAGCATCGAGGGTCGTCGCTATGCTGTTCAGCATCCTACTCGCCCGGTTGGCTTTAGCCAAAGACGTTATCTAATGGTAAAGCTTAGAGAGATTCAAGAGCTTGAGCCAGGAACCCCCGACAATACGGTTGGCTAATCATGGGACTTGAATATAAACTACGCAGCTTGCTAAAGTTGAACTATAAGTTCTTCATTGACATGCATATGTTACGTGAAGGGGCTTTCACTACGATAGCATCTGGAGCAACATTCTATGATGGTAGCGACATGAGTGTTCTACTGCCAGATGCTCATGCAGATGATACGTTATATGGCGTTGCAGACGGACAAGTGTGGCAATCTCCTTTTCGACAATGGGTATACGAGTCTGGTGTTCCTCTCGATGGCACCAACGTTCCGTCGCCGCCTCTAGTTGCTTCGGGCGTTTACATTGAGGGTGCCTTCAGGGCTACAAATGATGCTGTCTTCCCGCACACCATCGATTACATTAATGGTAGAGTAATCTTTGACACCCCTCAATCATTGGATTTACAGGTACACGGAGAATTCTCGACGCGAGAGGTTCGTGTAGGGTTTGAGCATGAGTTCAACCGACAGTTTAATACGGGGTTTTTGAATAGTAAGTATACTACAAACCCACTCACGTCCATGCAGTTGGTTTATCCTTCTGGTGCAGCACAACCATTCCCAGCCGTTTTTATTGAAGTAGATCGTCGAGACTTTAGTGCTTTCGAACTAGGAAACCGCAGTGCAATCATCGAAGACGAAATTAAGCTACATGTTTGGGCCGTCAATGACATTCAGCGTGACAACATTGTGGATATCTTAACTGGACAATGGCGTAAAGCATTGCCCATGATAGACTTCAATATTGCACCATTGCCGCTTTCTGGCATATACAATACCTTGTCTCCTGAATATGTTGCATATCAGACTATGCTGAGAAATACAACTCTAGTGACCACAATTGGCTCTGGAGTGCCGATTCGATACATCTCTCACATCGATGAAGCGTATGCTCAAAATCTTCCCGCTGCGGAGGAATATGAGAGGGCGTTGGTGACGTATGTAGTCAAAGTATATCTTAACGCTCCAACTACGCCGCTAGGACAGGTTTTCGGTCCCATCACTACATTGCCGACTATACAGGACCCCGGTATTTAGTGTACTATCGTTTAGCGGCAATGGTACCACGCTGTGAGATTTTGAGTTCATGAACTGCCCCGATTAGGGAGGAAACAATATGGCTAACAACAACCGTGTCTTCTGGGCGATCGAGCAAGTCGCCATTAAAGATAACGCAGCTCCTCCGACTGGGGCTGTGGCACCTGTAAACTCACGAGAGTTTAGTACAGGCGTCCTTGCTTCTGGTATTGACGAGATTGGGGGTATCTGGGAGGTACCTCGTGGTCTTCAAAGTATTGGTATGTCCACGACGTTTAATCTTGAGCAAGTTTTCCAACTTGGACAAGTAGAGCTTTACGAGTATTCTGAGCGTCAACCAGATATTGAAGTCACCATGTCAAAGATTATCGACGGTACCAAGCCGTTGTTCTTGATGGTGACCGATCCGGCTGGTGCTAATGACATTGTGGCTCGTACTACCAGTTATCGAGTCGATGTTGCTCTCCAGATCTATCCTGATTCACAATTCCGTGCCACCGGCAGACCGCAGTCTATTGTTACTGCTTCCGGCATGTACTTGTCCAACGTCTCGTACGTTTTCCCGATTGATGGTGCGGTCACCGAAGACGTAACGTTAGTTGGTAACGACAAGATTTGGGGTTCGATCGTGGCGGTTAGTGGTCAAACTGCTGGTCATGATGGCGGTCAAGGTGGCGGCGAGCCGCTGGTTCCGTGGCCCGATGCTCAAGATGGTGAGACTCCTATGGCTCCGGAAGGTACACCATCTGGTGTATTTGGTCACGATGGCCTGACTTCGGCTCTTGTCGAAGGTGGTGCGTCAGAATTGGCTGGCGGCACAGATCGTTTTGGTGTTATCATCGTAGGTTCTGGCGTACAGCGTCGCGAAGAGATTGACATCCGTCGCTCTATTCTACCGCGAGATATTCCTGGTGTCATTAGTCCTGTTGTGTCTGGTATTGATGCGGCCTATGTAAACGGCGGCGGTGGTGCTGAGGGTCCTGGTACCCTGCTTGGCACCGACGTGTTGATTGGTAATGCCAACACTGACTATATTGCAGAGCACGTTCAGTCAATCACTTTGTCCTTCGCGATTGCACGTGAAGACATCTTTGAACTTGGTTCGAAGCGTCCATACGTCAAGGTGCCTGATTATCCGCTAGAGGCGACGACTGCTGTTGAGGTTATCACGGCTCAGGGTGACTTGGTTGATGCCACTTCTACTCCTGATTATGGTGGTGACAACACATCGTCCTCTAACACGGTTATCATCCGTACTTGCGATGGTCTCCAGGTTGACCTTGGTGACACCAACCGTCTGACGGGCGTTGATATGGGTGGCGGAGATGCTGGCGGTGACAATATGACTGTTACCTACAACTACTCTAGCTTTAACGTATTCAACGTTTCTCATGACTTCTTCCAGCCCAACCACCGTGTTTTAGTATTCGAAACCGGGAACAGTCGCTTCAACGTTGGGGCTCCTTCGTTCCTGCGTTCTGATTTGGGTATCTTCTAGTAAGGTACTGTTCGGCGGCGAGGTCTCGGGGGTGATCTCGCCGCTCTTTCTACCCCCAGGTGCAAGGTACAATTCGTTTTGCGTACACAGTAGGGGCACCATCGTGCCCCTTTTTTAGTATGACGGTACAGGATAAAATCAATAAGCTTTTGTGGGATCGTAGATGTGTCGTGTTTCCTAGCGACATGGAGATCCCAGATGGTCTAGAATATGTTATGTTGTTGGACCTGACGTTAGAAGACCGCAATCGCTATATCATGGTACGCGATTTAGAGGAACGCAAGAATCGTGCTATGGGAGTCCCTACCGAGGGTGAGCTACTTGACAATGCTCGTGCGGGGGGATATTGGGGCGACGTAGAGACAGAGATCGAAAGTCATGCCGACGAACACTTGGCTTTTCTTGAGGCAGAATTTAACGCAAAGAAGAAGTTTAAATCTCGTCAAAATATCATCAAGAAACAGATTGAAGATACGATTGCCAAGCAAGAGTGGGTAAAGCGTAAACGCAATGACTTTCGCATGAATAGTGCGGGTTATTTAGCACACGAAGTCGCGTCGTTTAGCATGTTGAGACGGGTTGCGATGAAGTCAGATGAGACTCCATTATTTCCAGACGATCAGACATTCCTGCGATACAAGAAAGAGTACCCTGAATTAGTATACTTCCTACTTAATGAAGTTATCACGGAGGGTCCACTCGAAACGCACGTCCTAAGACAGATAGCACGCTCTCCCGAATGGAGGCTTGTATGGACCCTCAGTAGAGAGAACCTATCTTCGGTCTTTGGTCGTCCCTCTGGTGATCTCACGCTAAATCAACGTATGGTCACATACTGGAGCCGCGTTTATGACTCTGCGTTTGAGAGTCACGAACCGCCCGAGCATGGCACTATTGATGATGACGATCTTTTCGATCAATGGCTCGCGAATCGTGATCTTGGCGAGACAGAAAGTGCAAAGAGAGACAATGCGATCAACTGTCATGAACGCGGACAGGTGTTAGATGGCGAGTACGTAGAGCAATGCACGTGCGGTGCCAAGATGAGAAACAAAGGTAAGTATCTGGGAGAAAGAGAACGACATGCTCCAGATTGTTTACATGGTACTTGGCATCGGTATACCCCCGAAGAAAAAGCCGTACACTCACAAAGAATTTATGGTCGCAACTCGAATCATGTGCGTAACCTGATAGACAAAGAACAGGAACAAGTTTTAAACCAGGGCGTAGTAGAAGAGCAGGATCTACGTGGCAAGAACACTAGACAGTTGCTCGGTATGAAATCAAACGTCATTCCTATTAAATAATGAAAAGAAATAATCCATCCAGAGATCAATTATCCAAGAGTTTGGATCGCAGAGTGCGACATCTCATGATTCAGACGCTTGAGCAGTTTGAGGATATGTTCCCAGACATAGACTCTACAAAGCAGGGACACATTTTCAAGGGCGGTATTCGCAACGCTTTTAATGACGTGATACGTGCTCAACGAGACGAGCTACTGGATTACGAGGTCGATTTTCGTCCGTTACGCATGACCAATGACAATGTTCTTGCGATGACCCAGACGTTCATGCAGACAGTTCAGCATGTTGAAATGGACATATATGCTGACGTGCCGAGACTTAGAATTTATGGCGACAAAAACCGAGCCAAGGTTTTAGACTCTGTACGACTTGAGTTTGGCACAGGAGTGATATATCAAGAGGACGACCGACTTGTTCTTGAAATTGTTGGTACGCAAAGTTGTGTCGATTGTGTATTATCTATTATGGACCGCTATCGCTTACATGCCAATGTGCATGGTAAGTACCAAGAATGGCGGAGCGAGGTTGTTAGACTATATAGGAGTTAGGAATGGTAGAGCGTAAATTTAAGGCAGCAGATCGTAATGGTACGGTGTGCGATTTTGAGCTAAAGCCGCCCGGCTTGGCCGAGGAAAACGAAGGCGAACGCCAGTATCGTATAGCCTACAGCAAATCCCTTGTTGAAGGCATCTTCCCTCGTGAAAAGCTTAGAGAAGTGATGCGAGACCATGGGATGTGGACCGAGGAAGACGACGCCGAACTCAAGAAAGCCGTAGGCAATATTGCTGTGCATCAAATTGAGCTTCGTAACGCCGAGACCGAAGGTGACGACAAGACATGCGAGAGTGCAGCACAGACAATTGCCGAAGCACGACGTAGAATGTGGGAGCTTTTTCTAGTACAACAAAGCGTTTACATGAATTCGGCAGAGGGCGTCGCCGAGATGATTAAGACAGAGGCCATTATGGCAACTTGCACGCACGTCCAAGCCACTGGCAAGCCTTACTGGAAGGACTATGCCGAGTACGTGCGTGAACGTGACTTAAACCCAAAGTCCACCGTCTATGCTCACGTCATTGAGATTCAGTCTAAGATTCTAGACTCTGCTCGTGAAGGACTAATGGAGGACTATCCAGAGTACTCGTATCTCAAGAGTGCAGAAGAACGTGTACTGGATCGCGAGGTCGAGGAAGAGGTAGTGAAGGAGCTTCGCTCGCGTGCCGACAAGGCTATCGCGAAAGACAAGAAGCCAGTTAAAAAGAAGAAGGTAAGTCGCAAGAAGAAGGTGGGGAAACGTGAAAAAGGGGTGGAAACTAAAACTGATACGACCGGCTGAGGCTGTTCGTGTAGCAGTAGACAAAGCTTGGAGTTTAGCTCTCAAGGATCTATCGTCGTGGGCGGAGACAAGTCTCGTCGATGCGATGGTTGATGGGGGGTTGGGCGTCGAAGGTATTGCACAGACAGAGTTTTACCGTTTTGTTTCTAGCCCAGAGGGTCTCGGTCAACTTGGTATTGAGCGAACAGAGCCACCCAAACTACTAGCCGCCTATCGCAGATCGTTCAAGGTGTCAAGCACCAACAGACTTTTACTTTTGAGGTTTGGCGATATGGCACAACTGAAGATGGGCACACCTCACCCTGCTGCTGGCACGGGCCACCTACAGATTGAGTCTTGGCTGGAGTGGATTGTGGACGGCGACACCGTACAGAGTGGTTATGTCCCCAGAGAGCGTTTGCCGGTGAGTGCTCAGAAACGCATTCGTATTGATTCTGCCCCTGGCGGTCTCATGTTGCCCCGTGGTGCCTTTGGCAGTCTCGGGTCGTGGGCATTTCCAGCCAGCCTACGTGGCTATGAACGCAAGTGGTTCAAGGACAACGTCAAGAAGATTGAGAAAGCAATCACTCGAAAGATGGTTGTGTTTCTAACCAGGAGGCTAGGTTAAATGGGTAAAGTACAACTAGAAGCCGTCCTGAAGCTCGTTGACGTTCAGATCAACCCGCAGGTATTCCAGAAGATCAGCCAGTCTGTGGCCGGTATGCCGCCAGCCCTGGGTAAGTCCAGCGATGCACTCAAGAAAACCGGCGTACATGCCGACACGCTCAACAAGAAGCTCAGGGGCACAAAAGAAGTAATCAACGCAAACGAGCGTGCAGCACGCCTGTTCTTGCGTCGTATGGCCCAGTTTGCCATCCTGCTCCCCACGTTCGCAACGCTGAACCGTGCTATCCAGGGCGGCGTGAAGTTCCTGTTTGATTTCGACAGTGCCCTGAGGGACATTGTACGTATTGACATTGGTAATTTGAAGGACCGTATGGAAGAGGTGGGCGATGCCGCCTTGGCAACCGCTGTCAAATATGGAGTGACAGGCACAGAGGTTTTGCGTGCAACCCGTATCTTCAAGCAGGCTGGTTTTACAATCGAGGAGTCTCAAGCGAAGGCAGAGGCGGCCATTCTTGCCACGCAGATCTCTACGTTGACTTCTGCTCAGGCGACCGAAGTGTTCATTGCTGCCCAGAAGCAGTTTGGAGCAGAGGGTCAGAACTCTATTTCAGTTCTAGATAAACTCGCTAAGGTTGAAGACCTTGCTGCCGTAAACGCTTCCGATGTTGCCGATGCCTTCCGTACTGGTGGTAACGCTCTTGCTGAATTCTCGAAAAGCATTGATGATTCTGTTGGTATCATTGCTGCCCTTAGAGAGCAGAGTCGTAAGTCCGGTCGTGAAATTGGTACGTTCCTGAAGACCATTCAAACTCGTATGTTTGCTGCCGGTGAAGCTCGTAGCTCTCTTGAGTCGCTTGGTGTCACGGTAGAGAATTTAGATGGCTCGTTGCGTCCAACGCTTAGTGTATTAGACGATCTTAAAGATAAATTCGATGGTCTAACGCAAGCACAGAGGACAAATGCCGCTAAGTCCATCGCTGGTATTCGTCAGTTCGAATCGCTGTTGGCTGTCTTGAACTCATTAGAACGTGCAAACGAGTTATCGGCGGCATCTAGCAGGGCTGCCGGTACCGCCGATGAGAAACGTGTTATTACTGATGCTAAACTAGAACGTCAGGTTGGTAAGCTTATTGCTCAAGGACAAGCGTTTGCAGAAGCTATGGGTGATGCTGGATTAGAAGATACGTTAGCGTCTGCATTAAAAATGGCTGAAAGGCTTCTTTTAGTATTTACTTCTTTCTCTAATGTTCTTAGTGATATTGGCGGAAGTATTGTTCCATTATTAGCACTTAGCGGCATTACCCTTGGTCGTAGCGTATTCGGCCTTGGCGGTGGAGGTAAGCCAGGAGGCAAACCAGGAGATGCCACAAAGGGTAATGTTCAAAAGCCAGGACTTGACAAGAACTTTATTGGCCCGTTAAACAAAACACAATCTCAAATTGCTTCTTTCGGTACACAAATGAAGCGTGCTGGTTCTATTGTGGCCGATAGTACCAAAATTACCGCCATGAGAGTTGCTCAGGGTAGACAATTGGTTACTATTGGTTCTACAGAGATCACTGGTGTTAAAGCAAGGGCAGCAGCACATAAACAACTTACTGCTGCTATTAAGCAAAATATATCCGCCATCAAGGCTTCTAGTGCTGCACGCACAGCTCAAGGTGGTGGGTTAAAAGGAGCCCTGGGTGGAGCCGCCGGAACCGCACTCTTTACTCTTGGTGGTGCAACTATTCCTGCGTTGTTTGAAAGTATAGCCAAGAGGTTACGTTCTTTTGATAATAACATTGCCAATCTCGGTGCAGAGACTCTAGACGCGAGTAGTAGTACTCTATCGATGGCCGCTCAGTTTGCTGTACTTGGAGGTAAGGCTTCTGCGATAGCGGGGGCCGTTGGTGCCGTATCAAACGCTATGCCCAAGATCTTAAATGCAATTGATGACGAGTTTGTTGCTCGCAAAGAACTTAAAAATACGATCAAAAATCAGCAGAAGGAAGAGGGCATTGCTGCCAAGCTTGGGTCTAGAAGTCAAGCCGGAACGGCTGTTGCTAGTAAGCTGTTTGGTTCTTTTAGTGCGGCAGCAGAACGTGCTGGCACTGAAGGCGGACAAGCTCTTCATAGGGAATTACAAGCTGCCTTCGAGGAAATAGGCAAGGACTTTGGCACTACCGGGCAAGATTTTGCAAAGACGTTTCTAACTCCAGTTACAAACGAATTGGGCGGAATTGTTGATAGTAATGCTATTGGTATCGACACACTAAAACAGCTTAAAACAGAAATTTCTGATGCTTCTGGTTTAACCGGTATCGATATTGCCATTGTTGCACACAAAGAACTCCTCAAATCAATTGCCGAAGAAAATGGTACTCTGAAGGAATATGATCGTCTTATCAAGGGCGTCTCTGATGGCACCTTACGTTCCAATGAATCACTTAGTAGTATGTTGGACGTTCTCGGCAAGGGCACCATTAAGTTCAATGAATTTACTCTTGGGGCAACGTCTGTCAATAAGTCCTTAAGTGAATTAGGAAAAATAAGTAAGCTTCAGGGTGCTATCGATAGTTTCCGTACATTAGGACTAGAATTAGATCTTGCTAAACTTGGTCCGGAAGCTTTGGCTGACTCTGTTGTTAGAATGCAGCAAGAATTACTACTGTCAGAACGAGAGTTTGGTAATACGAGCAAAAGACTAGGAAAAGATATCGATGATCTTACTGGGCACATCAGTGAACTTGGTATCTTTAGTAAAGGTGCAGAGCTTTTTCAAGCCGCTCAGGAAGGTTTGGATTCTATGGATTCAAGCGAAATCGCAGCGTTCAATCAATTTATGAAGGAACAGCCACCAGCGGTGCGTGAGACCATAGCAGAACTTTTGAAATTACGCGAACAACAACGTCAAGCCGAACTTGATTTTCAGAATCAGCAAAATGCATTACAGGGTGAAATGATCGCTCGTCGCAAGGCAATGTTTGAGACTGAAGCACAGGCGGCACAAAACGCTTTTGAGTCTACACGTAGGTTTTCTGCTGAGCTAGAAAAGTTTGGTGACGCCGTTACAACCGACGTGTTGTCCCAGTTCCAGAACATTGGACTTGGTGACGTTGAGGATGTTCTTGCCGGTACTTCAGACCTTAGTGGTGCTCTTCAACAAATGATCATAAATGCGTTTGATCCTATCTCGCAGGCCGAGCAGGATCTAGCCAACGTGACAGCTACCACCCAAGCCGAACTTGATATTTTAGCAAAGCGGTTAGGTATTGTTACTCAAAAGTTGTCCGACGAAGCAAACGCGGCAAACGCCGCATCGTTGACTGCCCAAAAACATGCCATCACGCTTGATATAGAGAAAACTATTCAATCTGGTGCAATCAGTGCCACAGAAGCCAAGATCAAAATATTAGAATCCGAGAAGGACGCAGCAGAAGATGCCGCCGAAGCCGAGAAAAAGCGTTTTGAGTTACTCGAAAAGCTAGCGGAAGCCTCTCGCGATTTCGAAAACGAGCTACGAGATGTACGCGATGGGTTTGAAGAATTTAGTAAAGACAAGATCGCAGATCTACTCAAAAAAGAGACAGATGTTCGCAGCGAATTAAAGGACGCTCAAAAAGATGTTTTAAGTAGTACTACTGAACTTGCCGATGCGTACAATGCCCTTGGCAAAGCTCAATTGGAGTTCAATGGGGCCATTGCTGAGGCACAGCTAAAGAGCAATCTACTAGCACGCGACATTGCTACACTGACTGGTGGTCTTGTAACATTTCAAAGCAAGCTATCTTCACTCAACAACGCTTATCGTGACGTACTAGGTAACTCTAACATCACGCTACAGAAGCGTATTGAGCTTGAGCGTCAACTTGCCGACGAGACCTTGGCGTTCTTGCAGCAGGCAAGTAGTGAAATTACTCAAGCTGGTATTGGTATCTTTGGTCAGTCCAGTCAAGAGAACCAAGCACTCGGCCAGGGAATTGCTGGATTACAACATGTTGCCGACCAGTTAGGTGGTTCGTTCGAAGGGTTCTTGAATATGTCATCTGGAGACTTCTCTGCTGTTAGCGAAACGTTACTGGGGCTACCGACAGAATTCCGTCAGCAAATGCTTAGTGCGTTATCATCTCTGCCAAGCACCATGAATATTGGAGGATTCAATGTTGATCAATTGACACAGGCTCTCGGTCAGGTTGGTGCCGGTGTTGCACCTGACGCTGGCTTGCCGTCCATCGAAGAATTGAATGGACAGCAGGTTGAGCAGTTGACCAAGCTTCAAGAGCTTGCTTTGCAAGATGCTCAACTACAGTTTAGTCAAGTGATTGCTGCCCAACAACAAGTTGCTGCCGCACAAGAGGCCGCCGATGCTGCTCAGATTCTACAAGAGCGTGCCAAAGAAAATCTTGTTGCGGTTCGTGATGCTGTACTAGAAGAGAAGGCAGTCCTTGATTTTGCTAATGAACAGCGTAATGAGCTACTTAATGCCGTGATTGCTGCCGACGACAAGAACACGCTCCTCATGATTGAGAGAGAGGCTCAGGCGTTTGCGGATCAAAATGCCGCCTTTAGTAAAATCGGAGACAATATTGTTACGGGTATTGCTAGTGCCATTGGTTCTAGATTGGCTGTTCTAAATGTTGCCGCACAGTCGAAGGGATATATCCCCAACTTCAGTAGTGGCAACTTGAGTCCTGGCGAAGCAGCCGGTGTGCTTCGTGCAGCTTCTCGTGAGAAGCGAGCTATGCCCCCCGGAGCCGGTCTTGCGGTAGCTAATACTAGTGAAGCCATTATCCCCATGCGTAGCACTGGTTTTATTCCCAACTTCCAAAAAGGTAATGTCTCTGGCGACAGCAATACATCCGAGCTATTGGCCGAAGTCGTCCGTCAATTAAACGAACTCAACGATACGTCTGATGTGATCAGTTCTAGTAATACTCAAATTCAAAGCAACACTACGGGTGATGCTAAGGATGGAGCCGCTGGTGGTTCTCAGGATGTTACTATCACCTTACAGACAAACCAGAACAATACCGTTTCTATTACGGGACTTGAGTCGTTACGTGAAGAGATTGCTACAGTTGTGAGGGGAGCCGCAACCGAACAAGTGGATAAACAACTGGAAGCACTACTGGAAGAGCTAGATAGTGTTATCGTTGCTCTACAAGAGCGTGGTCTATTGAGTTCGTTTGGTCAACCGAGGTAAGCCATGAGTGACGTACTATCAGAAGTTCCGGATCCGCCGCTGGCAACCGTTGAAGTATATTATAACGGTTATAAGCTGACGCCAGCACCGCTTATCGACTGGACTGTAGAATCACAGTTTGATGATGGAGGTGTACGAACAGCGGACCTCAACCGAATTGTCTTAACGGGCACTGTTCTTATTACTCCTACTGGCAGCTACGAACAAATGTTTGAGAAGCAAACAGAGCTTCGTAATTTGTTTGCTACAGACAATGGAGACTTCGCAGTTCTTGCCGGTCCTGGCAATGCGACCCTCGGTGAAGGCGTTGTGATTTGCTCTGGTTTACAGCCAAGAGTAACGAGCGTCAATGTTCCTGCTGACACACAGTTTACACGTATCGATTACACTGTCGAGCTTGAGGATGCTGTCGCTGCCAGTGGCGTGAGTGGCGTTATTTCAAGCCTGAGTGATCAATGGTCATTCCGTGAGGATGCCGAGACTTGTACCGTCCAGGTAACGCACCAAGTGAATGCTGCTGGTATCGACAGCGAAGCAGACAAATTCGATCAGGCGTTTCGTGCGGTACGAGATCGTTTAGGTATTCATAAACTACCTATTCAAATTCCATACTTTGTTCAACCGAATGCCTCTGGTCTATTTGGCATTACTCATCCATCAAATCCTGCCGGTGGACCAATATATGAGGTATCAGTTAGACGAGAAGAGGTGGCAGATGTACCAAATGGCACGTATCAAGCTACAGAGATTTTCGTTCTTGTTAGCGGTGTGCCATACTACTTCACGCAGCGTACCGAAGCATATTCAGAGGACGCCAATGGTATAGCCACGGTGACGTTAGCGGGCTCTGTACAGGGGTTAGGTAGAACGATTACGATTGATGAAGCCCGTGGGGGCGATGGCTTTAGTCGTGCTTCTACCGGCTTTGTAGATACCATTAAACCTCAACTGCCGTGGGACGCTTCTGGCGTATATCAAAAATTCAAGGATGGTGCTGTTTCTAGTGGCCTTGCGATCTTTGCTCCAACATCGTTCTCGCTCACAGAGAATAGGTGTCAAGGAGTCATTGATTTTTCAGTTACGTATACGGACGATCCAACCTCACATCTGCCGAGCGGTATTGCCACTAGTTCTTGTGGCGTCTCGATAGTCAATGGCATTCGTCTGTACGCTAGCCACGTGATTCCATTGAGGCGTATCGGCAATATTGTACAAGACGTTGGCACAACAACAGAGGGTACGGTTTCAATCCAGTGTCAAGCACAGGCAAAGAACACTGGTAGTTCTAGCGTTGACACCAATCGTGTCATTCAGTACGTACAAGACGAGATCAACCGACTAAAGGGTATCTATGCCAATTCTGTAAACTACTTGGATCTACGTATTTCGAACTTTACGGAACAGTTTAGCGAGAGAGACCGTACCAGCCAAGCCTCCCTTGAATACACGTTCGTGACAGACTTGGCAAGCGTACCAAGCGTGGATTCTGACATCGCACTGAGGACGCTATAATGGTTCAGTTCCCTGAAATACAGTGGATTCAGCAAGATCCAACAATCGACCCATCTGGGTTCCGTGATGCGGCCAGCGTACCCGCTGGTTTCTTGAAGGTGCTAAGTACCAGTGCCGGTGGCGTGCTCGACTATGGTCAGCTCAACACAACCGGCTCCGGTGCCATCACTACAACCTATCTAGCGTATGCTCGTATCAGCGACATTGCAGATGCCAGCGGCGTATTCAATATGCGTTTGTTCCTAACCAACACTGATGCCTGGGGTGCTGGCACCTTCCGTTTCCTAGAACAGAAACAATTGCACTTTGTTCCTAGTGTTTCTCTTGACTCCTCGGCAGCAAACACACCAACGGTAGTGCCTGTGTCTACTAACTTCCTGGGTACGATTAGCGAGCCAGCTTGGCCAGATGGCCAGCCGTGGATGAGTGGTATCCTAGACAACGACGCTAGTCAGTACGTGTACTGTGCTATTGAGGTTGGCGTTGATGTGCCAGTTGGTACATACGGAGGAGCCGGTGCTGGCACATTCCGATACAGACTACTATACGACTTCTCATGAGCGATCTCGGTCCCCAGTATAACGAGAGGTCGATTCTCGCTAAGTTTTTCAACCATCAAAGACATGGCTTTTTGATAGAGGTGGGTGCCGCTGATGGTATCACACATTCGCATACCGCGTTTATGTTTGACGAGTGGGAATGGCGTGGCGTGTTGATTGAACCACATCCAGAATTTTTCTCTGCACTACAGGCACGTTACGAAAACAATCCAGATGTACTAACGCTCAACGGAGGCATTCGTGAAGTTCCGGGCAAGCACAGATTCTACATGAATGGGCAAATCTCTCGTTTTCTAGATGATCAAAAGATAGGTGAGGGATTTAGTAAGGTCCCCGGGTACGAGGGCCGTATAGATGTAGAGTGTACTACACTGACAGACGTGTGTGAATCATTAGGAGTACCTCGGGAGTTTGATTTCCTTACTGTAGATGCTGAGGAGACAGACATAGAGGTCTTGAGCACGCTAGACTGGGAGCGTTGGCAACCACGCTTGGTATGTATTGAGCACAGCATGCCATTACCTGTCATGAATGGATTTTTCAGTGAAAGGTCGTATGTGCAGCTTGAAAGAAACACCGGCAACACATTCTTTCATCGTATTGAAGCGAAGGTGGAAGACTTATGAATACTGACCACGAAAACATTGAGCTACGCAAGATCGGCGAGCCCGAGCCTGACTCTCTACCCAGGGGTATCAAGCTCATAATAGTAGATAGGCACACGGTCTTTGTACGTCGTGTTCTTGGACGTTTCATACCGGTAACAGAATCAGAACAGGAGGAGCTTCACAGGAAGCATATTGTATCATGAATCAACTGGAGCTATTACAATGCCTGCTGGCGACTTCCCCATAGTACGTATCTTTGAGTGGGATACAACAGAGGTAGCGTCCCCGGTCGGTGACCGTACGACGCCCGGGGGAACGTTTGCCTTCAAACAAATGGTATCGCTGGGCTGTGCGAGTGCTGACCCTCTTGACCCGGCAACATCCGGAACGCTGGTATTCCCTGGTACGCAGTTTGACCACACGTCATCGCCCTATGCTTCAGAGTTAGCGTCAACGCCCGTAGCCATCACATTCAATATCGCAGTGAGCGGTACGGCTATTTCTGACATTAAACTATATCTCATAGATGATTCTGCTTTTCAAGCGAGTGTAGACGAGGGGCTCGATAGAGCCTTCATGCAGTATGCTCCTAGCGGATCAATTTGGAAATCGAACTTCACACTACCGTCTGGGTCTATAGAGCGTATTCCCACTACAGTACCAAGCGTACAAAACATCAGGCGTCAAGATGGTTCTAACGCACTCGTTGGTACTGATGACACCAATTCGTCCGAATTCGTATATCTGAATATTGTGGTGCCTCTTGGGGCACCCCTGGGGACATTTGGAGTGTGTGGTTCTGGGTTATTGAGGCTTGGATTAGTTTTTAATTTTTGGAACAACGATTTTATTCTGGAGTTTGGAGATGTCGGATAAAACCTGTACTAAGTGTCAAACCTCTAAAATATATGACGACTTCCACAGGGATCGCACCCGTAAAGATGGATACTTTCCCCAATGTAAGACATGCACGAGGCTTTATCGTCAAAGTGAACACGGGGCAAGGTTACACCGAGAAGGAAACCTACGTTTTCAACAAACACCAAAAGGTAAAGCGTGTCTTCGTAGGGCACAAAGCAAGTATCAACAGTCACCTAAAGGCAGACTGATGTATCAACAGGCGGCCAGACGACGATTAGCACGTATTGCTGATGCTGACATGTCGCTTACCGATGATGACATACGCCGTGTTCACGAGAAGTTTAATCATAAATGCTTCAATTGCGGCAATACAGAACGTCTAGAGATTGATCACCATTATCCTTTGTCTATGGGATTTGGCCTTACTGAAGACAACGCAGTGCTGTTGTGTAGGTCTTGCAATGCGTCCAAAGGAAACAGGATGCCAGAGGATTTTTACCCCGAAGAGAAACTTAGAGTGCTGGTTAGTGTAATATAACGTGAGACCTATTAGGTCTTTCGAACGTTCGATAACCGTTAGGAGGTAAGCTATGGCAACTTTCAATGCAGCTAGTAGCACCAATAACGCCAACTCTGTCCTGTACAGCTACAGCACCCGCATGGTATGGCACACTGACCGCAAGGTTTCAGGTGCGGCCCGTGGAGCTGAAGTTCAGTCTGTTGACAACCTGGGCGTAGGTGTTGCAACTGGTGATCCGTTCACCAACATGACCTAAGTAAAACTAGGTTGATAATCCAAGGCCGGGGGTTCCTATGGAACCCCCGGCCTTAGTGTATTTATATGCGAGGCGTAGCCGAGTGGTTTAGTCTCCGGAGCAAGGATATGGTTAAAGCTACCTTTGAACACGAGGGCAATTCTGGCCTTCTAGCGATCGTTACACACTTCGGTCGCACAGTCGAGATCCAATGCGAGAAGCAAACGGACGAGAGTTTTCGTATGGGTGGAACGGCTGTCAACGAAGTTGTTGTATATGAGGGACTCATCATGAAGTTCCCCACGCAGTTCCGAGCTTTCCGTACTCCAGACGACTATTTCGAGGAAACCGGCATCCTGTCAGACGAAGAATGGACAGAGGCCAACCGTCATTGCTATGTCACTGAGTACTACTCAATCGACATGGAAGGTAAGAGACCTGGCTGGTTCATCAGTCACGAGCCCATCAAAGACGCGAACTACTTGTTTGTGAATCTGGACGTGTTAGATGGCGGTGGTAACGTTATCAAGAGATATCGTGTCTCTCCTTTTACGGGCGAGTATAGAGTAATGGAGTACATAAATGGCTGACTTGATCAATGATGGTTCGTTGGTAGGTTTCTGGCCCCTACTAGAGCCAAGTGGAGCGTTTGTTTACAAGAATTACTCACCCGCGTATGGTAAGCACCCGAGTGGTATTTCGTTTGATATGCACGTTGCCGTTGCAGACCTTCAATACGATGAAGAGCATAGTTCATATTGGCCCGGTGGTACAGAATTTACCAATATTTCGTCTGGCAACTTGATACGCGGGTATTGCGTCCAGGGACACTGGAAACTAAAAAGCACTGGATCTCCGCCACTGTCTAAATATTTGACGCTTGGGTGTGGGGGTAAAACACAAGTACAGCAATGTCTGGCTCCCGCAGTTGCCCAGAGCGGCTTTACTGTTGGTGCTTGGCTGTACCCAAACTCTCAGGGATTTTTGGAGGCATATACTGAGTCTGCCAGCATTGGCAGTGCGGCTAATGATTGGAATACAATGAACGCTCGTGCCCACACTATGTTGGGGCAGTTCAGAGCATATACCGGCAATTCCGGTTGGCTGATGGGTATTTCTGGTAATCCAGCTCGTAGCACTCAGTTCAATTTTGAACCCGAAGCTGGCGATACTTTGCAGGCGTTTGTTTCTATGGAGAAGGCAAATGCTGCGGTGAGTACTGGGTTTTTGGAGACCCCCATTGAATCCGGTTGCTATACGCATATTGCTTTTAGTTATCGCTATGTAGATGGCACCAACAATGAGATCGTACTATATAAAAATGGTCGTGTCACCGCCAGTGGAACCACCACTGACGATTTGACGTTGGATAATACCAATCTAACGGGTGCTAGCAATCATCGCCCCTTTGCTATTGGTGCCACCGATTCAGAAACCGCAACGAACTACACTCCGTATTATTACAGGACTGGTGGATGGGGCAATCTCATGTCTGGTGTCTACTATTTCCGTCGCGTGTTGCATGAAGGGGAGCTGCAAGAAATGCATGAACGTGGCGGACTTGTCGCCCATGATTCTGCTCTTGCACCCTCACAAGAAGTACTTCTCTCCGATCCAGACCTAGTAGCGTACCACACATTTACAGAGCCGGGCTTCGGTGACATTTCTAACAATCATAGTCCACTCGTAGGCGTTCATGATATGGGCTATAGGGGGGCAGGAAAGCTACAAGTACCCGGTCCATATGGCGAAGGTATGACATATGGCGATGGAGCAAGTACCTATGGATATTTGGCCGCTTCTAGTGGCACATGTCTTGATGCACTAAGTCAAGGTAGTTGGACCATTAGTTTTCTTGTAGCTCCACCTCACGCAGCCAGTCGCAGCAATAACATATTTTGTTCATGGGGCTCTGTTACAACCTCAACGTCGGCGACCGCCATGCCAGCGGCTACACCTCTCACGAATCCAACTGCTGGACTTTGTTTCAGTGTTAGTGGTGTTGCCACTAGGCAGGTTTGCATCATTGAAGTTTATTCGACTGGCGATGTTGAAGATACGGACAATATTTTAGTCTTTAGTTTAGATAGCACATTGGACTATTTCCATGGTGCCTGTACACATATTGCTCTTGCTTATGACGACAGCACCAAGGGCATTGCCGCGTATGCTGATGGCGTACAGTGCGGAAGTGGTACCTTTACGAACTCCCTCACCGATCAACTATTGTCAGTGACCAGCAAGGGCTTTCCACTTATGTGGACCAATGGCATAAAAGACGATTTGACCACCAGCTATCGCGGCGTACATGCGACCAGTTTTCAAGACGGTGACTTGGGGTCGATTGTTGTTTGTAAGCGAGCACTGTTGCCAGCGGAGATACGCGGCATTGCACTTAGCGGCATCAATTACACAAGTCTATATCGCACACGCCATGATCCTCGCATAGTTGGGTATTGGCCAGCAAGCGACTTTAATATTGATGATATTTTAGTAGAAGACGAAGCACGTTGTTGGGGTGAACTAGACGGTCACTTGGTACGTGGTGACAGTGATCCCCGTAACGATCAATGGTATTTGTTCAATCGTCAAAATGATGGTACCGTGCGATACAATCAGTTTGGTAGCCGTGATTTGCCGCCCGAACTAGCAAGCTACGGTAATCTTGGTATAACGTCTGGTACATTTTCTCCACGCGGTGCCGGGGGAGGCACAGTAAATCTTGCTGACGCCGTAGACAATCGATCATCTATTACTAACTTGACTTCAAGATATAAGCCATATTTTGAAGAAAGCGATGACATGCCACAAAATGTTGGTGCTGATTATTTGTTGTCATACGAAGTCACTCCGAGTGGAGATATTCCCAAGACACTTGGTGCTTATGCTAGTACTCTTACTGCACCAATGCATAACTCTCTCTTGCATGAGTATGCTTATGATGGTAACAAAGATCAACGTTCATTCTTAACAACCGAGCTTGCAGAGCAGGGGTCTGGCGTAACATTGGTGTGGGTTGGATATTCGGACGTGCCGCTAGTATCTGGCAATCTCGCATATGGAGTACCCAGTCGTGTAGTACTCCATACACGATTCACATTACCTCAAAACGTTGATGGATTTTCTGCTGGTACCACACCTCTCGATATCAGTTTATGGATCAATGGCGAACTGATACAGCGTCGCCCCTCAACTTCAATCGATGCTAAGATATGGAGCGACCAAGCCCCTGATGGTTCTGCCGATGCAGACATATTGCATTTTGGTGGCATTGCTGGCAAACCATCCTATATTTCTTTGTATACCACGTCTGATTCTGGACTAGGAGAAATCTATCTTCGTAACATGTTCATTATGAAGGGGATCTTCTTAAGCGGCGAGGTTGAAGCTTTAGCAGCTAGTGGCATTCAATCCCCCGCGATTGGTGGATTTACAGATTCTCAGTCAAAAACCCAAGTAACAATTGCTGACTCGAATTTAGTCGGATACTATAGATTCAATGGATTCGCGGGTGGTGGATCTGGCACGACAGACTTAAGTTCCAATGGTAATCATTTGTTTGGAGCCCAACAAAGCCTCGTTGAAAACGGTGAAGGAACATTGAGTCGGGGTGCATTCGATTTACATGTCTTCCCTGGGCCTCGCGAGTCGTCCGATCTTGGGGTGCAGTGCAGTGGTTTTACATATGCAAGCCAAGAGCCGCCCGCTACTGCTGGTGGTCTCATGCCTCCCTTTATGATGTCTGGTGTTCGTTTCGAAAAACCACGAGAAGATTTTTCTATTGGTTTCTTGTATATCAAAAAGAATGCGACCGCTACTGAATTTGATACTATTATTGCTTATGGCATGGTCCCGGCTGCCATAACTGACGAAACCAACGACAATGATAGAGGTTGGGCGATTGGTATGGACTCCAGTGACAACATGCGACTAGTGATGTCGCTTGCACATACAGATGATGGTACCGGCGAAGGTAGTATGTATCTCAATACTACTAGTAGACCGATATGTTCCGGCCAAACACTCTGTGGTATGTTCGAAGCTGCCCAATGGTATGATGACGAACGCGATTTTGATCGATATCGCCATGGTACACAACGTGTACCGAGACCAGATTTTTGGAGTCATTATTGCTGGACGTATAGTGCGGCCGCAAAAAAACTATCGTGTTATGTGAATGGGGCTTTGGTTGATCAGAAAGTGCTGAGTTATGGCATATATCCACAAACTCCCAATGATCCAAAAGCTAGGTATCTCACAATGTACCAACACACGCGAGACCCTTGGGTACAGGGTGATGATATAACTAATGATCACGAAGGCTCCATGACCGATCTTTGTTATTTCGACAAGACACTAACACAAGAAGAGATTAGATACATCGCATTGAACGGCATCGACAGTGCCGTTGGCACCCCCGTGAGCGGACTAACTGGCGGCTATGTTCGCGGACAAGATACTGGTTCTGGCCTTATGGGTGGTATGTCACGAGGAGTTGGACCTGTTTCCGGATTGTTTGGTGGATATATGCCGGGCGGTGCAGTGGCAAGCGGTTTGTTCGGTGGCTTTGTATCTGGCGTTGTCTTTGGTGATGGCACCATCGGTGGCTTCGTGCGTGGCCTAGACACCGTTTCTGGTATTGTTGCCGGTTATATTCGTGGCGTTGATGTTGGCTCCGGAATGATCGCTGGCTACATTCGTGGCCAGGAAGTTGGTTCCGGACTATTTGGTGGCCTTGTTCTCGGTGCCCAACCCGTCAGTGGCCTGTTTGGTGGCTTTATTAGGGCGGCAGACGTAGGTAGCGGACTACTCGGCGGGTTTATGCTTGGTGGTCTAGCTGGTAACATGCATTTTGATGCTGGATTTAATCTTAGTGTATTGGCTGCGGAAGATTTTGATGCACGGCTTGAGGTTGCCAAAACAATGTCAGCCGACTTTGATGCCAAGCTTATTATCTTCCAAAATGAGCAGCCTCCCCTTGTAGAGATTCTGATTCCTGGCACGACCGTGACGGGCTTGTCAGGACCATTCAATCAGTATTTGATTGGTAGTGCGTCCGGACAACAGGGCAAGGCTATCACACAAACCAAGTGGCATTTTGGAGATTTCTCGCCACCCGAAAGCGTTAGCGTTAGTGGCATTAGTTACTATCCGATACAGCATAATTTCGTTAACGATGGCTATTATATTGTGCGATTTGAAGCCATAGATTCTGATGGGCTGCACGCTTCAGCGACAAGGATTTTAAACGCTACAAATGGTGCTGACCCAGTAGTCATTAGTATGTCTGGCGTACCACGTTCTGGTAATGCGGGATTAGAGGTGGACTTTGTTACTAACGTCGATATTCTACCACCGAGCGTTACTATTTTGTCACAACTGTTGCATTTTGACGACGGACAAACTACAATGGCTTTCCATCCAACGCACGTGTACACCGAACCAGGAACATACAAACCGATTTGGTGTGTACGGGATTCACGAGGTATGATTTGGTGCGATAGCCTTGAGGCGGGCAGTGATGTCCTTTAGGAGTAAGTCATGAGTATCATTGTATCAGACGGCATTGTTGTTAGTGGCGTAGGAGTACCTCTAAATGGTATTCCGTGGCCATCAGGTCAGTTTGACTACAGGGAACCGGGCTCACAACTGAGTGCGTTCTTGTCGTCGGTCAATGCAACGTTTGGGTTTGGCATGACGCCACACTCATGTCAGACCGAATGGGTGCCATATGGTAATGCCGGTGACTTTCACGGGGCCTCTGGTCAGTTAGCCAATATTGGAAGCCCCCTTGAAATATTTGTTGGGGATTTCTTCTTTCGTGGAAAAATTACGCATTCAGACTATACTAGTAGTGCTGGCGGCACAGTGGTCAGCGTTACCATCGAAGACGACAGACGAACGCTCCGTAAAGCGAAGATCCACACCGAAGACCTTGGCGAAGACGCACCTAGCGGCGTGATTTCTGTAGCACGTGCATATCGTCTACTGAATGGACTACTAGATGTTGATGGCGACCCGAATGATGTCAATATTAAGGAGTATAGACGCATCCTTCAGTACGGTGGTACATACAGTCAAATCCTTGCAGCCATTGATTATCATTTCATCGAGGGGCTGTGTGCCGTATCAGTATATGAGTTGCCGACCGTTGAGCAGCTTGAAACCAATATTGGGGGCACAATTGAGTCGATCCGTTTTCAGTTCAATCTAACCAATCTTGATGAGGCACTGTCTCGCATCCTACTAGACACTGGCTATGACTGGTACTGGAATATGGATGCCCAACACGTTAATCTCATCAATAAGAAAGCCACGTTTGACATTACTGAGGCGGCCATCCTTGATCTTGTGTCCGAGTTTGGCAGTGCTAGTGGACTCAACGAGACTAAGCAATTAGGGTACGGACAGGACGTTGTTCCGGACCCCACACGATTCCGAGTTCTCGGCGGACACCAAGAGGGGTTTGTCAACTCTCATATTTTAAGTCCCATTGATGGTATTGACACATTTGGTTTAGATGGATACGCTAGTAGGACTGTCAAAGATTCTGATGTACAAATTGTATTCACGCCCGCATGGTCTAATTTAACTGTTGGCTTTTTTGACAACGGCGGCTATTATCGTACGTATATCCCCACAGAGAAGGAACTTCAATTAGCGTTAGCCGGTATTGAACAGTGGACTTATTTTAAGGTCTATCAAACCTCGTCTCTCGGTGCTGATCCTGCTGGATATGGCTTACCAAGCGACGCGGGACACGTTGCAGCACAGCATGCTACATTCCAGAGTCGTCTTGATCCGGTTATGCCCCTGGCTGCTATGGGGGCCGGTAGCGAGTCTTCTGGTATTCGCATTATTAGCAACCGTCGCGACGAAGACCAGAACTGGGTGCTTAACTTCTACAGTCGTATTCGTGATCATGCAACACGTCACTATGGTCGTTCATACGTGGCGGAAAACCTACTGTTTACTGAGGCGTCTGGCCTCTTTAGACTTGTTAGTGCTGCGTGGGCCAACATCGAGAATCAAGTTGATGGGCACGCCCTGTCGGCATCTGGCGTCTCTGGTTCTGGCGTTTACATTGACGACTATACGATTAATCGAGATCTTGGACCTATCAGTCCATTTATTTCGGATGACTTTCGTGTTCAAGCCCACTGTCGTATGCCAGCCGGTACGGTGTATGGCCCACAGGGAGACAGTAATCCAGCGAGCTTTGGCAATTGGACCGAAGATGCTCCTCCATTCAACCCAACGGGCGATGGCGATCATTATATTCCGGTGCAACTTACCATTGTTGGTAATCGTGTTATCAACCCCCGCAGTAACGAATTATACTCTTTTGAGGCATATCCCGAGGGAACCATCTGGTGTCAGCTACCTATTAATGCTGGACCATCTGACGGCATGGTAAATGATAATGTCATCTCTCAACTGTCAACTTTGGTTTCTACTAATATCAAGCTGGATTCCGAGGGTCTAACAGATATCATTAATCCGGCCAGAGTATTGAATGTTTACAATTCGCTGTCTGGCGTAGCTATTCCCGTTGAGGCACGTAGTCGTTATGGACAGTCATATCCGAATCAGTGGGTGCTTGGAGACATGCACTATGAACGGGACGAGGACATTCAGTTAGACGACCAGTTTGTACCGTGGGCATTCTCTCCGGTTGGCAACCAGTCATCTCTACAGATTATGGCCGACAGGGCCGTGCGTCGCGTTGAGGGTAAAATTGTCCCGAAAAGCTCGTCGCGATATGCAGACTTCCAGCAAGTTGGTTTGCCTCTACTGTCATTTGATGCGTTTGCACAACAGGACATTGGTCCGTCTGGTCTTTATGGTGAGATCAGTCATGGTGTTAGTGAACTGAATATTTCATTTGGTGCCGAAGGCTTTACTAGTCGCTATAAGATTCAATCTTACTTCCCCAAGTTTGGTCGCGAAGCACCGCTTGGTGAGCGTGTGCGTGCTGTCGTGAATGGAATCTTGAATCCAATTGACTTCACTGATCTTTCGCTTTTGGATCCTAATCCTGGTGGTCCAACCAATCCAATGTTGCCTGGAGATCCCTATGTACCGCCGCTGTTCTTCGATAGCGAAGAGCGAGCGGTACGTGTTACGATCACAGAGACTAACAATGTGTTTACACTCGATAGTACGCCGGGCGACGAAGAGGACGAACGATACCGAGGCATAGATAGACATGGCTATACAAAGCCACCCCGTTATTTTGGTTCGACTAAGCCAGATTTTGCTGATGGTGCAATCTGTATTGATGGTTTCTTAAACATCACCGACGAAGCCATGTATCATACGGATGAGTTCCGTCTTCCTGGTGGCAATACTGTTTTAAGATACTTTACTGAAGGGCGTCCTTTTGGCAATGGTACTATTGTAGAGGTTGAGCGTGCGAACGTGGCCGATCCCACAACATATGATGTCACTATTGTTGATCCAACGGCACTGGCGGGTGGTACCGAACGTGCCGTATTTGGCGTTGAAGTACTCAATGGTTCTGTGACCCTGGGTGACAAGACGACATTGGCGGTTCAGGGAGACGCACCCGTATCTCCCGGTGCAAATGATGGGACTATTTTTATTAATGGCACCATTAATGATACTGCCGGTGTAATTCCGGTTGAAATTATCAACGTAGGGTTGCTAGGAACGGAAGATGCCGTTGCTACGTGCAGACTACTTGATTATGCTGGAAATATTTTACCAGACGCTTCCGGCGTTCATTACCACAGTGTTGTACCGCTCCCCTTTAGGCAATTTGCTGCTCCTGGTGATCGTGGATATCTTGCTACGTTAGCGGTGCCGAGTGGTGAATATGGACAAACCGCAATGGTTAGCTTTATAGAGATTGTGAAGCCTGCACTCTTCAGATATAACGGATAAAATATGGTAATGCAATCTGGTATTCCGCCCTTCGATTATGCATATGGCAATGGCCCCTTTAGCGTCGCGGACGCTTATGGTGGTGGAGGTTGTGTACTTGGTCCATCTGGTGCATTATTAGAACAGGCACAGTTTGCACTGATCGCCGAGCGTCGTAGGTGGACGGGTGAAAACACTTATGTGCGTCCTTATTTATATCCGTTTCATCTATATACACATATGGATATTACGCCCTCTGGTCCGTACGAACCGAAGGCAGATGGGTCAACACTAGGTAACTCTTTAAACCCCGGTGCTTTTATATTTGTTGATTACTTTTATGAACTTCGTGGTGCCATGGACGAGTTGTTTGGTGATATGGCAGACGATTCTGACTACCCTTCAGAAACGTTGCGGGCGTCGTGGTTACAGGCGTTGTATCCGCATAGTCCAAGTGGATTTTATGACGCACCAGAGGGTGGAGGCGATTATGGCAATTATCTTCATCGTATCCCATCAGAGGGTGGCGAGATAGCAATGTCGCCAGATGTCCTTGGTTCATCCGGTGTACTCTATGACATTGACTTTGGCGAGGTAATGTTTAATCCATACCCACAAATTGGGCACTACATCAATACTTCGGCACATGGGCCGGGCGATGGTGCAAATGCAGCATTTTACATTACGGCTTCGCCGTTTTTTCCAGCGTTTCAAAAAACGAATGGCGATTTAGTTGATGTCACTGCCAATGATCCCGTAGCTGTAACATCACTGTGTGATACGACACAGACGGCTCTTGGGCGTGTGCGTCTAGATGGTTATATGCTTACTAGTGACTCGGAATACTATCTAGGCAAGAAGAGTCAAGTACATGATCGTGTACAGGATTTTACTTACCATAGTGCTGGTATTCGACAAATTGGTAGTTCAATTGAAGACATGCCGTTTAGTCGTGTGTTTTTAACGCCCACCGCACAGGCATCTGGCGTGTATACTATTGCCGTACGTAACCCACATGGTGTCGTTGCAAACACCACGATTGAATCTGGCATTGTGAGTAACTGGCCACCCGAACGACTAGCGTGGCCCGCACATAATTATGAAAACGATTCCACACTTGCATTCAATGCTGGTTACGAAGTTTTTAATGATGCAATCTGGATGACAGATCAGTCACCCGAATGTTCGTCATGGCCACACTCGGCAACATATGCTTCTGGTTTAGCTATTATGTCACCATATACTGGTCATAAGATGTGGGTGCGTCACGCCGAACTTGTTAATGATCATAAAGGTCACAATTGGCCGACACAGATAGGTTTAGAAAGAATCAGTAATGACAATATCATTCGTGTTTCTCCCGAACGAGAAGCATTGGGCACTGGCGATTGGGACATTAAAGTACATTTTTTACAGTATGATGACCAATTGAATTTTCTTTCTGAAATATCTTCGGATGCATTTGGATCTTTTACCACGCACAATATTACGTTTGTAGACATGTTTTATGATGGCTCTTACTTATATTGTACTAATAGCCTTTCTCAAGGTGCCGATATTTATAAGTTTGACGACACTACATTTACCTATGTTGACAAATATTCTGTTTCTGTTGACGATGTTCTAGGATTAACGGATTTACGTGGTTGTCACACCACTGTCGGTAACTATTTTTATTCTGGAACCTCTGGCGTATCAACACCAATGTCACAGAGTGGTATTTACCCTTGGTGGATCGATAGTCACAGTGCTGATCCGTCAGCTCAGGAACACGGCGTTATTGGCATTGGTGCCATGAAGAACATTGACGGTTCCTCCATTGTAGGTTATAAAAAATACGCAAACATCAAAGATATGTTTGAAGTAACGGGGGGTACACATATACAAAATGGTATATATGTATTCATGCAATGGAACAATAGCACAACCGACGTAAAACTTTATCTATTACGTATTGTAGAAAAAACTGATTACTGGGAGGTAGTGGCGACGTATTATATCGACAATGATCTCAATACGTACTATCTTCAGTATGAAGGACTGCATATGGACATTTAGTGTAATTTAACGTAGACATTGGTATATATCATAGTTAAGTCTTAAGGCGTATTCTTGCGGGATAGCGACTTTTCGATTCAGGAGTTACAATAATGGTATCAGGAATTAGATTTTTAGCTTGCTCTGGAGCATTAGGCAACACTGTTGCGTCTTTGTATGGCAACGGGATGTCGTCTATCGGCCTGGAGATATTTGCTTTGGAGGTTGGTGCTGATGGCTCGCCAAACCGCATGGGCTTTTTCGGTGCTGCCGGTGCCCCAAACAGTGCCGTAATTGTTGGACAACACCAAGATCGTACGCATTGCACCAATGCTGCGGGTGCAGATCTCGGCCAGATGATTAATGCGAAATACACTGGTGCTTCCACTGTAGAGCATTCTGGCGTACCGTTTACTGCTGGCTTTGCTGCAATTCCCAGAGAGTCTGGTACGCTATTATGTCGCTTTAAGGATCCAAATGATGGGGCGGTGATTACACAGTCGGCTTCATTCCGTGCCGTTAACTTTACCGCTGCGTCGGGCGTGCCCGACATTAGTGATCTTGCAACTGACATTACTGTCTATGCCGTCCAGTTGCAGGATACAAGCGGTAACGCAGCCGATAGTACGTGGACCGAGATTTCAAGCGGAGGTTCGGCACCAGGACTTAGCCTTGCTGATCAGTCGCTTGAGTCAAACATTCACGATTTCCACCTATTGGTTAGTGGTGCCCCTGCTATTGCTGGTCGTAAAACTAACTTCGGCTACTGGATACAACTAGAGTTCCTGTAACATCTATCGCAAATAGTTACGCACAAAGGGCATCTCTTGCATAGAGATGCTCTTTTTCTGTTGACGATTGATTGTGCCACTGACACTATACTGGTACCATCCGTGCGTTGGAATAGTCCACGTACGGTTCTGGAGACAAACAATGCTGGCATTTAGCTCAAGACACCCACACGTCCCGAATCCCAAAAATGATCCGAGCGTAAGCCGTTGGATAGCGTCGCTTTCTGACGGTTCTACCGTTTTTGAAGATACCACTCCTCATGAACGAACTGCTTGGGCACGACTTAGGGACTATGTAGATATACACAAACTAAAGGTTACTGGGTTACGATTAGAGGTGTACGGTCGTCGTATTTTGTTGGTGCCCTACAAGGACGACGAAGGAAGACCGCAACTCAATGGGTACTTTCAAAGTAAACGTATTAGTGCTCTAATGGGCGTCGGCGGTGTGTTCGAAACTCAAGATAGCGGGATCGGCTACCTGAAGGGCAAACATGTCACAATTTCGTGGGTGCATCCTGATGGTTCTGTGAGTCAAGAAATTAGACCATACAAAGAAGGTGATCTGGCCGTGATCGTCAATGATTGCCCATGAACTATCCGTCGATCACAACACCTGATATTGAGCACGACGCTGCCAACATGTTGGCGGAGTTCATTTGGCTGAATCGCGACATTCATGCTGACATTTTCCCGTGGAGGGGACAGAATGGTAAGGAGTGGGGCAGGATTGTCGCAGCACTCAAAAAACTAATGCAGGAGCCGTACGGGCTGTCTGCTGGACAGCTTGCGTTCTACATTTGGAGCTGCAAGCCGCGTCGCATTCACCCACAGGAGTTTGCCAAGATGGTAGCGGTCGCTCGTCGCCACTTCAAGCACTTCGCTCTCGACCAAGTTGCCCAACTGTATCAAGATAGACAACGGGAACTTGCCTCATCCGGCCTTGAGGCAGTACCGCATAAACAAGAGAAACCCAAGAACCTATTGACATTCCTCAGGGAGTTGGAACGTGGCGAAACGACGTAAGAAAACAGTAGAACCCGTGGATCAGGGAGATATCTCCTTTGATTTTTTCAAGCAAGAGGTAGATGGTGACGGTGTACGGGTTATGACGCCACTTGAAGTTGGTGACCCTACAGCTAATCGAAGTGGCTCGTACAACCTAGACTACGATCTTCACATTCCATTCCCGGCAGGACGCATCACTGAGGTGTTCGGCGAGGAGGGGACGTGTAAAACCACTCTAATACTTGAGGTGCTCGGTAGGGCAATTCAGGCGGGCAAGGTTGCTCTCTATGTCAATATGGAGAAAAACCTAAACCTATCATTGATGCGTACGGTGCGAACACTGCGTCCTTATCTTGATGAGGCCGTTACACAAATGGAAGAGGGCGTCACCGGCAAGTGTCCCCTATGGATTATAAACGCTACCAGTGGAGAGCAGGCGTTGGAGGCCATGAAGAAGTTTGCTTCTATGGTTCCCAATAGCGTTGCAGCCCTTGACTCTATTGATGCAGCACAACCATCGTCTGTGCTGTCGGGTGAGATTGGAGAGCGTAAAGTTGGCGATCTCGCCAGACTGATGTCGGATGCTATGCGTAAACTTATCGGTGTAGCTGAACAGAATGACGTTGCGTTAGTGTTTGTCAATCAGGTTCGTGACAAGATTACGATGTATGGTGATCCATCTACTACTCCTGGCGGCAGGGCAGTTAAGTTCTACTCCTCCCAACGTATCCGTCTCAAGCGACCGACCGCAAAGCAGATCATCACAGATGTTGAGGGTAATCGTATTGGCGTGATCATCCCGTACAAGGTTGTTAAGAACAAAGTAGCCCCAGACGGTGAAGAGGGTACATTTCCCATCCTTTTCAAGAATGGCATCTTCCGTGAACAAGAACTAATCACTCGATGCTGTAACTTTGCCGTACTACGCATGGGCGGTAAAGGAGGTAAGCAGGTTTTCTTGCCGAAAGTTGATCGTGAGACTGGTGAATTCATTATGGAGAAAGGTGAGCGTGTTGAGTCTTGTATGACCCAATTCAATGCTGCTCGTCGTCTTCTTATGGATAGCACGTTAGCCAGTAAGCTAGACAAGGAACTACAACAAGCACTACAGTCCGGTGGGCACGATCCGGTCGATGATCTACTAGATGAAATTCAAGACGATTAGTGGACGCGAGGTTCGTATGGACATCTTGCCCGAACGCTACCCAATGCGTTCGCGAGACCAGTGTAAGTCTAATGGACAGTACTTACTTGGTCGCGTCTTGCGTAGTATCTATGGTCAACAAGCAATGATTCTAGAAGAGTTTCCGGTTGTTGGCGAGCGTCTATGGTTAGATTTTTTACTTCTACATCACAATCTTGCATTTGAGTATCAGGGTGCCCAACACGATAAGTTTAGTAAGTTTTTTCATGGCGACAAAAAGGGTTTTCAAAAATCCAAAATACGTGATGAACGCAAACGACAGTGGTGCGAGATCAACGGTCTTGTTTTGGTAGAGGTGCGTGGCAATCCTACGGTCGCAGACGTACAACGCATGATTCAGGAGGCAAGGGCAGATGACTAATATTGCTGCCGAGAAGGTTTTCCTGGCTGGCGTTGTGCGTCATCCTACTAAGTTGTTTGAGTATATCGAATACTTAGATGAAGACGACTTTCATCATACTGCTACATGTATGACATTTGAGGCTCTCCGCTCCCTTGTCGTCGATAAGGAGGCCGAGAAAGTTACTAAGGCTAAGCTTGTTGCTGAGGCCAAAGCACTAGGACACCAGAACTTCTTGTCGGCCACGAAAAATGGAGAGTGGTTAGACGAACTCATTGCCGAAGAAGTAACTACCAATGAGCTTGACGCACACTTCATGGAAGTTAAGCGTCAATCTCTTAAGTCTAAGTATCTCGATTCATTTTCTGAGCTACGCGACTATCTTTCGACTACTGACGACCCCTTGTCCATCATGATTGGCAAGGTTGAGAATGACGTTGTTAGTAAAGTGAACATTCTGGATAAAGGCGAGCATGCCATCCAGGATATGCGTGAAGGATTTCAAGAATTCTTGGAGAGCCTTGCTGAAGATCCTGGACACATGGGTCTTGATATTGGCTATCCATTATGGCAAGAGAGGATTGGACAGATTCGTAACGGCACCATTACGTTTATTGTCGGTACGACGGGTAGCGGCAAATCTCAGTTTGGTATGAAGGCTGCTGTCATTGCTGCACGCAAGGGCATTCCTGTATTGTATCTTGATAGTGAGCTTAGCAAGCATGACCAGTGGGTACGTATGGCTGCCATGCTTGCCAAGGTTCCGTCTGAGTATGTTGAGACCGGGTTTGTATATCTGAACGAGTCGCAGTTGCGAGATAATGGAGTAACTGACCAAACTAAGATCGACGAGATTATTGCCTATGGTCGTCGCCTTCGTGATCCACGTCTTTGGGAAGCCGTGCAGAAGATGCCTATCTTCTATCAGTCTATTAGCGGTCTGACTGTGCCGGATGTCATTCCGCATATGCGTCGTTGGCTTTTGACTCATGTGAAGCCAGACCGTGAGACGCGAGCGGCACAATGTCTCATCGTTTACGATTACATTAAGCTATCTATGACCACCGAGATCAGTCGTGGAGTATTGGCTGAGTGGCAGCAACATGGACTTCATGTATCTCACCTTCATGACTTTGCTAACAGATACAATATTCCGATCATTGGATTTGGCCAGACCAACAACGAGCTAGACGAAGGGATTAGGTGTGTTGCTGGCGGTAAGCGGATCAGCGAGAACGTGGATTCCGTTAGTTACTTCAAACGCAAAACCGATGCAGAGCGTGCCAATGATAGCAGCGGTACACATATGGCCAAAATCTTTAAGTCGCGTTATGGGCGTGGCCTATGGGGCGGTTACATCAACTTCAATGCCGACCTCAGGTTTGGTGAATTTACAGAACTAGACCTTGGTAGCGTAAGACCACCCGAGACAGACGAGGAAGAAGACGATGACGATGATAACTAAAGACCAGAAGCGTATCATACGCAATCACGCCAATCGTAATGTTACGCATCTCCTAGATAAGCTAGGTGTGCCATACTACGATCGAGGTGATGGTTTGATTCAGGCGTGCTGCCCATGTCAACAACATGGCGGAGACGGAGACAACGAGACGGCCTTTAGCTGGAGGCTTGATCTAGGCAAATGGGTTTGCTGGTCACATCACTGCGAGCAAGATCGCGGCAATGACATCTTTGGTTTAGTTAGCTGTATCTTGGGAGGAGACTTTATGGTCACTCTCAACTGGATCATTGAGACGCTAGAGGAGCGTCAAGTGGATCTGGACGAAGAGGTTGCAGATCCCGAGAATCTTCATCGTGGTGTTAAACTTCATATTCATGAGCCACTCTCTGAAGACAACCTTCAATTTCTACAGGCCGACCCTCAATATCTTTTGAATCGCGGATTTGACATTGATGTACTGCGTCAGTACGAAGTAGGACTTTGGAATCGTCCAGGCACATATATGGATGGTCGCGTCGTCTTTCCTGTTCGTGACCACGAAGGACATCTCGTTGGATATACTGGTCGCACAATCTATTCACCTGAGCATTTTGAGAAGCGAAGCCTAACGTTTAAGAAGTGGGTTCATGGCCGTCATTACAATCGGTGGCCCAAACGTGGAGACATCTTTACTGGCTCCATTTTATTCAATCTCTGTCGTGCGAAGAAGTACCTAGAGCCCAATCGACGTTTGATTTTGGTAGAGGGGCCACTGGACGGCATAAAGCTAGAGGAGGCCGGGATTCATAATTGGGTTGGCACTCTTGGCACGAACTTTTGCCATGCTCACCGCACCTTGCTAGTGAAGTATGGAGTGAGTGATCTTTATGTAGCGTATGACAATGATGATCCTACCAAGTACAAGGACGGCTGTAGTCCTGGCGAAAAGGGATGGGAACGCATGGAGCGTGTCGTCGGCGACCTTTTCAATATGCACCGCATCGTCCTGCCGCCCGGCAAAGACTGTGGCGATCTAAGCACACAACTACTTCAAGACATTTTTCAAGGGATCGCATGTTAAAACTCAAAAGCATTTCGCCGTCACGTATCAAGACGTTTGATATGTGTCGATTTAAGTACTGGTTGACGTATAACTGTCCAGACATTACCCTGAAATCAAATTGGGGTGCTTGTCATGGTTCTCTAGTTCACGACGTATTAGAGAATCTTTCGACGGGAGATGATCCCGATTGGGTTGCACGACTATATCGTGGGTATGGCGGCACTCTAGAAACTCTTGATCGGTATCAAAAGCCAGAGGTAATGGAGACTCCTTTGGTTTGGGCGAAGCCAAAAGACTACGCCGACAAGAAGCCTCACTGCGACACTTGTCCATACGCGGCTGATGGCGAATGTAGCATCTCGCGTGAGCCTTTGGATAAATTACCCGGCTGTCCTCGCTCGCTATTCGATGGCTCTATTGCAATGATCGAGCGTGTGATAGAAAGGTATCAAGACACATGGCCGAATATCCTACGTGATCCAGAAGGAAAGTCTGTTGGCTGCGAGTACTTCTTTAAGATCAATATCCCCAAAACAGATGTTCCTATTTTGGGATATATGGACCTTGTGATTGAGAGAGACTCAGAGACGATTGAGGTTATTGACTACAAGAGTGGCACCTGGACACAAGATTACGACGAGTGTCGCAAGGATATTCAGGTTCGTATGTATTCACTCGCTGCTCGTCGTGAATTCATCGATGACATTAGTGGGCACGGATACAAATACAAGAACGTCATTATGACATTCGACTATTTTACCAAGAGCCCTATCACTGTAGCTTTTACCGCAGACGAAGATGCCAAGACCGAGCGTGACGTACTCTGTAAGATTCGAGAGATAGAAGCGACAGCATGGATTGATCGTGTCGTGAGGTCTAGCAAAGAGTTTAGCGAAAGACGAGCATGGAAGTGTAACTACTTGTGTGACTCTGGCGTTTGTGCCAACCAATGGAGTGGGAGGTTCAAGACTGATGAAGGGCAAAATTAGTAAGGACTGGATCGATGCCTATTTTGAGTATGGCGTAGACGTTAATAACCGTAAGGTGTTTTTGTTTACTGGCGTAGACGAGGTAAGTATCGGTTATGTTATTAAGGGATTGTATTTAATGGAAGCCGAAATCACAACGGCTCAAAGAAACGCTGGTGACATTCCACCTATTGAACTTTTTATTGGTTCGTTTGGAGGTGATGAATACGAAATGTGGGCGTTATATGATGTCATGCGTACCCTTGAATCGCCCGTGCGTACAATTGCTATAGGTAAATGCATGAGTGCAGCCCCCCTTTTGGTTGCCTGTGGCCAACAGGGACATCGTTATGCTACGCCAAACACATGGTTCATGGTACATCAGGGATGGGGCGAATATGGCGAGCAGCGTTACGACGAACTTAAAAAGAATATGAAACACCAGGATGCCATGGATAAACGCTGGTATGAACTGATGGAGGCACACACTAATAAGCCAGCGTCATTTTGGAAGAGACACTGCGATCAGCCCGGCGACAAGTACTTTAGTGCATATCAAGCACAAGAGTGGGGATTGATCGATCACGTTTGGGACGAGAAGGGAGGGGAGTAATGGCTAAACATACGGTTATAGTTTGTTGTTGGGAACATGGTCACGAGACTGAGCTTGTTATGACGAGACGCCAAGAGGAACGATTGGCCGAACAACTCAAAAAACTCAAGGCCGTGTGTCCCGTTTGTCGTAATGCCGAAAATGGCAATCAGCCAATCTTTATTAAGGAGGGCGAGACGCTGTTCAACCCCTCTAAGATTTACCGCTGTCGTCACGGGCATATCACCACGATTGGTGCGTTTCAGAATGGTCACTTACACGTTAGATATGGCAATGGGCCGGAAGAATTCGTGAATATCGAGTGTACTCTCGAAGAACTCCCAGATCTTGTTGACACGAAGGACGTTTCGTGCCATCATATAGGAGACGCTGACAAGGAATGCGACTGTAAACTCAAAGAAGTTGACGATTTCGAGTTATCTGTCCCAAGAGCGGCTGGTATCAAGACGATCACACGTGTTGGCGACCTATGGGATAAGGCGGGCATCGAGCCCGTTCGTGATGGCAAGTATGATGGTGACGGCAATTATCGTGCAACACGCACCGAGAAGGCAAATCGTCACAGGCTCGCCGCTAAACGTAAGCGTCTCATGGACGAAGATAAGCATCCTGGCAAACGGATGACCAAGACATCGAAGAAAAAGTATACCCGTCGTCGCAAGAGCGACCTGGACATGGGATCATGACATTTGCACACCTGAACGTACACTCGAAAGCCTCGATGCTGTATGGGTCTGCCGACATTAAAGACCTAATCAAGCGAGCCAAGGAGTTAGGACAGCCAGCTATCGCACTGACGGACTACAGTAACATGTATAACGCAGTCACGTTCTATCGTGAAGCGGACAGGGCTGGGATCAAGCCGATCATTGGTATTGATCTTTACTTTTGCGAGGACGCTGAACAGCTTAGGATTCAACGTGTACGTCAGGTTTCTCACGTTGTGCTTTTGGCCGAGAACGAGGAGGGCATGAAAAACATTGCTAGACTGGTTTCATCGGCCCACGACAAAGAGCACTTCTACTACAACCCACGTATTGATTTTAAGCTCCTAGAACAATATAACGAAGGGATTATCTGTTTGACGGGTAGTAGTTTGGACGGCGTAATTGCCTCCAAGCTATTTGATAAGGTTGCACCCGATGGTGAGGTCATGGAGCCCGCCGCTCTATTTAGGGCAGAGGGTCTTGTTCGTCGTTTCCTTAAGATCTTTGATACTAACCACTTCTTTTTAGAGGTGCAAGATACAGGACTTGCAGAGCAGGAAGTAATCAATACTCGTCTTCGTAATATTGCCATGAAGTATGGCCTCAAGACTGTTGCTACAAACAATGTACATTATGTTGAGCAACATGCAGCCGAGGCACACAAGACGCTGCTTGAGACTGGTACCAGCAAGTTTAGTCGTGCTACTTACACCGACTTTACTCCAGAGGAGTACTACCTAAAGGATCGCGAAGCACTTGAGCAGACCTCTTTGTTGCCAGAGGAGCTAGATATTGCCCTTGAGATTGCAGAACGCTGTAACGTTACGATTGATCTCAAGAAGCGACGACTACCTAAGTATAAGTTTATTCCCGAAGGAAAGACATCGGTTGAATACTTGCGTGAACTGGCCCACGCTGGTCTCAATGAGATTATTACTGATGAACTTGACACTTGCGAACAAGAAGAGTCTTACAATGACAGGTTAGAGCGTGAGCTTGCGGACATTGAAGAGATGGGGTTTGCCGACTACTTCCTTATCGTCCACGACGTTATGTCATGGGTACACGGTCAGAAGATCTTGGTCGGTCGTGGACGAGGTAGTGCTGGCGGTAGCCTTGTGTCCTACGCTCTGCGGATTACTGACATCGACCCATTGAAGTATGGACTCATCTGGGAGCGATTCTTGAATAAGGGACGTGGTGGCCTGCCTGACATCGATACCGACGTTCCTCGTTCACAACGCCAGAAGGTACTGGCGTACGTGCGTGAGCGGTTTGGCGAGGGCAATGTTGCCCAGCTAGTGACGCTCGGTGGCCTACAGGCTAAGGCTGTACTCAAAGAGGTCTTTCGAGTTTATGACATGCCGTTCGATGAGGCGAACAAAATTACGGCACTTGTGCCCGCTAAGAATGATGATCATGGTGCAATTACGCTGCAAGAAGCGATTGATGCCGTACCAGAACTGAAGGCATATTACGATAAGTATACTTCCTGGTTTAAGATTGCGTTAGCCCTTGAGGGATGCTACAAGACGACTGGTATCCATGCCGCCGCCGTTGTCATCTCTGACGTGCCGTTCGACGAAAGCTCATATCCACTGACACGCTCTAAGGATGGAGACCTGATCTTTGGTTGGGATATGGATACGGTAGACTCTTTAAGTTTGCTAAAGCTAGATATCCTGGGACTGACTACCCTGGACGATATTCAGCTTACTACAGATCTCGTTAAGGGACGACGTGACATCGACATCTCTCGTGTCAACATGCCACTAGACGACCCCGTTACTTGGGCGATGCTTGGTCAGGGATACACTGTAGGTATTTTCCAGATTGAGCGACAGCTTGGTCGTACATGGAGTAAGAATCTACAGCCAGAGAACATTGAACAATTGAGTGATTTGGTCTCACTAATTCGACCCGGCCCCATGTCGTCTGATATGCATACGTCATACCGTGGCGTCAAGATGAAGGGCGAGGAGCCCACCTATCTACATCCCATGTTGGAACCCATCATGGGGACAACTTATTCCGCTCTTTTGTATCAGGAGCAGGTAATCTATATCTGTCAACAGCTTGCTGGCATGAACTCGGTTGATGCGGACATGGTTCGCAAGGCCATGGGCAAGAAGAAGCCAGAGGAGATGAAAAAATGGAAGGAGAAGTTCGTCAACGGATGTTCGGCTGCCGGTATTACTATCACGTGTGCCGAAGAAATCTGGGGATATATCGAGAAGTTCGCTGGATATGGCTTCAATAAGTCTCATGGTATTGGGTATGCTCTACTAGCATACGAGACGGCCTATCTAAAGGCTAACTTTCCTGTCGAATTCTTTTGTGCCAAACTACAGCACGCAGAGAGTCATACCGACAAGTACGAACAGATGGCCGCACTTGTTTACGATGGCAAGCTATTCGATCTTGAGGTGGTTCCGCCGAGGCTACGACGCGGCAATAAGGATTTCGCCGTCATTAGCGATAATCAGGTAGCGTTTGGTCTCAGTGCTCTCGAGGGCGTGGGTCGCGTTGCTGTTACGGACCTTGTGCGTGTGGCCAAGGAATGCCCGTCTTTCGACGAATTGATTTGGCGTGTACTGACCACGAAAACAAAAGTGAATTCTTCGGTTGTTACAGCACTCATTCGTGCCGGTGCGTTTGATGACCAAATTGAGCATCGCGTAGAGTGTCAGCGTCGCTGGCGTTTACTTGAAGGTCTTACGACCAAGGAACGCGAAACCATTACGTCTCTCATGCCACATCAGGAGGGTGAGCCCAATTGGATTAAGATCTTACGTGCCCTAGCGGACGAAGACAAGGCACCGCTAGTCAAGGAGCACTTTGATGTTAAGATTCCCAACGCTGCTCGACGACCTAAGATACGAGCACTGCTAGATGACCATGATCGTAGCGACCTATTTGATAGTAAAGCCCAAAGAATTGCGTGGGAACAGCACTATCTTGGTATTTCTCTGAGTGGTAGTGAAGCGGACATCTATCGTGCATCTCATAAATGTATTGATCTGGTGAAGAATGGGTATCCGGACCTGAGATTTGAAATTGCTGTGTGCGTCGATGCTGTCCGTGAGATTATCACCAAGAAAGGTGATCCTATGGCGTTTGTTACCGCACGAGACAATACGTATCTTATGGACAATATCGTTGTCTTCCCGAAGGTATTCGAATATAAGGGCAAACTACTGGAAGAAGGGAACGTTTTAAAGATTCGTGGCAGAGTTGATGATCGTGGTTCACTAATTGTCGATAGACTAGAGAGATTACAATGACGAAGTATGAGTATGATTACGAAGAACTAAAGCTTAATGAAGAAGAACGGGCATTGCTGGACCTAGATATGGGCGATGTTGATACGCTGAATGTCTTGCTACGCGAGACTATCAATGAGCGTGCTGCCGATGGCTGGGAGCCACTGTATCCATTTTCCGTGCCGTCCTTGTGGTTTCGTAGAGTGATTCCTACTAAACGTAAAAAAGTTACGAAAAGCTTGGACAGCAAGCATCAGGGATGACACAATATGTATGATTATGCACAGTCTCAATTGCTTGGTAGGGCGACTGCCGACGCACACTTTGATACAGATCGTGATGGCCGTGTCATTAAGGCGGTCTTTATGATTGCACTTAATACCCCCGTGAGACGTGGCAATAGGATGACCTCGCGTACTATTTACAGACGTATTATGGTACTGGGGTCTTTTGCGGACTATGTACTAAATTGCCAAGAAGAGGACGGACTCCGTGGTCGTCTCATTAATGTAATTGGCGTCATGGACGACGAACACGTGCCAACAGACGAAGAGGATGACGAATACTACGAAGTCACTAGAGTTGCCCCTGGGGGCTGGATTCATTAAGATTATGGATCGGAGAGTCAAGCCCGATGCTTGATCATGCAGAGACCATTTTGGATAATTATGGTCCACTCATCAAGAAGATTGCTAGGTCGGCTTGCTTCTCGTCTGCTACTATTGACATATTGGATTTGATTCAGGTTGGCGAGATCGCCGCACTGAGGGCAGTTAAGAAATATGATCCCTCGGCTGGTGCCACGATACGTTCATATGTAGCACGCTTGGTACGTCAAGATATTTATCGTGAGGCTGCCAGATTCCTTGGTGTGTTTACCGTGGATCCTCGCGTGACTAGCCTTGCAGCAAAAGCTAATCGCATGTCTCTAGATGGACACAGTGATGAAAGTATCGCTACGGCTCTTGACGAGTCAAGTAGTTATGCACTGGACGCAGATCATGTACGAGATCTTCGGCTCGCGTACAGTCGTCGCCAGTACGTGGTTACCCAGGATGACGATGCACTAGATGAGTCTGATGCAGATCAACACACCATTAAAGAACTACTAATAGAGATTGTACAGGATGAGCCGGATAAGATTATTCTAGACAATCGAATCCTTGGCACCTCTTCGGTACGTGACATTGCACGCCTACTCTCGGTGTCGCCGCGACGAGTTTATGAGTTGGAAAACGATCTCAAGGATCGTATCAAACATGCAATCAAAGGGATGACTGAATGAAAAAACGTATTCTATTTGTGGGCGAAGCCAGTAATCTAAGCACTGGGTTTTCGACATATTATCGAGAATTGATACCTCGTCTAGTAGCCACGGGCAAATACGAGATTGCTGAGTTTGGGTGCTATGTGCGTCAGGACGACCCCGCAGTTCATAACTTTATCCAGGGCCGCTGGAAGTTTTATGGCGTCATGCCAATGTCCGAAGAAGAGAATCAGGTCTTCAATCAGCCGAATCCACACCCTCGTACTCGTGGACAGAATACTAACCAGTTTGGCGAGTATAAGTTCAACAGTGTTGTTGCTGATTTCAAGCCCGATATTGTAATTGATATTCGAGATTGGTGGATGCTTGAATACCAGGAACGCAGTGTCTTTAGACCTTGGTACAAATGGATCGTGATGCCAACCGTGGACGCAGAGCCACAAGACGAGAGTTGGGTTCAAACTTACGAGAATGCCAATATGGTTTTGGCATATTCCGACTACGGAGTACATACGCTACGTCGTCAAAGTCAACTCATGCCCAATGGTCGCCGCAAAATGAAGGTATTCCCTACGCCTATGCGGCCCGGCGTTGATCTTACAGTTTTCAAACCTATAGATAAAGCCGATACTCGTGAGTATTGGAATATGTCTAAAACCAATCCTGTAATTGGTACAGTAATGCGTAATCAAAGTCGTAAACTGTATCCAGACTTGATTGATGCTTTTTCACTCATGAAGAAGCGATACAAGGGTGTTGATGCTGTCGATAAGGCCGTACTCTTGATTCATTCGTCTTGGCCCGACAATCAGCATTCATTTGATTATCCACGTCATATGATGAGGCTTGAAACGTATGAATGGCTACCTCATTACAACAAGGGCATTCGTGGTAGTGTCTTGCAAACCATGCACTGTCACGCTTGTAAAGAACCATCTGTGACGTTTGCTATGAACCTTTATGGTAAACCCCTGCAAGATGGACGTATTAAGTTACCTTGTCCTCATTGTGGTGCGGTAGAAGCTTCGCCTCCGGGTACTGGCGGAGGATTTACTCGTGAACGACTAGCTAAACTATATAACCTCATGGATCTGTATGTACAATGCTCTATTTGTGAGGGCGATGGCATGCCGATCCAAGAAGCGAAGGCGTGCGGTGTGCCAGCACTCATGACAGATTACACGGCCATGCGTGAGAAGGGGCGTTTTCCAGACTATCCTCACTTTGAGGAACTCAAGATAACCGAAGACACATACACCTGTCCGAAGGGTGGCATGGTTGTAGATGTTGAGCGGTACTATTACGAGCCTGAAACTAGTTGTCGCCGAGCACATCCGTCAATCAGTGACCTAGCTGACAAGATGCATAAGGCTATCTCGGATGACGATCTTCTTGCCAAAATGTCCACCGAGGCCAGAGAGTGTGCCGAAGAGAACTACGACTGGGAGGAATTGTGGCAGCAATGGGAATATGTGCTGGACAACGTTGTGCCAATGGATAGATCAGAGACCTGGGATAGTCCTATCGTAGAACACGATGAAGTCAAGCCCGTGCCCATTCCTGACAATTTGAGCGACGAACAGTACGTGGAATGGCTATACATTAATGTTCTCAAGTATCCTGTCGTAGACCCGGAGGGTGCAAAGACATGGATTCAACACCTACAACTCGGTGTGCCGCGTGAAAGACTCATGGAGCAATTCGTTGCTATCGGTAACCAACAATCAGATGGCAGTAAAGTGCGTGATCAGATCCGTAGTCAGATGCTTCCACAGGGACATAGCGTAACGCCCGTGGCCAATAGACCAAAACAGGAGTTCATTTAATATGAAACTACTACTCACTGGACCGCTCCTAGACTTCAGCGGCTTTGCTCATGCGTCGCGTGACATCTTGCGTATGCTGCTCGAAAGCGACGAACTCGATATCGTAATCCGTCCCCTGCGGTATGATCAGCTAGATCCGGGGCAGGAGTTTGAGGTTCCGGATTGGATGCAGCCGCTACTGGAAAAAGACCTCATGAATGTTGACATGGTATTGCAGATTACTACGTGCAACGTAGAGGCAGTACCGATCCCCGGCGTGGTCAATGGACTCTATACCTTTTTCGAGACCAATAGATTACAACCTAATTGGGCAGCTAAGGCTCAGGAATTTGACTTTCTAATTGTGCCGTCGCGATTCAACGCCGAGGCCCTTGGTTATTCTGGCGTGACCAAACCCGTCTTAGTTGCTGCTCCTCCGTGCGACGAGGACACGTACAAGCGTGAATATACTCCCTTTGAGATTGCAGACGTAGAGGGACGTACTGTATTCTATAATATCTGTCAGCTTAGTACTAAAAAAGGCATCGATGTTTTGCTGAGGGCATACTATGCGGCGTTTGCCGGTGCTCCGGATGACGTTTTGCTTGTTCTTAAGACGTATGTCGATATGCAGAATCGTCAAAATGATTTTGATATTGTAAAAGGGTACATTGAGGGTATCAAGGCACGTTGTCGCATCCCGGTGGAGAAACTTCCCCCCGTATTACCTGTTGTGTATACCATGACAGATGATGAAATTCATGGCCTACACACTAGAGGCGACGCCTATGTTTGCTCCAGTCGTGCAGAGGGTTGGGGACTGCCTGTATTTGATGCAATGGCACATGGCAATACCGTAATTTCGCACGACAAGAGTGGTCTGGGAGATTTCGTGTCTCGTGAAAATTGCTTGCTTTATGGTGGCACACCCTCGTTCTTCTATGATATGCCACATCCGGACCCCTTGCTCTTTACAGGTATTGAGCAATGTCTTGAGCCCTCACCAGTTGAATTGGCTTTGACCATGCAGCAGTTTCACTTGCTTCGTAAGGGTAACGAGAGCGACGAGCTAGACGAAGCCCATCAAGAACAATGGAGTGCTGTATTGCAGCGACGCGAGAATGCTGCACAGGTTGGTCAACGCTTTGACTATCGCAACATTAGTGGCAAAGTTGTTACACAGCTTTTGGCGGCACTTAAGTCTTGGAAAGAGACAGGTGTGGTCAGTTATGATGCAACCGCAGAAGGTACCGTAGTAGGTAGTCTAGAGGATCAACTATGAATAATCAACCCCTATATGTTCCGCAGATGCAGTCTATTGCGGACTGTGTAAATAAGCCCGTGCGTATTGTGCAATGTATTCAAATGCACAACGAGGAGGAGTTCGCATCACTTGTGCTTGCCTCCCTCTATGACGAGGTAGACCGCATCCTCGTCATAGAAGGGGCAGTTGAAAATAGACCTAACTCCACAGAGGATGGACACTCTATTGATAGCACGAAAGAGATTTTGGCTGACTTTAAAGCCAATCATGACCCCGACAACAAAGTCGTAATCATCTCTATCAATAAACACTGGAAGAACCTAGAGGAGATGAAGCAAGCATTCCTAGATATGTCATTTCCGGGCGACTGGATTCTTATCAATGACGCTGACGAGTTCTATCGCCCAGAAGATATTCGTCGCTTGCGGCGAGCGATCGATCTAAATCCTCACGCCTGTGAGTTTGTGCCTAACTTCCTACACTTCTATGGCGACATCTTCCACGTTGCTGTGCCCGGTCCCGAATGGCAACCGCAGCACCAGAGGTTCTTCAAGTTTGTGCGTGGCATGAAATACAACTCTCACCCAGTTGTGACCGATCCCGCTGGCCACTGTACATATTTCTCTCTACACTACCAACATCGTAGAGTGATGCTCAACGATTTCTGGATCTACCACTATGGTTATGCTCGCCGCAACATGAAAGCAATCATGACCGACAAGCAAGAGTACTACAAAGGGGAACTCGCTAAGCATGACGGTGCAGACAAGAAGTTCGACCAGAAGGTACAGGATTGGATGGACGGGACCGAGCCGGTGCTGGAGTTTGACGGACAACATCCGGCCATTTTTGAAGCCAAACCGGGCGTGCCGTTGCCAAGCCTAATGGTGCCTATGGACCACGAGCTAAACGTGGTTGGTAGCTGGAAGGACGATCCGTTTTACAGCAAAGTACTTGCTGGAGAAGAATACGGCAACATTTACCTATGTATGACGGGTAGGGCACAACCACACATAGAACACTACCACAATGGTATGGAGATACAACAATGAGACTACGTCATAAACTTGCGGCATTGCTCACTAGATGGGCACTCTGTCTTGATCCCACCAACGCTACTATACGTCGTGCGGCACTTGAAGCACTCGACGCTCGTAATCTCGCACAAGAGAAGGAATTTAGCGATGGCTTTTCTCAGATCGATTGGGTCAAGAGAGACATCGAGGGTGGCAGGGAGGATTGTGATCACATGAACGTTCTGTGTGAGGTTCACGACATAGAAGATCGCCCATATCGTGTGTGTAGCCGATGCAGGGCTCGTGTATATATTCCACGTGCAGAACACAAAAGAGGACTTATTCCGTTTGACGGCACAAAATGAATTACACATACAAATACCCCCGCTACGACATCACGTGTGATATTGCGTGTGTCGTTTGGAACTTTTACTCCAAACAGGCAACAGAGCTTCTACTGATTAAGCGTGGAGTTGAGCCTGACAAGGGCAAATGGGCGTTGCCGGGAGGACACCTTGATCCTGATGAACTCTTGATCGAGTGTGCCGCACGCGAACTACAAGAAGAAACGGGGCTAGTTGCTGATCTGCAACCTGTTCGTAACTTTGACACTATAGATAGGTCTCCAAACGACCGATGTATCTGTTGTCTTTTCATGGCAAAGTTTGACATCAGTAGACCAGAGGTGGTAGCGGGTGACGATGCCGTAGATTACAAGTGGATCAAGGCGGGAGACCTAGACGATATTGACTTTGCATTCGACTGCAAGGAAATGGCTAAGACTATACTACTATGAAGAAAGTACTGTACGTTGGCTTGAAATGGAATTACGGTAAGAAAGAGGAGGACACTTCCTTTGAATACCGTAACATTGAGGCGGGCATCAAGGAGTGTGCTGACGTTACCTGTTGGCATCCGGACGAACCAAGCATGTCCGAAGATGAGTTGCTAGAATTAGTCCCTAAGTTTGATTGTATCTTCCATACGGCGTTTAACGAGACTCTTGACCTACCAGAGTCGGTAGCTCGCCTTGCCATGAGGATTGATATTCCTGTTGTGCAGTGGGACTGTGATGCGTCCTGGAGATTCCACAACTGGATCCTGCCGCATCGCAAGGATAGAGCGTCGCACTTTATTACTACTCACTCCTCTACGGTGGGGTGGTACGAGAAATGCGGTATGAACGTGATCAAGTCCCAGTGGGCGGGCTCTCCGATGTATGTTGGCAAACCAGATACTCCCAAGCTATACGACGTTGGCTTTGCTGGGCAAAAGCACGGCATTAGAACTCAGTTGATAGAGGTTATGGCCAAGGCTGGCTTCGATGTCCATGTCTTTGGTCATTACTGGGAAGACTTTCCTAACTCTCATCCACATACACCGCAGCTTCAGCAGATGATTGATGTCTTGGACGCCTCCAAGATTTGTCTCAATCTGTCCAACCCGTGGCACGTTGGCACAATGCCTCAGATCAAGGGTAGACACTTTGAAATCCCCCAAGTTGGAGGCTTTCAACTGACAACGACTGCTGACAACCTTGACGAATACTTTGTTCCCGACAAAGAAATCATCGTCGTTCATTCTGCACCAGACCTAATTGAGCGTTCGCTGTACTATCTTGATCACGAAGATGAGCGGTTGGCTATCGCGAAGGCCGGTCAGGAAAGAGTGCTCCGTGATCATCAATGGAAACATAGGTTCGAGGATATCTTTAATGAGATTGGAATCTGACATCATTCGTGACATCGATGGCGTTTTATGCTATAACAATTTTGAGTTCTGTGATCCAGTGCCATTCTTGAATTCGTGCCCAGCTATTTTTCCTGGGTCGTTTAACCCCGTACACGATGCACATTTGGCTATTGGTACGGAATGCTTATTTGAGATCTGTGTAGACAATTTCTATAAGGGACTTGCCGATCCGGAAGATATCCTGCATCGCATTAAGATGTTGTCACTATGTGGCGTGCCCGTATTGCTCACCAAGGGTCGTAGTTATGTTGAAAAAGACAGGCTGTTGCGTAGTTGTCGCAATACACGCTACGTGTATCGTATTGGCAGTGATGCGTGGCACAGATGCATTCGATCTGAGGGTATGTTTGATGGCGTAGACGCTGCCTTTGAAGTGTACGCCTATCCTGGCGAGACCGTTGCGAGTGCAGACCTAGACTTTTGTGTTGTTCATCTACCAAGACCTCAGGTGCGTGCGTCTGATATCCGACTGGGTAAACCACACAATATCCCCGACGTTGTTAGGGAGTATATAGATCAAAACGGATTGTATCAAGTATGAAATTATCGTATATTGTAGCTACATACAACTGTCCCCACTGGCTGGATTTACATCTTGCCAATTTGATCGAAGGACAGACAGATCGTGATTTTGAAGTACTCGTTGTTCATCACGAATCACCCAATTATGATAGAGAAGTAGGAGAAAAATGGGCAGCGATTGATGATCGCGTACGTAACCTAGACGATAAGGACTATGGGTGCTACGCCCCCGCCTGGATTCATGGCTGGAAACATGCAAAGGGTGATTTCGTTGTCAACAGTAACACGGACGACTTCCATCATCCGGACTTTACCAGCGAATTCCATAAACATATGACATTGGCGACCAAAGGGGTTCTATCTCCTTATCCTATAGCATTTGGCTATGCAGGCATGCAGGTTGTACGCGAAGACGGTAGAATGGTCGGTGCGGGACTAAAGCCAGCCTTCGATTTTGAGCTAATGACTCGTGAATGCTGGGGTGGACCCCAGGTATGCTGGCGTAACGATGACGACTTTCGTCAGACGGTTGACTGGGATCTGATGTTGGATCGAGCCAAGAGCTATCACTCCGCGTATGACTACTGGCTATGGCTTTACTTCTTAAGTTTGGGGTATCACGGCTACGTTATCCAGAAGATACTGACTATCTACACACAAAGAGATGGGTCCGTCGAGAATGCTAACAAGTGGCAAAATAATTGGGAAACATATGCGTCCATTAGTGAGTTTTTCGGACATAATTTTGATGGACACTTGAAACACGCTCGGGAGTTTCGTGACTTCCATACATTGCCCCCCAAGGACAAGTGGGTAGAGACTATGCAAGCAGGAAAAAAATGGAAAAGATCAAAGCGTGGTGGTACAAACTAGTCGCTAGCGACCTCGTTCTGAAGATTAAGCTCGTGGACGCTCGACTTGCTAGTGAAAAAATCATTAGTGATGCCCTCAGAAAAGAACTAAACTCGGTACGCAGGAGATACGCCGAGGTTACGGAAAAGCTCCACATGAAGCTTGCAAATGATGATTCCAGAGCGGCAGTTCAGATCCTTAGGGAGAGAATGGGCATGGATTCAACCCTTCCTGGCAAGCTTGATATCGTCAGACAACAACTTCGTCAGGAACTTGCCGTAGCCTGCTATCACGACGAGTTACTTGAACATTACGCCAGCGATCAGTGCTCTTTCGACGACCTTCCTCTTGAGGAACGTAAGCGATACTTCAAGATGATCGACGACCAAACCTCATGATTAAGATTCTGCATTACCTACGTAACTTGGGGCTCGGAGGCACCGAAAAGACCTGTGAGTTGTTTTTCAAGTATTCGTCTAGTGATTTTGACGTTGTGGTTGCGTACGAAAAGACTGGCGATCATACCAGATTGCAGCAATTTCGAGATGCCGCTGACGAGTGTGATGGTAGACTCTATGAGGTAGACTCGCATTCTACTGATTCTGATCTTGTAGCACTCATCAATAAGATTAAGCCAGACATTGTTCATGTGTATCGTAGTGGTTTTGAGGAGTATCCAGAGCCCGGTACGCATATTGACGTACCCCATTTTGTAGAGACTAACGTCTTTGGGTTTGTTGATCGCAATCCCCTGATTGATCGTACTCTGTTTATGAGTAGGTGGCTAATGGACAATACGCTTCGTGGTTTTTATCACTCGCGTTTTGACTATGTGAACAACCCCGTTGAGGAGCCTTATACTCAGGAGCGACTCCCTGGACTTGCCGAAGAGATCACGTGGCTTGGTCGTTGTGGTCGTCCAGACAATGGCATCTATAATGCCGTGAACGTTGAGGCTGCTCGTCTATTGCGTCTCCAGGGACACGACGTAGGTTTTATTGTGATGGCTCCTCCTAGCAATATGATTGATGACCTGAAGCGTCACGGCATCCCCTATCGTGCTATTAAGCCCACGACTGATCCTGTTGAACTAAGTAAGTTCTACAATTCGGTTGACATCTATGCTCACGCACGAGCAGATGGTGAGACGTTTGGCGTAAACATTGCCGAAGCGATGATGCACGGCAAGCCGGTCGTGACGCATATTGCCACGCCTAGTAACCCCCAAATGGGCGTTTTTCAGTCGCAAACAGAACTTGTAGATCATGGTAGCACTGGCATTGTCGTTAACAATAATGCCGCTGAGTATTCTGAAGCACTGAAGGTTTTGTTAGATCCAGTCATGAGGGAAGGAATGGGGGCCGCTGGCTTCATTAAGGCCGTTCGTGAATATCATGTTGACGCATGTGTTCGGAAACTAGAAAAGATTTATAGAGAGATTACAAATGGAAAAACTGAAGTTTGATAAGATGTTCCTGCTCCAAAGACTAAACGAAAATCGTAAACGTCACGAGACCATTTTCGAGGAAGCCATCGAGGGCTATCGTACTAATGCGGTTGTTCATCTTGAGGAGCGTCTGGAGGACTTTGAGGCTGGCAAGGATGTCAATCTATATTTTACGCTAGATAAGCCATCGAACCATTTGAAGGACTACGATCGTGTCATCATGATGATTGAGCACAGCGTGGAGACCGAGATCGAGCTTACCGAGAGCGAGTATGCACACTACGTCATGGACGACTGGAGTTGGCAGCGTTCATTCATGACATCTAACTCGTTCTATTCGACCACGGCTACCTCTGGCTGCCTGGAAATGGGATACTAATGTTCTGGAGGGGCCACCACTGTTACGAAGTGTGCGGCGTATGTGGTAAGCTAGTAAGACTAAACAAACCTCTTCTTGGTAGCTTACACATATGTCTTACCGAAGAAGAACGTAACGGTTTTGTGACCCGGGACGGATGCCGTAAGGTCAAGCGTAGCGTAATAACACACGAGAACGAAAACGGAGCCTGTGGCTTTATTGAGTTTGAAGATGAATAAGATTAAAGTAGTACATCACTCTAAGACCTGTGGCTTTAGTGGCACAGATCGTACGGCTCAACTATTCTGTAAGTACCTTGCTACCAGCAAGCGTTTCGAGCCATTCATCGTATACCGTGAGGGTGATGGTGCAAATTCTCGCTTGGATATTGCTAGACAATGGCTAGGCGATGATCACGTCGTTGGTTACGAGTGGGAACCCGGCAAGAAGGGGCGTAACGCACCATTTATGCCACAGCATGATAACCTGCACGACGTACTAAAGGGTATCGACCCAGACATCGTGCATGTTCACCGCTCAGGGTATGCCGAGTGGCCCGGGTTTCGCTATATGGCCCCGCGTGCTAAATGGGTAGAGACTAACATCTTTGGGTATACTGACGACACGCCCGAGTCTCAGTTTGACCTTCACGTCTACATCTCCGATTACATCTGCTCGCGTGCCATGAACGACGGTGGACCTAACGGCCCCGTGCTGTACAATCCTATTGAGCAGCCCGTACTGGATATGACGCCTGAAAACAAAGAGTTGTGTCGTGAGCGGCTCCTAACCAAGTTCAAGATTCCGCACAATGCTGTCCTACTTGGTCGTGTTGGGCGTCCCGACAACTTTGATCCCATCTCTCTGCGTGCGTTTGCAGAGGTCGAGAAGGAATTTCCAGAAGCTTGGTACATCGTGATTGGTGCATGTGAGAGGTGGCACGCCGAAGCCAAACGTCTAGGTATCCAGAACATTAGGTTTGGCGACATCATCATCGATGACGCCGAGCTGTCTGCGTTCTACCACGGGCTTGATGTTTATGCTCATGCCCGCCATGACGGCGAGTGTTGCCCATGTAACATCCAGGAAGCCATGATGCATGGCGTTCCCGTGGTGTCACACGAGAGTGCCATCTACAATGGTCAGTCCGAAATCATTGGTGATGCTGGTTTTGTTGTGCCTATTGGTAACCACGAAGCCTATCGCGACATCATCGTGCAACTAATCTTGGATCCAGAGGTTGTAGACGAAGACGGCACCGGTATGGTGCGACTTCGCAGCCATTTCAGCCGTGCGGCACGCAGACGTGCTATGCGGTACTTCGATGCCGAGTGTATCACTAAACAACTTATACAATGTTACGACTGGGTTTTGTCTCATGAAAGTAATCAGCTTTAGTCTATGGGGCAATGACCCCAAGTATACCCGTGGTGCCATTCGCAACGTGCAACTGGCGTCAGCCCTGTTCCCCGATTGGCGGTGTCGCTTCTACGTTGGTAAATCGACCGACTACTCGTTTACAGAGAATCTCCAGTCGCTAACTAAAGACTGGGTACGTTACGCACGTGTTGACGGTACATGGGAGCCCATGTGTGGTGGCAGCAGTACGCACGCCCCCAAGGTCGAGATCTATCACGTACCCGAAGAGGGCGATTGGCGTGGCATGTTTTGGCGTTTCGAGCCCGCAGCAGAGAACAATGTAGAGGCCATGATCAGCCGTGACTGTGACAGTAGGCTTTCACTCCGCGAGAGGGTCGCCGTAAACGAGTGGATGGAGTCTAGCAAGGGATTCCACATCATGCGAGACCACCCTTGGCACGGCACAGAGATTCTCGGCGGCATGTGGGGCGTTAAGCGTAATATGTTGCCCGATATGCGTGAACTGATGGCCGACTGGCATCAGGAGGATCGCTGGCAGACCGATCAAGACTTCTTGAAGGCCAAGATCTATCCCCGCGTGGTCAACGCCTCCATGATTCACGCCTCCTTTTGTGGTTTCGAGGCACACGCACAGGACTTTCCTATGGCAAGACTTGGCACGGAATTTATCGGCCAAGTGTTTGACGAAAACGAGACTACAATTAGAGAACATGTCGAGGCATTAGCAAAAGTACTATGAAAGCACTGTCTTTCGACGACATCTCGCTCGTGCCGAGGTACAACAACATTACGTCACGTCGTGACGTAGACACTAGCGTTCAGTTTGGTGATCTAAAACTGCGTATCCCTGTGTTTTCATCTAATATGGACACGGTCACCGATGCTCGCATGGCACGTAGGCTTCATTCGTTAGGCGGACTTGGTTTTCTACATAGATTTTGCTCTATCGAAGACAATGCTGCGATGTATTATCAGGCTCGTATAGCTGAGCCGGGCAATTCTCATAGTCCAGATGCCGTTGTGTCGTTAGGTGTCAACGAGGGGCTCGATCGTTTTCATGCTCTCTACGAGGTAGGTGCCCGCTATTTCTGTGTAGACATTGCTCATGGACACAGCCAGCCAGTGGGTAGACTAGTCGAACAGATCAAACAGTTCGACAGTAGTGTATTCGTAGTCGCTGGAAACGTGTGTGAGAACGCTGGAGCCAGCTACTTGGCCGACAAGGGTGCTGACGCAATCAAGGTAGGCATCGGCCCAGGAAGCGTTTGTACCACTAGACGTAAGTCTGGGTTTGGTATCCCACAATTCACAGCCATTCGAGAGTGTCACCGTGTAAACTGTTTCGTGATCGCCGATGGCGGCATTCGTACGCCCGGTGACGTGGTGAAAGCCCTGTATGCCGGTGCCGATGCAGTCATGATTGGAGGTATGTTTGCCGGGTGTGACGAGACTCCGGGCGATTTCATCGAAGACACCATCTGGGAGTCAGCGTCACCCGCAGGGTTTCTGCACCGCAAGGTTAAGGTGTACCGTGGCATGGCCTCCAAGGAAGCCCAAGACGAATTCATGGGATCCATGCACGACTGGAAGACCTCCGAGGGTGTCGAAATCAAGGTTCTGGCCAAAGGACCCGTTAGTGACGTAGTCACTGACCTAATGGGTGGTGTTCGTAGTGGTATGACCTACTGTGGGGCCAATGAACTAAGTCAGATTCGCCAGAGAACATACCACGTTGAGGTTTCGGCGGCAGGAGCCGCCGAAGGTACGGCACACGGGAGGAATCAATCATGAACTACTTCTATGTCAGAAACACCAAGAACGCCGAGGTCATCAAGGGGTTTCACCGCGAAATGATGGTCTGGCAAAGCGAAGAAGAGGCTACGGCATTCATTGAACGTTTGCCTGTTGGCCAATCCTCGTGGGAGGTTGCCCGTTGTCCTATTGAAAATCGTCCAGAACAAGAAGACAAATGAAGATTCTAGTCTCATATCGTGGCATTCCGCAGTCACCAGGGTGGGCTGTCGGCGACATGGTTATTACGGCACTCCGTGACCTTGGTCACGAGGCCCACCCATACGCCAAGTACTATCAAAAGAACGATTGGGTCAAGACTCGTCCCATGCTGGACGATCATGACTGGGACCTGATTCTGTACGTCGAATGCAACGATGCAGATCAGCAGTATACGGAGCTAAGGATAACACGTGCCCGTAAAACAGCTTGTTGGCTATTCGATACCAGCTATCACGAAGACCGTTACCAGTCTCTTGTGAACTACTTCGGCTTTGATCATCTTTTTCTAGCCAACCCACTCACTATCCAACAATACAAGGTATGGGGGTATAAGAATGTCCATTATCTACCTTATGCATCTGATAGCAAATTACACGTACGTTCGTTGGAACATCCCAAAACTCATGACGTGGTGCTTGTTGGGTCTGTTAGAGACGATAGGCGTACTCTTATTGCTCAGCTCCGTGAGGGCGGCATAAACGCAGAGTTAATTGGAGGCAAATTTCGCGAAGAGTACATTGATACCCTCGCAGCAGCGAGGGTAGTGGTCAATCAGAACCCCGAGATTGGTCGTGGCCTCCTAAACATGAGGTTTTTCGAGGCTCAATCTGCTGGTGCTATTCTATTGACAGAAGACAGTGATAGGCAACACAACCATTTAGTTTCCCTAGAAAAAGCTACCGAGGGCTCTATTGGTTATGATTCCATGAATGATTTAATGTTCCTTGCTCGTGAAGCTTTGGAAGATAGTGAAGGACGGCAAAAACATTGTGAGTGGGCACAGACTAATATACTCACTAACCACACCTATCATAATAGGTGTCAACAAATTTTAGAGACAGTGTTTTCAAATGAAAGAAACCGACAGTATTAGTGTTTTACTCTGCGTACATAGCCAAGATCATGAACATGATATGCTTTTGCAGCGTGCCCTTGAGTCATTAGTGGCACAAACGTATACAGATTTCGAGACGGTCATCGTGATGGACGAGTGCTGGGACGGCACCCGCCACATCGTTGATAGCTATGGTGAGGTGTTAGACTTACGGGTCCATGAACGCCCCCGCAAGGAGGGCTTGGCAGCAGCTAAGAACTTTGGCCTTAACCATTGCGACCACGAATGGATTGCCTATCTAGACGCCGACGATCAGTGGCTTGATTGCAAGCTCGAAGTGCAGCGGAAGTGGCTATTGGAGCGACCAGAGGTGGACTTTTGCGGGACAAACGCCTGGGACCTACTTGATGGTGCGATGGTACCCAATTGCTTTGAAGTCACGCAATACAGCACGCATAACGATATTGTTGAGAGACTACCTTACGAGAATATCCTTTGTCATGGCAGCATGATGATTCGTCGTTCCGCTCTTCATGCTTTGGGTGGCTATAGTCGTGACAAAGTGTTGCTTGGTCGTGAAGATTGGAATCTATGGCAACGAGCCGTGGCTGCCGGATATAACTTCGGCAAAATCGCGGAGAGGCTTTACATTTACTCATTAGGAACTAGCGTACCCCGTTGACAATGAATACTAAAGGACATAATCCATTTAAAGATACGCCCGACAATCATGATTTCATGACCGAGGAGCACGTCTCTGTTTTTCTTCGGAACCACAAGACAGGAGTTGATAATCTGGGACGACACATGCTGGTAGACATAGTTGCACGGTATGATAATCCCAGGGTGTTGGACATGGCATGTGGCACGTGTGTCAACTGGGATGTATTCAAACAACGCGGACTCAAGTGTCAATATGTTGGTTTAGATCGTACGACCAGTATGATTCTCGAAGCAGATAAACGCTATGGCACTGAGATCACCCTTCATGAAGGATATGTACAGCGTACAGGGCTACCTGATGACTTCGCCGACATAGCTATTATGCGACACATACTTGAGCATTTACAGGAGGGGTATGAGGATGCGATTAGAGAGGGGTTGCGTGTTGCCTCCAAGGAACTCGTTGTTGTTTTCTTCTTGACTCCTTCAAATAAGGATGAGGATGAAGTTAGTGAGTCCGAGCCAGATGAGAATGGCTGCACTTACTTCTGGAATACGTATAGTTGGTCCAAGTTTGCCGAGTTCGTTGCCACTTTGGGCGTACAGATGAAAGTTGGGCACGTTGTAACCCCTGGTGCCGCTCATGCTGACACGATTGTTCGACTAATCAAATGATCCCCGACGTTACGTACTTCATTCTCGACTACAATCCACGCTGTCAAGATCAGGCGAGTGGATATCTTGATGCGTGTATTCGTTCGCTGTATGCCAACCGCAACAGCAGCATCACGAGCGAAGTGTACGTGATTGATCAAGGTAATGGTTTTACCGACTACAAGAATGCACTAGCCAACAAGTGTGCTGGCTATGGCTTTCACTTCGTTGGCCTGGACCACAACAAGGGCATTTCCGGCGGCATCAATCTGGCGGCTCGCCTAAGTCGCAGTCCGCACCTATGTCTAGTGACCTCAGATACGACATTCACGCCCGAGCTTGATACAGTGCTTTTGGGAGAGCTAGAAGCACACGATGACATCTATCAAATAACGCCTTCTGTAGATAAAGGAGACATTCCGTATCAGGTGCAAGGATTCACAGATAGCAAGGATCCTATCCGTTGTGCTGTTCAAGAGCTTACTATTCAGTGCTGGAAAAGAGAAGTGTTTGACGTTATTGGCTACTGGGATGAGCGATGGCTTGCTTGTTACGAGTCGGCAGACTATCCCCTGCGGTTATTTCTGACGGGGCGTTGCTCTGCGGCTATCACGCACAAGATTTCCTGCCATCACGAGCACAATACTACCTATCACAATGGTTCCCTGGCGGACGCCTACGGTGGGCAGTTTGATCATGGGCCTCTACGTCATATGTGGGACGAGAAGTGGCCCGGCCTAGACTGGGACATGCTGTACGATCTGACTCAGTACAACGAAACCACGAGAGCCCGTCTTGCCGCCCAGTACTACCAAAACATCGCATTATCATGGAACGCTCAGCAATCATCAGGCACCTGATCCGTGCATACGGCTTTCAGTCCTATCTCGAAATTGGCGTACGTGGTCGCGAGACCCTGAGTCAGATTGATCTGTCCGTTGTGGACGGTGTCGATCCGAACGGCCAGGGCAACTATACCATGACCTCCGACGAGTTTTTCGAGTCCCATTGCAAGCGTAGTTATGATATAATCTTTGTCGATGGACTACATTTGCATGAGCAGGCCAAAAAAGACATAGAAAATGCCCTGACGCATTTGAGCGACAACGGTATAATTGTAGTACATGACTGTCTTCCGGAAGAGGAGTGGCATCAGCTACGGGAAGGCATATCTGGGCGTCCCTGGAACGGAGACGTTTGGAAGGCTTTCGCGGATCTGCGATCCGAGAGGGCCGATCTTAGTATGTATGTTGTGGACACCGATTGGGGTTGCGGCATCATTAGACGTGGTTCTCAGTACCTCTACCCTCGTCCTGATGAGTGGACTTGGGGGTATTTCAAGCAGCATAGAGACAATATCATGAACGTAGTAACAGTAGAGGAGTTCCTTGGATATTCACAACCGTAAATGGATCGAGGCGGTAGCCCCGCAGTACTCGCCTTTCAATCCCGATCAGAAGGTGCTGGAAATTGGCAGTTGGATTGCCCCAGGACAGGAAGAGATCGTGTGTCGCAAGACTATTGCTCCGCTCGTTGGAGAATACGTCGGATTGGACATGCAGGACGGCAATGGCGTTGATGTTGTATCGGACGCCAAGCTCATGCCGTTCTCTGATGAGCACTTTCATGTAATCATCAGTACCGATTGCTACGAACATGTAGATTGGCCTCGTGAAGTGACGCACGAGGCTTATCGTGTTTTGAAGCAAGGTGGCGTGTTCTACCTGACGACCGTGTTTGACTTTGAGATTCATGGTTATCCGGATGACTTCTGGAGGTTCACGCCACACTGCATTAGGCTTCTTCTTGAGGACGCTGGATTTGAAGCGGTAGAGGTGACGGGGTGCGGCGGACCACATGCAAAGCGTCCGTGTATCGTCAGAGGAATAGGTATCAAGCGATGAAGCTGAATCTGGCCAGCCACGGAGACAATCGCGAGGGGTATGTGAACGTTGACTTCGATCACCCCGCCGCCGACCTGAAGGCAGACGTTACCGATTTGTTTACGATAGAAGATGAGTCAGTCGATGAGATCCTTGCCTTTCACATCCTAGAGCACTTCCGTGCTGGACATTACGAGCCGCACCTGTCCAATCCCCTCAATCCGAGAACAGTGATAGAGGCCCTGGCCGAGTGGAAGCGTGTCCTCAAGCCGGGCGGCAGACTGGAGATCAAGGTGCCTGACTTTGAGAAGGTCATTTGGCTTTTCCAGAACTTTCCCACGTGGTCTAGGAAGCCAGGTGGTAACGATCCATTCCCCGCATACTCTGACTGGCTTGTGTCCAATGGACAGCATCAGTGTATTTTCGACAGGCCAACCATGCTAAGCGTGCTACGGGCGGTCGGCTTTCGAGACATCAACTTTGTTGACTCGTCGCCCGAGGCAGTTGTCAATCGTGAAAACATAGAAATGTATGTAGTGTGTAGTAGATGATCTTGAAATTGATCATATCGATCCCATGATAAAGGAAAACAATAGCGTAATGAAAGTACTAATCACAGGAGCCCACGGCTTCGTAGGACATCACGTCGTCCGGGAGCTTGAAAAAGAGCATGAGCTTTTGACGCCTTCGCGTCGAGAGTTGAATTTACTGTACACGACAGATCCATGCGGAGATCCACTAAGGGAAACTGAAGAGTACTTGAGGCGTAAGTCTGTAGATGCCATTGTGCATCTTGCGGCAACCTGCGGCGGCATTGGTATCAACAAAGACAACCCCGGCAAGTTCATGTATGACAACCTACAGATGGGGATCAACGTGCTGGAGGCAGCACGCCTCGCGAACGTCTCAAAGGTTGTGGTACTCGGAACTGTTTGTGCCTATCCTAAGTTTACACCTATTCCTTTTCGAGAAAAAGACATTTGGAATGGCTATCCAGAAGAGACAAATGCCCCCTATGGCATAGCAAAGAAGACAGTCATGGAGATGGGTATTGCGTATTCGCGTCAGTATGGCATGAACATCACCAACCTCGTTCCTGTGAATATGGCGGGCGAGTGGGACAACTTTGACGAGTACAGCAGTCACGTGATCCCAGCACTGATCAAGAAGTTTGAGAACCCACACGGTACGGCCATACCCACCGTAGAACATGGTTACTACTGTGATCCCACGGTGGTGTTGTGGGGTACTGGTTCTGCTTCACGCGAATTCCTATATGCTGGTGATTGTGCAAGAGCTATCGCGGTAGCTCTCGTGAAAAACACTGGTCCAGAACCAATCAACCTTGGTACCGGCAACGAAGTTACTATCAAGGATCTTGCGGAATTGGTAAAGCGGGTTGGTAAGTATGACGCCAATATCGTATGGGATCCTACGAAGCCAGATGGGCAGCCCAGACGTAGCCTAGACATTACAAGGGCACAGAATGTACTGAGGTGGAACGCTACCACTTCACTCTTTGAAACGGTACGTAGAACAATTGAGTGGTATAGAACAAATGGATCAGTATAGTACACATACAGAGCTTCTAAAGTTTTTGATGGACAACCTTGCCATCGAAACAGTTTTGGAGTTAGGCATGGGACACTTCAGCACCCCGTTGTTTCGGAGCTATCCAGGCGTTAGTTTAGTTAGCCTGGACTCTGACATCAATTGGGTCAATCAATTCAGTCCCGGTCCTAATCACACCGTTGGTGCCTACCCACTACTGGGGTTTGCTCGCAACGTGACTTGGTTTGATTTAGCTTTTGTTGATGGTAATCCAGCCAGCGAACGTGCCGCCTGTGTACAAGAGCTTTTGCTCAAAACTAGACTGGTTGTAGCACATGACACGGGTCCAGAAGACAATTGGAATTATCACTATGACGAGATCGTATTACCAGAAGGCTTTGTGCGTTTAGACTATACGAAAAAGTCACCGTGGACATCTGTTTTCACTGCTGACGCAGAAGTTATTGCTAAGGTACAAGAGTTCAATGGGTAGAAAAATCTTCCTAGATGTCGGGTGTAATACTGGTCAGTCTCTTGAGGCTGCACTAGACCATGACTTTGATGTCGTCTATTGTTTTGAGCCGGTGATGGAGTATTGTCAGTCGTTACAGTCTGGCGTCTTGTCTTCTGATGTCGGTTCTGGCATTGCAGAAAGACCTTACGACCAAACCAGGGTGGTCATTTGTCCCTTTGGACTTTGGGTCAATACCGAGCGTATTTCTGTACATAGTCCTCACACAATGGCAGCGTCAGTGTTTGACGACCACCAGGACAGCGAGGGCGGCACCACAGAGTGTCAGTTTGTCAAGGCTTCCGAGTGGTTACGACATCACATCACCGACGACGATTTTGTTGTCATGAAAATGAATTGTGAGGGTAGCGAGTGTACCATTCTGGACCATCTAATGGACAGTGATACTATACACTTGATCGATCACATTATGGTTGATTTTGATGCAATGAAGATTCCGTCCCAACGCCATAGACCGCAGCGTACTATTTGGAACCTGAACAATCATGGTGTTGATTACGTGTTCGCCGAGGACGTTATGTGCGGGGCTACCCACCACGATCGTATTTGCTATTGGCTAAAAGAAAAGGTTGAGGAGATCAATGAACGATAAAACAGCAATTGTTACTGGTATTACAGGACAGGACGGATTCTATCTCGCCCACTATCTACTCTCGTTGGGCTATCGTGTCATTGGCGTAGTGCGTCGTACGTCCATGCCCACAGACTGTCGTTTACGTACGTTGCGTGGCAGCCCCAATCTACATCTGGTACAGGGAGACGTTACTGACATTTCCAGTTTACAAAAGGCCGTGCGTGACTTTGCTCCCGATGAGTTCTATCACCTAGGGGCACAGAGTCACGTGGCTATGTCTTGGGAGTATCCCTTGGCCACCGCAGACATCACGGGTATTGGCGTACTCAACTGTCTAGAGGCTATTCATACAGAGAAGCCAGACTGTAGATTCTATTTTGCTGGCAGCAGCGAGCAATTCGGCAATTCGATCGGTAAGCCTATCGAGGGAGAGATTCAGAACTACCTCAATGAAGATTCGCCGATGCATCCCGAGTCTCCTTACGCCGTGAGTAAGGTTTTCGGATACAATATGACTAGAGTTTATCGTAGGTCGTTCGACATGTTCGCGTCCTGCGGTATTCTGTTTAACCATGAGTCACCGGTTCGAGGTGAAGAATTTGTGACTCGCAAAATTACGAGCCAACTGGCTCGTGTGAAGTGGGGATTACAAGAGTACGTTGAGCTTGGCAATATGGACGCCTGCCGTGACTGGGGATTCGCTGGAGACTATGTGCGTGGTATGCACGCCATACTACAGCACGATGAACCAGATGACTTCGTTCTAGCGACTGGCGAAACCAATTCCGTCAAGACGTTTTTCCAGAGATGCTGCCAGTGGTTTGATTTAGATCCGGATGAGGTCTATAAGGTCAATCCAAAGTTCATGCGTCCCAAGGACATCAACGTACTATTGGGCGATAGCTTGAAAGCACGCAGCACGTTGGGTTGGGAGCCCACTTGTGCGTTCGATCAACTAGTAGACAAGATGTGTCAGTACGACTATCATCTACAGTCGCCAGATCCAGCTTATACCCGTCAAGCAGACGAGTTTCTATTTTAGGAGGATGATATGAAAGACCCCGATGAACACACTATTACAGATCGTGAGAAACGTACTTGGCAAGCCGGTAAGAAGGTTACCAAGCGTGAACGTCCAGAGCTAACAGTAGAACAACGCCTTCAGTTTTTGGATCTATTCGTAAAGATGGCTTCACAAGCCACGTTTGAGCGTATCCTTGGACTAGAGTCTAAAGACGTTGAGTACTATCGTCAGTTCTTTAATATAGAAAGCCATGATGAAGCACGTATTCTACTACGTAAGCTTCGTCAGGAGAACGAAGAAGGTCGCGAGGCCGCTATTGTTGCAGAAACGAAACTGGCTCGTGAGGCGGAGGTTACTGCTCAGCGACGACTCAGTGAGATGGAAGCAAGACGTAATAGAGAACGTCCAATCCACGAAGTTGATGCTAACAAGATCAAACAAGAGGATGCCGAGCGTCAGCGTCGTTTTGCCGACCAACAAGAGAAGCTCGAAGAGCCCAAGCAGAAGTGGCAGCTACCAATGGAAGGTACGTTGATACAGCGTGAAGAGCAAGTTGATCGTTTTCGTCGTGCCATTACCAACCACGGTTATACCTTCGTTCGTAATACGTACGGAGCCACTCCGCAACAAGTAAGACATGAGGCGGGACGACTGGGCCTGAAAATCAATTGGGATCTTGTTCGTCGCTAATGAAGCTCACCAAGGAGTCTTTGGAGAAACTGTATAGCTCCATGTCCATTGATGAGATGGCTGCCCACCTCGATATGGCAAAGTCTACGTTATACTATCATATGCGTAAGCTAGGTGTAACCCGTCGCTCAAAGAGCGACGCCCAACGTCAACACCTGAAGAATGCTCCGCATCAGAGGTCTGGCAAGAGTCATTCTACTGATGCGAAGGCACGTATTGCCGATGGCACGAGACGTTTCTGGGAATCGCCAGAAGGTCGTGAACAAAAGAAGCAACTAGGGACACTACGTCGTAACGAATGGAAGAAACGTTCTGCTCGTCAGCGTTCTGCTGCGATACGTCGTCTACAGTCTGCTGCACGACCTGGACCTGGGGAATTGTCTCGTTTCGGCACGAAGCTCGCGGCGTTTTTGGAGGAACGCGAGGAAGTAAAAACGGGGATCAAGCTGACAGCCAGTCACATCTCTGACATTATTCTAGTAGACCGCAAGGTAGTGATCGAGCTACTGCTTCCCATTAGTGTTTATGGCGAGCGTCAAGAACAGAAGACGGAGGCACGGTATGACAAGCTCACATTAGAACTTGTGAGTGCTGGCTATCGCGTAGTGGTTATAGAGGATCGTTCCAACTCATTATCTAGGGCGAGGTGTGAACGAGTTTACGATGAGTTACTGAAGTTTTTCGACGACACGAGTGTACAACGATTGACCGTGGTGTCATAATAGAAGTATGAGTAGAGAAATCAAAGACCTGTTTACGACTGACTGGGAAGCCGAGTTAATCGCTGGCGAAACTGTCGAGCGTTCTGAGGGACGCGATAAGTTTCGTGTGGTATTGCTGGCTGGCTTACAACGCCTTGCTCGCGAAGCTGGCATAGTAGGACAAAACTGTGTCATTCAGACTCCTGGCGAGACGATGGTGCAGGCTATTTTTACGTCACGGTTTATTGTACACAACGACGACAACACTCATCATGTTGTTGATTTTGTTGGTACTGCTGACTGCAATAAGAACAATACCTCAGGTAAGTTTGCCAGTTATCCCACTGCCGTAGCAGAGTCACGTGCAGAAGCACGTTGCTTACGGAAGGCACTTGGTATTCGTATGCTATCGTCTGAAGAGGTAGGATTTCGTGAAGGGTTTAGTGAGATCGAGGCTTCTCCAACGGGCAAGGCCGACACTCAGCTTGTTAAAGCTATCCAAACACTCTGCGATTCCCGCAAGATAGACATTGTACAAGTCCTCGAAGAAGTTATCGAGGGAGACCGTGCTTCCACCATTTTTGAGTTGAGTGAACTCACTACGGAAGAGGCACAGCGTGCCATGTCATGGCTTAATGGTCAGAAGCCGCACAAGAAAGAAATGACCGCTCAAGAAAAGCGAGACGCTCGCAAAAAGGAACTACAATCATGAAGGTTACTGTACAATCAGGTAATGTTACCGTTGAAGCCGAAGGGCAAAAAGAACTGTTTGAAACCCTAGCGACATATCAGGAGGTTTTTGGCATCTCTTCATGCAAGGGATGCAAGGGCACTAACCTCCGGTACGTTGTTCGCAAGAAGGAAGACGGCAAGAAGAAGACACACACGTACTATGAACTCCAGTGTCAAGAGTGTCGTGCCAAGCTCCCCTTTGGGCAGCACGTCGATCAGCCCACCCTGTTTCCCAAGAATTGGATTCGTTGGGATCGCGACAACAATCAAGAGGTAGAACTGTAGTGCCTGTCCTTTCTGTATATCCCACGGGGCCAGACTCTAAAATGCCTACCCAGTCAACAACTAGGGCACAGTGTATTGATTTCTATGCTGCCGAAGACGCCGTAATTGATCCAGGCCAAACCGTTCTGGTTGACCTCGGCGTCAAGGTGGTTCTGCCTGAGGGATATGGACTGGAATTTCGAGAACGTTCCGGTCTTGCCGTCAAGGGGATTATCATTGGTGGTGGGATTATTGATGAAGACTATCATGGCACACTCAAGGCGATCGTGCGATATATGACTTCTATTCCTCCCGTCACGGGTGCAGCGGTACCCGAGTTCAATCCCGTGATTGTCAAAGCTGGCGACAAGATTGTGCAGGCGGAACTAGTGAAGAGAATCCCGATTGAGATTCGATGCATTAACGAAGGTGCTCTCCAGCGAGCAATAGACCATTCCCAAAGAGGCGAAAAAGGATTTGGTAGCACAGATGAAAATCCCGAATCGTAAACCTGTAGACAAGCGTGCTTTTCAGTGTCCGCAGTGCAATAAGATGCGTATGGTACGCGACCTCGATCACGAGGTAAGTACTGTCAAACAGGATTACAAAACACGCGATGGCAGTACTATTTCTCTGATCGTAGACATTTGCGACTACTGTCAACATCGTAACCAGAAGAAGTATTTCGAGCCCACGCGGGCGGATCTGCGTCGTGCCATTAAAGCAATGCACACGAAGGCCGAACTGTCAGAAGAGGAGACCCTAGAAGATCTATTGTAATGGCTCAACATAACAACTATTGGTTCGGCACACGCCCGACGCGACAATCTGTTTCGTCGGGCCTTATTCGCACTGTAGATACACTCATCATCGGTGGTGGCATTGCTGGGATAACCTTATTGGGTCGCCTTATCGGTAGCGGCGTTACTAATACGTATCTCGTTGAAGATAGCACTGTCGGTTACCATGCTTCTGGTCGCAGTGCTGGTCAACTCATGTTACGTGGCGGCGAACTGTTCTCGCAAATGCCCCAGAAAGATGGCATCGAGTATTTACAGTTTATGATTGATAACAATCAGCGATTCATAAACGGACTCCGTAACACAAAGTCCGATACGGATTTACGTGAGTCTGGTGGGTTGAGACTTGCTACCACGCACGAAGAATTTGAGTTGCTCAAACAAGAGTCCGAGTTTATTTTACAACACGGTAACATAGACTGTCCCATCCTGACGACCAGCGAACTCAAGACGTTTTTTCCCCACAATTGTGGCTTCACTGGTGGAATATATGTGCCTACCGAGGCGACGTGTAACCCGTATAAGGTTGTGAACGAATTGCGGGAACTTATTGAGGACAAAGGAGCTAGGGTGCTTACGGGTTGTTGTGTAGATGATGTTATACGCAACCCCGACGATAGTTTCAGTGTGTCAATTCGTCACAAGGGCACCATCAAAGCGAAGCGAATAGTGTATTGTATGGGAGCATATACCTCAGAACTGTTGCCCGAACTGGCGGAGTATACAGAAAGCTTTAGAGGTCAAATGATTGCTACCGACACCTTGGAAGATAGCGTGCTACAGTCATTGCCTCAGATGAGCGTTACGTATAACCACGGCAATGAATATTGGCGTCTGTATGCTGGCCGACTATTGGCTGGTGGCATGCGTCATTCTATTCGCGGTGCTCAAGTGGGCATTAGCGATGACGGCGAGTTCAGTCCTGCGGTGTATGATAGGCTACGTCAGTTCATTAAGGACACGTTGCCGGTCACTAAAAGAGTCAAATTTACGCACGTATGGTCTGGTGTAATGAGTAAAACACTGGACCAATTGCCGTTAATTGGTTCGCTTCCTGGTCGTCCCAACGAATTTGTATTTACCTGCTTCAATGGCTATGGCTATAGCCACGTTATGCATGGTAGTATGATTTTAAAGGACATCGTAATCAATGGCGAGTCAATGCGTCCTGGTGCCCGGCTATTCGATCCCGCGAGGTTTAATCATGCTTGAGTTGGGCAAATTACAACACGAAATTTTCGACAAACGATACGCCATGCCAGACGAGACCGAGTGGTCTCAATTAGCCAAGAGGGTTGGTGACAACATCGCCCTCATGGAGTTAAATGGCCTTGCTTCTGAGTGGAGCAAGAAATTCCGAGAGGTAATTGCCGCTGGCGACTTTATGCCAGGAGGACGCATCCTCTTTGGTGCTGGTCGCAGACAGTTCAATATGCTTAACTGTTTTAGGCTACACCCAGAAGATACTGTCGAGAGCATCGGCAACGCCATGCGAGATACCTATCTTATTTCGTGTGGAGGTGGCGGGATTGGCTATAACTTCTCTGATATTCGGCCCAAGGGTGACGACATTCAGAACATTCGCTGGTCTGCTCCCGGTGTTGTGTCAGTCATTAAAATGAAAAACGAGGTAGGGGATCATGTACGTAGCGGCAAGAATCGTCGCACTGCCCTTATAGCTATCCTCAATGTCACCCATCCAGACCTATTCGATTTTCTGCACGTTAAGCTAGATCTAGCACAGCTTGCCAATTTCAATATTTCTGTTGGCATTACCAATGAGTTCATTGATGCCGTCAAGAAGAACAAGAAGTGGCATTTCAAGTTTAACGGTCGTCGTTATTACACGTACGAGATTGATCGAGCGACCCCTACTGGTGGCCGTCCTAAGATCGAGACGATTCGTGTTACAGCACTCAACGAAGAGGATGCTCTTGGCCGAGCACGAGCTTATTGCCGTATAAGCGAAAAAGATCGGCTTGAAAATGTCCGCATGTACGATCTGTACGCTCGCGAGATTTGGGATACGATCATCACGAACAGTTGCGAGAGCGGCGAGCCGGGCATATACAATATCGATTTCGCCAATAGATATACGAACGTGTCGTATTTCGAGAGCTTGGACGCTCCCAATCCATGTGGCGAAATTCCCCTGCCTCCATACGGGAACTGCTGCCTGGGGCATATCAATCTGTCTCACATGTACAACCCCAAGACCAACGACGTACAATGGAAGAAGTTGGCGGCGACCATCCGTACCGCAGTACGATTCCTAGACGACGTACTCAGCGTTAACCACTACCCCATCCCCGAGTGCAAGACCGTTGGTGAGCGTTCCCGCCGGATTGGCTTGGGCGTGACTGGTTTACACTATCTTCTTTTGAAGTTGGGATACGTATACGGTGATGAGAAGTGCCTAGAATTCTTAGATCGATTGTTCGCGACCATTCGCAATGAAGCATATAAAGCTTCTATTGATCTTGCCAGGGAGAAGGGAGCCTTCCCCGCGTTCGACGTAGACAAGTACTCTCAGGAGGAGTTTTTCCAGCAGTTGCCTCCACGCATTCAGAATTCCATTAAGAAATATGGCATTCGCAATGCTGTCATGTTGACTATTGCTCCGTGCGGCACCAACAGTATGGTACTGGGCGTCTCCTCTGGTATTGAGCCAATTTATGCACCCGTGTACATGCGTCGCTTCCTAGACGGCAATGTGTGGCGTGAGGAATACGTGGCCGACCCGCTATTCTCGGAGTTCTATAGGGGAGGGAAGGACTACTCTCATTTTGTAGGTACCCACGATATTACCCCTGAAGTACATATTCAGGTACAAGGCACGATCCAAAAATACGTTGACTCCTCTATATCGAAGACTATTAATCTACCTGAGGACTTCACGCCCGATACGTTAGGCGATGTGATCTTGGAACACGTCGAATACGTCAAGGGATTAACCGTGTATCGTACTGGCTCGAAAGGCATGGAGCCCTTCACGTCTATCGATACGTCGTCTCCTGAAAAACTACAACAGGCTATGGAGCAGGCCGATACTGGCCTTGAGTCTAATGATGCTTGTCGTAGTGGCTCTTGTGAACTGTAAAATATCGAAGAAGTGATGACACTAACGCACGTCGTGCGTATAATACTGCTATGACACAACCCAAGCCCAAAGAGAAGTTTGTTTTTACCCACCCCAAAGACGAAGACGGTAACGATATCCTGTTCCGCTTTATGTTGACGCTAGATCGCAAGATCAGTAGTCTCGGCAAGACGTTGCCCGATTCGATTGGTACCATCGACGGCATTGATGCCGTAGTGCCCCAAGTAGGCATGTATACAATGGAGATTGCTATCGCTCGCACTTTCGATCCGGCAGAGGTCATTGAGGAAATCAAGAGACGTTTGAAGGATGTTTTGAGCGACATCATTCGTCCCAATAAAGAACTCATCGTTTAGACTATGGACAAAGGACATACTATTCCCATTCTAGGGGGAGGGTACGTACGCTATGTCGATCATCTTGGGTCGGATCAGCGTATTACTGAGACAGCTCGTATATCGTATCTGTCTCCCTCGAAGGGTGAATTGCAGGATAAGGAGCTACTTTTCTACCTATTCAAGAAGAGGCACACAAGTCCATTTGAGTCGTCCAACATCACATTCAATATTCGCATGCCTATCTTTTGTATGCGGCAGTTCGTGAGACATCGTACGTTCAGATTGAATGAGCAGTCGGGACGGTATTCTGAGCTGCCCAGTGATTTCTACGTGCCCGACGTGTGGCGAGGACCAGACGATATCAATAGACAAAGCAGCGTTCCCGTGCGGCGTGACCTCCCTGGACACGAAGAGTGGCACGAAGAGAACGACAGACTGGCACGGGGGCTGTTTGCCGAAGCGTACGCCGTCTATCAAGAGTTTTTGAATCGTGGCGTCGCTAAAGAGCTTGCTCGCATTGTATTGCCGGTTGGTATCTTTACTGAGATCTATGTAAGTTGTGACGTACATAACCTTATCCATTTCTTGAATCTTAGACAAGATTCCCATGCTCAATGGGAGATGCGAGAGATTGCTAATGCGATGAGTGAAGCGTTTCAAAAATTCTTTCCCTGGTGTGCAGAAGCACGCAGTAAATACAAATGGAGACTAGTAGAATGAAGAAAATCGTATTGGTGCTTGGTGTTATCGGCGGACTTGCCGCAGGAGGCTGGGCCTTGTATAGTGCAGCCCCCATGCAGCCACAGCCACAAGGCGTGGAGACCGATTGTGAATCGACCAATCCTTACAAGCCTGAAAACGCTCCTGGATGTCCACAGGGACCTATCTATTGTCCCGTTCCGCAGGAGATCGATTGGGATTGTGTCAAGAAGGCTCAGAAGAAATACGAAGACGACATGGCCACCCTGTACGGACTAGCGTATGGCTGGTATGACCACGCTTGCGAATCTTTTGAGAGCGAGGTCGAAGGTATTGATAAAGCGTATGCCGCTTGCGTTGACAGTGGAACTCCAGAGGAGGTCTGTGCTCGCCGCCAAAATTTCAGTTACAAAATTGCCCTAGACGTGTATGCGTCTAGACTTGAAGGTCAACAGAAAAGCGTGTCTGAGTGGACGGACAAAATTGCTATGCAGTACTGGGAAGATGTTTCGAAATGCTGCGTTGAGGGAGATCAGTAATGTTTAAGAGGATTCTAGGATTACTGGGCATTGGCTTGCTTTCGCTGGGCGTTCTTGCGATGACTGCCGACGCACAACTTGTCGCGTCCGCTCACCGTATTTGGAGTCAAGTACTTGGCCCCGCTAACAGTGCTAGTCTTGTCAGTGTCAATCTGCGGGGCGTGTATGTTACTCCCGGTCCAGGTGCGGCTGGTGTATTCCTACCCCTACCAGGGCACGTAGCTACGCTTCCTGGTGGCGTCATTATCCAGGACGATCACACGTTTGTCATTACGGATGTACGTATCACGTACCAGACTCATCCTGGCATTAAACTTAATCTCTTGGAGATGTCTCAGAGCTTGGCGATTGAAAACGTCCTTCTAATGGAAGACAGTATGGTAGCTGGCTGGCAATCTTCTGTGGGTGTCAAGGCTACTGGTAGTAGTTCTGAGGCTGTGGGCGTTGCCATTCGCAAGGTATCCAATGGGGACGATAGCCCCCTCATTGATATTGAGCTTGTGGGATATGTGACACAACAATAAAACATAACGCTACACCAGTGTACAGAAGGCGGCCTTTTTGGGCCGTCTTCTAGTGTATTTATAGGCAGTCAAGTTTCGTTTCGTCTCTTTAGAGGTAAAGTTATGACTGAAAAAGTAGCAGCCATCGTTGGCTCAGGTACGGTTCCGTACGTTAGGGGTATTCTGCCAGAACTTCAGCGAGGTATTGAAGATGACGGTGAAGGTATTCGCACCGGCATTCAGATGATGGTCGGTAACCCCGAAGACCTACTTGCCGTAGACGCCTTTGCGGCTTCTGGTGTTACGGTTGGTACGACAGCGATAGAGGTTTTGAGTCCTGGTACTAATCCATTGCCACGTTCTCGTCAGGTGATTATTGAGAACATTGGCAGTAACGAAGTATACATTAGCCACAAGGATGTTTTTACCACATTAGACGCTTTCGAGTTGTCGGAGGGTGTGGCTGGCGAAAACAACCGCGTGACATTGCCAGTATTGCATAACGTTTCTATCTGGGCCAAGACCGATACCGGCACGAGTACAGTACGCCTATTGATCTTCTAGTCGCGGGTGTTCCCGTAGGGAGCTTGCGATGAGTAATCATGAATATGCAACTTCGATAGGATCTGGCACCGTACCGCACGTACAGAGTGGCCCAGTCCATAATCTTGCTGATGGAGCATATCCTGTTCCCGATCAGCGAACATCACTAAAGACACGTCGGGGGGACGGTGCAGTTATCCTGAACCCAGAGGACTTCTCCGTTGGGATTGGTCTTCGTGCGGCAGCAATTACCGTATCTACCTCAGCGGTTCCGCTTCCAGCGGACCCGCTGGAGTTTCGTCGTGCTCTCGTCGTTCATAACAACGGCTCCGTGACTGTCTATTTGGGGCAAGCGGGAGTGACCGTCAGCAATGGTTTACCATTGACGGCGGGTGAGAAGATTGCTTTTGATATCCAAAACAACCCGAACGTGGTTGTGTACGCTGTTGCCGCGTCTTCGGTTGACGTGCGTATTATGGAGTTAAGCTAAATGGTGGGCATAGGTAACATTGTATCTGTTGGTGGTTCAGGCGGTGGAACCAGCAGTAGCTCTGGCGTCAGTATACTGAACGGCCAGACTGGTCCCGAGGTTACTCTTGTTGGAACTAGTGGCATTGTTATCTCGCCCGTTGCCCCGAACGTTATCAACATTGGTTACGACGGATCGATTCAATCCGGCGTGTTTGGCGTCAACGGCATTGACGTAGAGCAAGTTGCTGGCGAATACGTCGTTGATGGAGCATCACTATCTGGATTGATCACACCATCGGGTGGAATTGGCTCCATCAACGGGCAGATTGGTCCTACGATTGACATTCAAGGCGTCAATGGCGTTACCGTTACCGTACCGGGAACCAACACCCTACTGATTGATGGTGCTGGAGCATCTGGTGTAGGTGGTGGCGGCACGGCTAGTGGGGTTTGTTATACGGAAACATTTACAAGTCAAACGTCTGTTACTGCAAACCATGGACTTGGCACAGCTAACGTTGTGGTCAATGTTTTCGACGCTTCTGACGACCAAATGTTGCCCGACAGACTCAATATTGTGGACACAAACAACGTATTAGTGCAGTTCAATAGGCCGCAGACTGGCAAGATTGTGATTGTTGGCTGTGGCGGCGACGATACCAATTTTGAACTATGTAAACGATACGCATTACTAGTGAGTTAAGATATGGCACTACAAGAAAAACAATTAGGACAGTCAAGACCTGGAAGCACGACTGCCGTATCGCTATACTCTCCGGGGGCTGGTGTCACGGCGATTATCAAAGCCGTCTTCGTATCAAATACCACATCGGCAACAGCTACATTTCGTATTTTCGTGGATGATGATGGCACAACGTACGACGAGACGACAGCATTGTTTTGGGATGTCACTATTCCTGGCAATACAACCGTAGAACTTGATTCTTTTCTAGCCATGAATGATTCAGCAGGTAACATTGCGGTGCGAACCGATACCGCTTCCGCCTTGACGTTTACTGCTTTTGGTGCGGAGGTAAGCTAATGTCTATCAATCAATATCCCGATGGTGTACGAACTACAGAAGCGAATGATGTACCCAGTGAATATAGTAAAATGATGGGGTCGTCTGAGGTCTTCCATACCGTCAAGGGAACCCTCAATAAATATCGGGTACGACCACGTATCCAGAATGAACATGCTGCATCATCACGAGAGGCGATGGACGTTGTTGATGCTTCTACTGTGGTTGGACAGATGTTTCGAGCGAGCAATAGTACCATTAATGGCATCTCATTAACGCTAGAGAGTGCCGCAGTGTTTGCCAGCATGGATGCTATTACCGCTGGTGGTGGAGAACATAAAGCTGGCACCATGGAGTACTCAAGCGATGCCGCACTACAAGCCGAATACATTAAGAGTGGTGCTGTCGAAGCGGTTCGGAGTGCGTTCACTGATGATGGGGGTACAACGCAAGACGGTAGTTATGCATGTAAAATGCCGTGCGACGCCGAAGAAAGCTGGACCGTTACTCTCACTTCGACAGATCTTACTGGAGTGACTTTTTCTCTCAAGTACGCCAACACTAAAGAGTGGAACAAATGTAAGGTATACTTTTTTATTGGTGATGGCACTAATACTAAAAGCTATCCGTTGACCGTTCTTGATAAGAACGACTGGCAGACCTTCACGTTTGAAGAAACCGCGATGAATGTGACGGCTGATGACTTGACAGTGACGACACCAACGATGACGGCCATTACACGAATGGGGTTTCGTGTTACCGATACTGATGCTGACGAATTTATATACGCAGATTCAATTACGTATCAGGCTGAGCCCGGCAGTGTCGCAATGGAGCTATGGGACATGGGTACGTCTCTTCCGGCGAGCAACGGCACGGTCAACTATACCACGGCAGGGACACAGTATACCGAACTGGGAGACAGAGGTATTAACGGTGCTGTTGTGGCCAGCCTTTCTCTAACGCTTGAGGGTGGCAAACGCAAGTATCTCGTAAACAGGTTTATTGCTGGCACCGCACTGGAGAACCCCGATAATACGATATTAAATGTTGATAATTATTACGCGATCGTCTTGAAATATGTTGATACAGACGTGACCGTGTATGGTCCCAACACACTTTATAGCGTCAACTACTACACTAGCGGCTATGGATGGAAAGCTGAAATTGCAGACAATCTAATTGATGTCATCCCTGGTGCCGCTGGAGCTGGGGCCTACTCTGACATTATGTTTCAGATTTTCTCTACTCAAGATGTCTACATCACCAAAATGGAGCTGTGGCCAGATGCAGCACCGGGCAATAACGCTGAAGTGTCTGTGTTTTCTGAGGATTCCAACATGATGATTACGGATATTGCATTGTACGCCCAGCGTGGTGGAACATCCGTAACGTCTCTGGTAAAGGATCTCAGTCTTAAGCCAATTTTTCTAGAGTGTGGCGGCAAATTTGAGGCGTATCATAATGATGACCCGCAAGATGATATAGAACATGCCTTATTTGTATTTGAGTATTTGTTTATCCCCCCAACGGTACATGGGTAGCGATTAGTGTATTTGTAATTATGACCCTACATGATATCTGGCTAGGTGACGTAATGCCCGAAAGCGGCGTTGCGGTGGCAATTGGGCGTAATAGTTACGACCCTCCCGCCCCCACTGTGCCCGTATTTGACATTCATGCACGCTCATTAGTCATGCATGATTCGGGTGCCCCCGCACATTCTGGCATTTTACAGTACAATTCAGCCGATAATAGACTAGAGCTTATTCCTGGCGGTAGCGGCACACAACCCATCGTAACCGCCGTGTATTGGGACGGCTACACCGTTGGTACGACTACCGTATCGACCAGTGCTACGACCATCGCTATTAACACTACACGTAGTCAAAATCCTACTGGCATTCTAACTGCGGATACAGAAGTGGGAGCGTATCGATTTACGATGGCGGGTACGTATTCCATTGAATATAGGGTATCGCTCAATGTTGGTACAACGACACGTACCAGTGCCCAGCACTACATTGATATTATGGCTCCAGGCGGTTCGTATAGTCCCGCTAACGGAAGTACATCGTATTCATATCACCGTACAACTGCAAACGGAGAAGATACGGGGTCAAGTAAAGCAATTATTACTGTGGCAGTAGACACTCTCGTCCGTGTTCGGTCTCTTGTACTTAGCGGTGCGAACCTGTCCAGTGTTACGTACTCGTGTGGATTAACCATTAGGAAATTGGCATGAGTTTGCACGACATTTGGCTGGGCGACGTAATGCCCGAGAGCGGAGTGGCCGTAGCTATTGGTCGTAATAGCTATGACCCACCGGCTCCCGTAGTGCCAGTACATGATGTCCATGCCCGTTCGCTCGTGATGTATGATTCTGGTTCGCCAGAACACTCCGGGATCATATCCTTTTACAGTGATCTAATAGACAAGTGGTGGCCCACTAATTTACGAGTTATTCCTGGCGGTAGTGGAATGCAGCCAATTGTTCCTGGTGCTGTTGTTTCGGCATATAGCTCATCTAACGCAGACTGGGCAGTCGGTACTTATAACCCGATGCCATCTTTGACCGAAGAAACCAACGTTGTTGCGGACGCTTACACGGTGATTGGGGGCAGTGGAATGATTATTGTCAATCATGGTGGCGTGTATGATGTTGCTTGGCGTTTCACTATGCGAAACACGGATCCTACCTCCGTTGCTCGTCGTAGTATTTATTCGTGGTTACAAACAATATCCCCAATCGATAGCCAAACTGGGTTTGTTGAAGTGACCGGATCACGCACATGGATGTACTTAAGAAGTACGGGGTTTTATGATACTTGTGAGTCTAGATGTATTGTTGAATGTTTGGCTGGTGATGTCCTACAGGCGGTAATTGGGGGTGCTGGCGATAGGCCGGTAACGAATCCACCGACCATCATTGCTGATGGCACCAGTATCACTGTAGAAAAATTGGAGTAATATTATGGGTTTTCCTATTAATGGCGATCTTGTTCCGAGCACTAGTGGCTTTTCTAATCTCGGTGTTGATGTAAGTTCGAATGGCCGGAATGCCTTTGATATTACGTCAATCCGTCCCTTTAATCATGTTCACCAAGTTAGTGGTGTTTTCCACGATACGACCCTGGGTCAGTCTGGTGTCCTGCGATATAGCAGGGCAGCGGCGGCGTTCCAGGTTTCTGTTGACGGTGGTAAAACTTTCCAAGATCTTGCAGCCGGTGCTGGCGTAGATAGCGTCGGCGTCATGGGGGGTGCGGACCTCACTGGCAACGTTGATATTGCATCACATGGCAGTGGATTCATATCCGTCACTGATACTGCCGGTGCATCTCCGATCGTCATTGGGGTTGATCAACTTGGACTGTCGGGCATGTGGGACTTCCCGACTCAGGGCTTCAACGGCAGTGTCGTTAACGAACTGACAGACTTCAACGGCACGACAGCACAGGGGGCAATTAGCGTCGTTGGTGCCTCCGGTATCATCGTTGATATCGTTGGTCAAACCATGACAATTGCTTCCAACACAGATGTTGGTAGCGTGGCACGTTGCTACTCAGAAACGTTTGGTGCGGCCACTAGTTGGGTTGTTACCCACAGCCTCAACACAACCAACGTGAGTGTTTCGATCTACAACTCTGACTCTCCTGCGTTGGCAATCATGCCTGATGAAGTTGAGATTACAGATGCAGACAACGTAACGATTGGTTTTAATGTTGCACAGGCCGGTGACGTAATCATTATGGGACACTAAGACTATGGCAAGGCAGACGGGAGACTTATGGCCGCACGCTAGTGGTACGGCAAGCTTGGGCGTTGATCAAATCAATGGCCCCCAAGGGGGGTTTGCGAATGAGATACGCCCGTTCAATCACATTCATCAAAACAGTGGTGTATGGCATCATGGAGGCATGTCTGGCCTGTTGCGTTTTCACGCATCATCTACTCCTGGGTTTGAGATGTCGTTTGATGGTGGTGGTAGTTTCCCGCTGCTTTTTCACAGGTTAGCCTCGGACGCTTCAAGAATACAGGTGACGGCTGGCAATAGTCTCTATATAGATGGTGACGAGCTGATTCTTACGGGTGATGCTGGGGCTATTTTCTTGACTGGAACGTGCCAGTTTGTAGCAACCAATGGTTTGATTCAAACTATCGGAGATCTATATACTATGACATGTGATAGTGCTGCTTTCACCGCAGAAGGCGGCAGCTATCACGTGAGGTCACTTGATCACATGGTGAAGCTGGATTCGTTCGATGGAAGTGGTATACTGCAATACGGCTTCGGTCCCTACGAAGGTTGGCAAGTCGCCGTAGGTGCTGGCAACACAGATCTTGTGCCTATTCCGCACTCTGGTCATATTGTACAGATGATTGCGGAAGGTGGCGGTGGTGGCGTCAGTGATTTACAGGGTGCCTATGATGGTGGATCAACCATTACTACCGCTGGCGGCAACCCCGTTGCTATTACTGGCGATGGGGGCTATGGCCTTTCGTTACAACAAACAGAGAATGAATATCCGCACGTAGATCTTACTGGTCTCGTGCAAGGCTTAAGTAGCACCCCAGCAGGCGGTGATTTTTGGCTTCAGGCTCACACTGCTGGTGTACAAGGACAATTGTGCCCGGCTACCAGCTATCCGACTACTGCCGCTGAGGCGGCAGCTATGTCTCTTGGACCAGAAACGCTTTTCTATCATGCTGGGTCTGGTATTGTAGCCATTCGTCCTGCTTCTGGCGTTGCTCAGTACTTTAATGCTCTCCCCTCAGATGCAATTGACGAAACCGGCGTGACTGTACCAGTTGGTTTTGCGACAACGGGCGATAGGTATTCCATTACCAAAACCGCTGCCGCAAGTGACGGCATTACAATTCAGGTTGCTGGCATGTATCGCGTACAATATACTGCCGTTTTAGAGAAGACCGCCGGTAACTTAGCTCAGCAAGTTGACACGCAGTTACAGGTTGACAACGCTGCCGGAACTTCGTATGAACTATATGGCAGCAATAGCTCTGCTCTTGTACGCAATAGTACTACTCTTAATAAAAATACAGCCAATGGCATGTGGACTGGAGATTTTCAAAAGGGTGATCGCGTTCGATTGTATGCGACACATAACGGCGTTCCGCCAGCCGGTAATACGGTAATAGCGTCACAACGTTCTAGTACAATTATCGTAGAGTGGCTCGCACCGATCGGTGCAGGTAGTCTCACCAGGATTGCACTATAAGGAGAATAATATGTTTATGATATTGACAGAAGCTATGGTAGACCCAGTAACTACTTCCTTGATGGGAGATTTATTAGAGCAATACGGCTTGACGGGGGTAGCCTTTGGTGCATTATTAACTATTATGCTTCGCCAAAACAAGAATGCTCAAAAACGCATTACCGATTTAGAGGGAGCCAGCCAAGAGCAACACGAAAAAGAACTAGACGCTCGCAAGAGTATGCTAGACGAGTATGTCGAGCTTGTGAAGAACAACCTCAAGGTGGTCGCAGACCTGACTGGCGTACTAGATCGCATTAAGGATACGTTGGAACGCATTGAACGAAAATCGGACGGCTAAGAGCCGCCCGTCTTACGCAATACATCAGCGGCAGCTTCGGCTGCCGCTATTTTTATATGATCTCTGGCTTTGAGCCACCCCGCTGAGCCTTACCTTCTTTACGGGCTTGATCAGCAGCGATAGATGCCGCTGGTGTCATGACGCACGCACCGAAAGGCTTCTTCTCTGGCCTCTCAAAGAAAGCTAGGATCTCTTCCTTTAACGCTGTAATGACATCGTTGGGTACTTCAAATTGATTTAGGCGTTCACGGAGGATGCGGTCCACCGTTGTGTTTAGACTGTTACTACGTTCACTGGGCATTGTCTTTATCTCCGAACCAAGAGTTGCGTAAATTGGTAACTATACGTTTGCCGCGTTGCTTATGTTGACGTACACGATGTTCTTCTTCTTTTCGTGTCATGTCTTTTATGGTTTGTGAATCGATCTGCGTAAGCATTGATGCGTGGCCAGCCAATATACTCTGTCGTACATGAGAGGCGGGCTTTCTACGGAAGAAAACCAATGACCGGATTGACGGAATGGTGTAGCGATGCAGGACGTTGAGCCACTTTTGATTCATGTTATCTAGCGGCTCGATTGTGCCATTGACCTCATCAATGATTCTGTTATCACCATACACCATGACATCATCGCCGATATCAATTTCGTGTAGCTCACGCAGTGCAAGAAACAAGACCTTGTACATGTGCTGAAGCGACTGAAAGATCGGGTCTCCGTGCTCAGTTAATGCTGGGGAGCAGCTTCGAGATACCTCGATGCCCTCCCCAGATACATAATACCCAGTCTCGTTAAAGAAGACGCCAATCACTTTACTTCATCTGACAGTAGTTTATGCTCTACTACTTCGTCCGAAGTAACGGTACCAGCGGCACGAAGAGCGTTGGCAATAACGGTAAGTAGTTCCTTGGTTCGCGGAGACAGTTCAAGGATGCCCGTTTCCGGGTTGATCCAATCCAGGGCACCGCGTGCCTTCAGTTCTTGCTCCATAACAACTAGCAAGAATGTTACTTCGTCATTGGTCATGCCTGCATCTGCTAACGCCTGCGAGACAGCAGACTCTACACCCGGCATGAAGTTTTGATCTCGCAGTGTTTCCAGTGCGACCGCTGCAAGCTCTAGATCTTCAGCGGTGACGAGACCCTCTTCTAGTAGGCGGTTGGCACCGATCTTGACGCCAAGTTGTAGATACATTTTCCACTTGCTGTATTCGAGGTCGGTCATTTCCTCCAGCATTTCGATACCCTGACCTTCTCCAGTGCTAACGCATCCACTGATGGCTCCAATACCCAGTACAAGTGCTAGTGTGATGGGAGCGATAAGTTTTTTCTTGTCCATATTGTTGTCTCCAAGTTATTTTGAGATGTCACGGATGTTAACATCTGCTGGTGCTTTTCCATTTAAGTATCCGTCACGTTCTTGCTTGGTCATCTCGGGTGCTCGTTGATGACAGTCCTTGCAGATGCGATAGATATAACGCTTGCCATTTTTCATGGTCGCTTGAATTGGTCCTTTATTCATATGAGAACAGCCGTTCACTGAGGTTTCAACCCGGTCGGTCTCTTCGATGACTCCAGCTTCACGTAGCTCTTTCTTTTTGTGAGCAACAAAATCAGCGTCATCATCGAGGTCACCCAAAGTCTGAGGGACATCTTCTGGTGAGGATGAGATCTTACTAGTAATGAAGCTTAGGTCTTGTTCTTCGGTAAAATGCCAGTCTTGTGGCAATGTCTTGCTGCCATTCAACTGAGCCAGTAGCTTTTCCGCTGCCGCCGCACTAATCTCGTACTTCATGGGGGCCTTACGGCCCTTCTTGGCGACGGTTATGGTAAAGAGTTGTTCCTCTTCGGGATCAAACTCCTGCTTAGTGAGGTCGCATTCGTAAATGGTTCGTTTACCCATAGTGTTGCTCGAAGTCTCTATATGCTTTAATGATGTCGCGTACGATCGCACTACGCTGAATAGTTTCAACGTTATCCATCTCTACGATACCAACGGTTGGCAGAGGATTAAGGACATTAATAGCCTGGGTGAGAGCACTGTCTCGCGGATCTATGTCGCACTGATCCAGATCTCCAGCGATAACCATTTTGCAATGTTTTCCTACACGTGTGAGGACCATCTTCATGGCGTCGCCGTTGAGGGGGACGTTTTGTGCCTCTTCCACAATTACAAAACAATTGTTGAAAGAGCGACCACGGCACATACTGAGTACTGTAAACTCAAACTTCTGTGCAATGAGTTGCTGGATTTCTTGCTCACTCAGGCCGAACTGACGTAGGTTATCCCTTACTGATTGTACATAAGGTGTAACCTTTTCATCTAGCGTGCCGGGGAGTGCTCCAATTTTCTCTCCTGTATTCGATGGAATGTACGGGCGGATCACTACGATACGCTGTATACCACCTCGTTTTGATGATCTGCGAACCATCTCAATCGCTTCAGCTAGAGCGAGATATGTTTTACCCGTACCCGCTAGGCCAGTACAGATTGTAACCACGTTACCCCTGATGGATTTTACGTAATCCTCTTGTCCCTCTTGGGGCGTTGGTGCAACAAAATTATTCAACACAAATTACCTCCCAATGGTTCGTGCCTTACGGGCACGTTTGTTTTTAGCACGCCTTCGTGCGATGGTTTTGGTACGCTGGGGGGTTATTTTCATGCCAAATGAATTGCGATGAGGCTGTTTGGCAATTTCTTTTTCTAGGTGATGCGAGATGAGAATACCGTCTAGGTGATCGAGTTCGTGCGAGACAGCCTGTGCCCAGAACCCCGTGAATGTTTCGGTATGGTATTCGCCATCTAGATCAACGAATTTAATCGTAATGCTCTTTGGTCTTGTGCATCGAGCGTGCATGTGCGGTAGTGACAAACAGGCTTCGGGTACGCTCTTTGTGGCATGACTCTTATGCGTCACTACCGGGTTGATGTATGCATTATTCGTTGCGTCACCCTCATCGTTGACGCCGTTACGCAATAGGAATATACGATGTGGATGTCCGACCTGTACGGCAGCCAGCCCGACAGCATCCGGATCTAATGCGTCGAGTAAGGCATCCATAAGCACAATGGCTTCCTCATCAGTCTGCTCGATGGGTGTAGAGCACGACTGCGATACCATTTCGAGTAGTGGAAATCTTTCGGTGTCTGCTGGAGTAATGATGGGATTCTGACGTGCCACGGTAGCTTCTTGCTCTTCGGGTGTCGGCACGTCCTTTTCAGTAAGGTCACTCATAGTAGATTTTGAAAATTGAAGGAGTAGTGATGGATGAACTTTTCCTACTCATCGCTTTGGCTGTGTCAAGACAGTAGTTCATAGCCATCATCCAGGACTACGATACATCTTTCTGTGTGTGCGACAATATCACCATTGCGTTTACGGACGGTCCACCCGTCCTTATCTATCATTATGTCAGCGTTATCGTACGCTGTCACGGGTTCAATACAAATTGTTTCACCCGTCTTTAGCGTTTGTCTAGTATATCGCGTAACATCTAGGTGTTGTTTCAGTGCTGACTGTGTTCTATTTATAGCATTTGGAATAAAGGGATCGACATGAACTTGGTCCCCAATGTAATGACCTCCAAACTGATGGATGAGCACGACGCCTTTTTCGTCAGCGGTACGCTCTGCCGCTTCAACCAATCGCATAAAGGTGCAGCCATCTCGCACGTAAGCCAGTTGAGCACTCATGATAGCCTCAGTGGCGTCCACCAGATTTTGACTACGGTCACATTGAGGGGCACCCATAACCCGTGAGCGAGCAGAATCAGCAAACCAACCCTCATACTCGGTGCCTACGTCAATTGTAATGAGGTCTCCTGCCTGTATGATGTAATCGTCAGGAATACCATGCACTACAACGTCGTTAGGACTAATGCACGCTGCCGCTGGAAAAGGAGTAGCCATTCCTGGGGGCTGATAATTCTTAAACGCTGGCACACACCCGGCATTTAGGATGTATCTTTCAATGATGGCGTTCACTCTGGCCAAGGTAACTCCCGGTTTAGCTACACGGAAACCACACTCGATGGCTTGAGCGTTGACCTTCCCGGCATATCTCATCCTTTCAAGACTCATCACGCACCCAGTTCTTGACTTGCTTCCAGTGAGGTAGGGTCGTCTTATATGCACGCTCCGGAGACCTTAGGTGGTAGCTTGGGTGATACGTTACGAGCACAAGGGATTCGTGCTCGCCAGTGCGATAGTGTAACCACCCATCTTTCACATTTTCAGGAAAGAACTGACTCATTGCACCTTTGATTGGGCGACCACTGAGTTGCTGCATGGCGACACGTCCCAATATAATGATGAGCTTAGGACGAAGCAACTGCACCTGTAGGTCAAGTCTCCACTTGCAGGCATCTAGCTCATCTGGTTTCGGGTTTCGATTGTTGGGAGGGCGGCAAAGCACTGCGTTAGTGATAAAGATTTCATCTCTAGTGACACCTATATACTCTAAGATGCCATCGAGTTTCTTGCCAGCCTTTCCTACAAATGGCACACCCTTAGTATCTTCCTCTTCTCCTGGGGCCTCACCTATGATCAAAATACTGGGGGTCTGCGAGCCTTCACCGAATACTATTTGGTTGCGTTCGTGACAGAGGTCGCAAGACCCACAGTTTAACATTTGACTATGTAACGTATCGAATTGACTACTCATGATAGATGACCTGTAAAGAAATCTCCATGCCAATTTCCTTCTTGCTTCGTTTGTAGGGTAGCAACTCCGAAACTCAGGACATCTGCTATGTTATCGGCATAGGCTACGATCATGCCTTCAAATGTACAAATGTCCTTTGTGGGGTTACACATGTTTTCTAGCACTTGTTGATATGCAGTTGGCAATACGGTTTGAGTGTTGGCCACACAGGCATTTACCAGTTTATTGATGTAGTGGATACTGGCACGCCTTACTCCGATGGTTTTGTACGAGTCGCGTGGTCGGGGTTTGTCACCCTGGAAATTAGTGGTAGTATACCAGCCGACGTTTCTTAGGATACACCCCATAGTCACCAGGGAGGGCGAGAACGGCGTCTCCAGCTCTTGTGCCTGGATGCAGGTGGCCAAAGCACAACGGAGAGAACGGATCGTATGGACTAGAAGACCGCCACGGTATGACATTGTGCCTTCTAGTCCATATGGTGCATCTCTTAGTGTGCGTAACAACGTAAGATGATTCATCGCACACCCCATAACGTCCCTACATAGAGGATCGTCGAGGTTTAAGATAGCCTGCTCTATTTCTTCGGCATAACATATGAGCAGGTTGTCGGTTACGGCATCAGCGTTCAAACTTTTTCCTTTTGCCACCCACGGTGCGATCTTCTCGTTCTTTGCACGACTGACAAAGAGATACCTTGCGTACGATGATGGCTAATTCGTCTGGCAATTCCTTTTCGTTGCCAGGATGCAACGACATACGTTCGGTGCCTCCGTAGTAGCTACCGTGGCATTTACGACACTCGATTAACTTCAGTGTCTTAGGCGTTTTCATGACTAAGCCTTATCTCTAGTAACGAAACGAGTTTATTGATACGTGCCGCAATATTTGCGTACGATACCCCGTCCTCTGACGCAATACGTCTTAGGGATTTTCCATTAATGAAATATTCCGTCAGTAAACGAACGTCTTTATGGTCGGAGGCTTTACGCAAGATTGTATCCAACACGTCTTGACCTTCTAGTTCTCTCCCGTCTTCACTACTGACACAAAAATCGGAGACATCTTCATTTATCATTGGCAATACATTATGTGTACGCTTCTTGATATATCGTAGCACGTGACCACGGATATAGAAGTATGCCCACGTCGTGAATCGAGACTTGGTAGGGTCGTAAGTTTCACACGCAGATAGTAGACCAACCCATGCTTCCTGATGAAGATCGTCCATATCAATAAGAACGTCTCTCTGACACAGAGCATAGAATGGTTTTAAGATGCTGTAAATGAAAGCGTCCCATTCGTTTTGTGGTAAAATATCGAGCGGACTATCTTGCATATCCATTGATTTGTGCGATTAGTAGTCGCATGTATATCCGTTTCTCTTCCGACGTTAATGCTGCCCAACGCTGGATAGTGACAGTGTTGCCGCCGTCAGGAATCTCTTCGTGGCCTGCATTGAGTTGTGTATGACGATACAGCGTCCGACCCTCTTGATCCTGCACGACTAGCGTAGTCACACGCATTTCGTTATTGTCAGACACCGCCCAAAAGAACCTCAGGAAGTCTTTGAACTTAATGACAGACTTTTTAGCCTTGCCGTTCGCCAACATCATCAGGAATGTGACTTCAGTTTCATCCTCCAGACCCTTGCTTGTCACAAGTTCTTTTTGTACCAAAAGCAGTTTTTCCCAGTTGATATTCAAGGACATCACGATACACCTCCATTAGTGATTACACTAAGCTACGGTGCCGTCCTCGATGTATACACCCATACGGTCGTTGTCATTTCGCGACGCATATTCAATCCAAACTTGAAAATCTTTATCTTGAGCCATTTCTTCTACAATTTTCATGTTGCCATCATCTAATAGTGAGCCGTCAGCAATCCTAATTATACGTAGTTTTGGGTTAGCTGCCATAGCAATACCCAGGGAAATACGCAGTCTTTGGGCGGCAGAAGCTTGACAGAACGGCACAGGTAATCCTTCTTCGTTGAGTACCATAATACCCTCCGCCGTTACCATTAATCCCTTGACGGGCAGCGGTGATTTCTCTAGGGCTTCCGCTTTTTCTATATCAATAAGCTCCATGGAATTGTTGAGTTTTACAATTTGCTCTTCGATATTCCGTAGAGATTTGCGGATTTTACCGTAATCCTGTATCTCTCTCGCACGACGGTTATGGGTTTCGATGTTTTGCAGTTGTTCTTTCAGGAATTCGATATCCGGTACGTCTGGTAGGTCTTCCAGCTCACTAATGACTAACGACCTCTGTTCTTTGGCGGCAGCTAGTTGCTGCTCAAGTGACAGTATCTTTTCCTTAAGGCGTGCGTCCGTTTCTGTCAGTTTTTTCGTGCGAGCATTTAGAGTTACGGCATCAGTAATCGATTGCGTGAGGTCCGTAACCGATAACTCTAGCGTTGGTTCAGCGTCAGTCGGGGGCTTGATGTTGGTCAGTAGAGTGGTGAGTCTCTTCTTTTCACGATTGGCATCTGCACGTTCATCGAATGCTTTCTTGTGACGTTGCTCGAAATCAGCAAGGTCTACTTTGCCTCCGGTGATAGTATATAGGACATCACCAAGCATGTCTCGCTGTTCTTTGACGGATTTTCGTGAGAAAACCCAGGGATCAAAGCTCATGTCACCGATCATGCCGTCCAGTAGCTTTTGTGGAGACGAGATCTTGCTGCCGTCTGGTGTTTTGATTTCAAGTGTCGTACCAGACGGAGTAAACTTACGGGTAACGAGATAGTCACCGAGATCAAGCTCGACCGTCCCCTTTTTCTCTCCATTACGGAGAGGGTCTGGATTGTTCCTGCTGGCAGCACGATACTGGAGGGCGAGCCAGATAGCATCTAACGTAGACGTTTTGCCTTGTTCGTTCTTGCCACTAATGACAATGACATCGCCAGTAGGAGTGATATCAACAGCTTTAATGCGTTTGACGTTTTCGGAACGTAGGTGGATAATTCTCATCGCTTAAAAATAAAGGTTACTTCGTCAGATTTGATTACTTTGCCGCCAGCATCTATCATTTGCTTCCACAAGATATGGTCGTGGTTGTCACATGGTAGCCACCCTTCCGTTTGATTGAATAGCTCTCGCGTATGAGCCATACCAACAGTTAGAGGGTCTTGCGTATTGATTGGTCCCATCTTGCGGACACGCTTACTTGATCGTGGATGTCTGTGGGCCATCTTGAATGATTGACCCGCAGTGCGAAGCATGCTTGCTTCAGGATTAGCGGCAGCCATTGCCGCTAGGGTTTCTAGGTGATGCGGAAGCCACTCGTCGTCATCGTCAATGTAGGCAGTCCATTTGGCACTCCCCTGAAAAATGCCAAAGTTACGTGCAGCCGCACCAAAGTCTTGACTGGGCTCTTTGACTTTAAGCCAGTAGATGTTAGGATTTGGGAACGCCTGAGATAACATACTTGGCACAACTGTGCCATCGACTACAATATATAGGCTCCAGTCTTCATGTGTTTGTTCACATACGCTATTGATAGCGGCAAACAACGACTCCCTTACTATTGTTGGTAGTATTACGTCGAAGTGCATAATGATCTCCAAACAAACATGTCAACTGGAATGCGATATGATTGCTTGCCGCCAAAGCCAGTCCAGGGTATGATTTCACAGGATTTCATAATGTTTTTCAAGGCTTTTGGTTTCAGTATAGTGAACGTTGGTGCATCACTATCAGCACCATTGACCATCAAGATGGCAGCATTCTTTTTGAGGTAAGACTTAACTTGATTGGCCTTTAAATGAAAGGTCTTTGTCAGGAGTGGCTTACTAAATTTGACCTCGATTTGACCGTAGCCATCAACCCAAAAGTCAGGATCGGTAGAAACCTGAGAGTCCTCTAGATACTCTCCGTCGTTGCCACAGCCAACATCCCGAAAATTAGGACGCTTCCCGGTTTCGTGTTCGATTAGACTTATCCACAGTAGGAACAACGTACGTTCTCGTAACGTAGATTCCTTAATCTCCCTCTTGAACTGTTCCTTGGATCGATTGTCGAACCTATAGTTCATACATTGACCCTGGCAAACGCCTCTTCGCGAGAGTATGCCTTTTTGCGACCAGCAATGATCCATTTCCATTGGAAGGCACCGTTGGCCTTAAGGGCGGGCACCGCTACCCAACCATTCTTTTTGAGTACTCGTCGTTCGTATTCGCGGCGTTGCTTATTAGAATCTCTATACTTCATGCTCTCAGTCTTTCAACCACATCGGGCTGGGTAATAACAGAACGGAATTTGTGCAGCAATTTGAACGAGCAGATTGCATCAAACAGAGCGGTGTGGAACTTATTCTTGCCATACTCTGACATATTCATCTTGAACCACTTGATAGCTTGTCCAAGCGTGGCTCCCGACGCGATATTTTCATGTCCAGTACACGCACGCACGACAGACATGCTATCGATGGCACGATACGTGAAGTTGGCTTCGAACTCTGACACAGTAATGTCATAGATCTGACGTGACATAAAGCGACGGTCGAAGTGTTCGTTGTGGCCGCCAATGATACTGGCACCATGATCGTGCCAGAGGTCCATGAACTCTTCGCCGATCTCCTCCGTCGTCAAACCCTTAGCGAAGGCTTGTTGCGGGGTAATACCATGAATCTCTATCGCCTTCGGCGTAAAGACATAATCGTCCACAGACGGTAGTTTATGTAGGGCCTCAAACTGTTCGATGATTTCTCCAGTATCAAGGTCGCCAACCAGGGCACCTACCGAGAATATCGAGTGCTTCTCAGCGTCGAGACCCCCGGTTTCAGTGTCATACACTAGCACTTTCATTAGCGATCACCTTATTGGCAAGAATCATAACGGTATCGAATAGCGTGTCGGCAGACGGACGGTGATGCACTTCGACGCCACCAAATCCACCAAGAGCCGTCAGTACGTTGTCGGACTCGTCCGGAGTAGGCTTAAACAACTCACGGAACTCGCCCATGAACTTATGTGCGGGCATCGTTGTATCGAAAGTAATGCCCGAAGCACAGGTTCCGGCCTCGATCATCTTGGTGATGCGTCCAGCAATACGCAGACGAGCACCCTTACGTGAGAACGAGTCGCGACGATCAGCGTGGAAAAGTCCCTTGCGACTCGTACCATCATTGACCAGGGCCACAGCCACATAGAGTTTTGTACCGTCAGAGTATGCTCCGACACTAACGCCAGCGTTGGGGCGATGAGAGAAGATTACGTTATTCATTGGTTGGTTCCTTGGGTGGTTGGACTTGGCTGAGTGAGGCGAGACGCATATATGTCTGGAGCGACATACCTACAGGCAACTGTGCCGTAGACATCATTAGGGCACCCATAAGAAGGCGTGCCTCATCGCCCGTCAGGTGAATATTGGGTGTAGGTTCGGGCCGTTGTTCGGGTTCCATTAGACTAACTGTAGTTTTTCAAGTGTTTGTCGGACGAATGCACGTAGGTCTTCCAGCGTGCCGTTGTTTTGATAGAGTATATCGAACGTTTCGTTGTCGAGGGCGGTTTCACTGAGGTGTTCGTCTACGTAGCCGGTATCACGTTCCAACCTAATAATAACACCGCCATTCTCTTCTGTCACCATCTTTTCGTTGGGAAATCGACAATCCGTTAGGAGCACTACGTCATAACCGCCCCAGTCACGGTTGAACGGTGACTCAGCCCAAACGTCATTATAGATAGAGCGAAACACGTCCGTGCCCATGACCTGTAGTACTTCGCGAGTAGACATGGGACCAACACGAGGTACCGGCTCTCTTTCTTGCTTGACACACGGCTCGTCAATCATGTGTCGTCTTGGGTCCAAGCTATCACGACGTGCCGGTATCCAGGCGACAGCATACTTCTTCCTGATTTCAGATGAGAAACCATCCCACTTGATGTGACACGGTGCGTCTTTGGTGGCGTTGTCTCCGTATACCGCTAGACGCTTCAGTCCCAAGACCCTAATACACATTTCCTTTAGGGACTCGGCAAAGGCCGTGAAGATGACATCCTTGCCCGCCTCATTCAACATAATGGCTGCCATGTCAGCAGCAGTATCCTTACCGCACTGCTTTTTGCCTGAAAAAGCTATGAAAACAGTATGGGGGGTCCGTTTGGAGCCTTCTGCACTCACCAAGTTGGCACAACCTTGTTCTTCGGCGTCGAGCATTCTCTGTTTCAAGTAATCGTTCATAGGTGTTACTCTAAAAGGTCTGGCAGTGTAGGTATACCCCTTAGGGCCTAATAATCACCCAGGATGGCCTTGATCACTTCCACTCCCTCACGAATGGTAGAAACCCTGAATCCTGTGCATTCGTTAATCATTGCGTGATCGTGCTGATTGCCATTCTTCTCCATCACAATCACAGATGGAATACGCATCGCGTCGGCCCAGGCGATCTCCATACAGGTACCAATCGAAACCCTCTCGGTACCTAATAGATTTACGAAAAGCACACTGGTATTCATGCAATCAAAACGATCTCGTGTAGTAATTCCATGAGGTGTACTCATGTTGCCGAACACTTCTTGATCGAACTCGTCGCTCTCATAGCTGTCAGCGATTGGGCCAGAGCATTCTCTCAGGTATACTTTAGCTCTCAGTGGACTAACCGCTCGGATGCCACTACGCAAGAGTTGCTTCTGTACTTCGTCACGCCAGTCTGTGGCTTCGTCGTACGTGCAGCCACTAATGGGGCCAGCGAGATATACTGTCTTGTTTACCATGTTATTTGTTTTTCGAGATCTTCGATCCAATTGAAAGCTTCTATTTCAGATGCAGGATAGAACGAAAGCATACGATCCGCTTTACTATATCTTTCTTCTACGTCGAGCCCCTTGCTCTTTAGTCGTTCGATCTGTTCTGGAAACAGAGGGATTTCTGAAAATTGTTTGAGTATTGCGTACACTGGTTCGTTACGCCAGTACGGATAGTGCTTGTCCCAACAGTCCATCGCAACTTGTGATGGTATAATGAATGGCTGATAGAACCGTCCATACATAATGGCTACCACCGTGCCAAGCGTGGCTGGACTAGTAATGCCTTCAGTTCTAATCTTAGTGCCTAGTTGCAGCATCATCATTGTGCAGTCTCCAGCCTCACTTTTTCAAGGACGAGTTTCCAAATTTTATCTTCGATATCTTTATCATCGAGAAGAGCAAACACAAAGCCCATCTCTGCGTTTTGCACATTGGTGATTATCCACTGTGCATACAGCTTACGTGATTGATTGATTCCAACTGTTGACAGAAGACTGTTGTGATTATCGTAGGCACGTCCCAAGAGGTCGTTATACAACCCCTGTACATACGCACGCATGTCGTCAAAGTCACGGGCAATACTTGTAGGTAATTGCTTAACTGTAACTCCATACTCGGAACCACGAATAAGATTAATGACTCCCTTTGGACTGAGATTGTCGAGCAATCTATGGATGCGTAGGTACGTTGGGCTCTTCACTTTGACTCGAAGTCCATTGTCAAAGCGTGCCACATACCCTTCTGAATTCTCGTCAAAAGGGATGCTTCCTTGCAGATCAATGTCGAACCGACGTGGACGGTGGAAGCCGCAACGCTCAGCTATCTGATCTACACGACGCGGGTGCCACTCGGTGCCGTTATGCTCGAATATTGCTAACAACGAGAGAAAACTCTCGCCGTTATAATCTACTACAATTCTGTTTCCAGGATAGATGATCTCGAATACAGGAGTACAATTTGTCGGCAAAGCCTCCAGATTATAGCGACACCTTGGTGCGGGCCATTCTGGAAACAGAGATTTTCCCGTTTCATCACCAACCATAATAGTTTCGTTGAGGATACGAGTACCCTCGACAGCTTGGTCAGATTCCGTGCTGCCTGGAGTAGCGAGACGCCACGTTGGAATCTTTATAGGATAGACGTGCCTGTTTTTGTAAAACTCTGGATCTTCTTCAAACGTTGGCAATGGGGCTCTCGTGTCAGGACCATCGGTCCCGAAGTATCCGATGCCGCACGAGCCGTCCATCTTTTCCCATATCTCTACCCCCTCCTTCCAGGGGAGATTCTTTGGCTCGGTCTCTGGACGTTCGTTCATATTGAAGAACTTAGAGAATGGGCGAGCTACGACCGTACCGTCCGTTCGAAAGATGATGCCGCGAGCTTGGCGGTTCGTCTCGTTCCATCTATCGTGGATGTGACAGTCTTGCGTGTACTTGAATAGGGTCAAGTCGCCGCTAATATTTGCTACAACGTTACCAGCTTCGACTTCCTTCCAGAGTTTATTTAGTAGGATTGGGTCTTTCATAATGGCTCCGCCATTAGGGCCATAGGCAAATCACTTTCGCAAACCCGTCTCTTTCTCCGGGGTCAAGACAGCAGTCGTCGTCACTGTGTGCATCAGAATAATAGCTATCGATTCGATCCGTTTCCAGGTTGTCGGGATGCACACTGCCCTCGTCGATGGAGTACAATGAGCTATACCCGTTGCCCTCTGGGTCCTTGCTCAGAATGACTTCGGCATCTTGGTTGTATTCCTTGAGGATTTCGATTAATTCGCTGACCTTCATGACTTCTTAGGTGCTTTCTTCCTGGTTGTTTTTGCCTTAGGCTTGTCCTGCTCCTCGGTGGGATCGGGGTCAAGCCACTCGATTGAGCCGTTCCCTTCGTGGCCATGAATAGCCACAAATGTTTTCATGTTGTCGTATACACTGACGGTGCCCATATTGGACAACCATGTAAATACAACTTTACCGTTGGACATTTCGCAGCCCTCACCCACGATGCCCGTGCCACTGACGCCTGAAACGTCTTCGACACGAACAAAGTGGAAGCGTCTAATTGAAGGTGTTTGACTATTCATGATCCTTGAGGGCTTTAGCCCTTTCGTTTTCCATACGTTGGGCGATCTTGCGACCGTCTTTGAGGTGGGCGAAGAGCGTTCCCCTTACCGTCCGCACGACAGCGGCAGCTTGCACCAACGCTTCGCGGTTCGGGTACGGTTCAACAATAGACTCGGGACCGCGACCCTGGGCATCAGCCTGACAGGCCAAACCCACACGCCGCAGCAGCACGTCATTGTGAACAACGCCAAGACGCATCAATAGACGAACTCTCTTGACGGGCTTCATGATGTCGAAACGATGCACGTTTAGGTGTTCTCGCGTCACGGCAACCGCGACCGCTCGAAAACCATTCGGGACACGTAAACGATCACACATTTCCTTTACTAGCGGCACCCCAAGACGCTCATGGTCGTAGTGGTGCGGAAGGTTATCGTCCGGCGTGACTGCTTTACCAAAATCGTGCGTTAGCACGGCAAACATCGTCTCGTCGTCGGCACCCAAGGCTCTGGCTCTTTCGAGTACCAGGAGCGTATGCTTGTACGCATCCCCTTCGGGATGATACTGTTCCGGTTGCACGCGACCCCGAAGGTCCACAAGTTCCGGAAACACAGCTTCCAGTGCCATCATTTTATCAAGAGCTTCAAAGAACAGTCTGGGGTGATGCGATTGCAAAGCCTTTAGGAGTTCTCCCCACACTCTGTCGGGCGTGAGGTCGAAAAGCTCATCATGCACGTCTATTGCGGCAAGCACAAGCTCATCCGAAACTACCATGTTCAACTGAGCAGCGAATCGTGCGGCTCGCAGCACACGAAGGGGGTCTTCGGCAAAGTGCGGGCCGACCGGACGTAGTACACCCTTTTGCAGATCGTCGGTTCCGCCGAACGGATCGAACAGCTTGCCCGTGAACGGGTCCATAGCCATTGCGTTGATCCGCAAGTCTCGTCGCCTAAGATCTTCTTCGAGCGTTACGTTAACAGTATCGCACTCGAAGCCATCGTGACCAGCACCCACCTTTTTGTCGGTCCTGGCGAGTGCCCACTCTACACCGTCCTTGATGTAGACAGGGAAACCCTTACCCACGGGGTCAGCGGCCTCTAGTGCGGCCTCTAGCCCCTCGGGATCAAGTCCAACGACCACGATATCTACGTCTTTGGGGTTACGGCCCATGATCTTATCACGGACCCACCCACCTACAACGTAGGGCTGGCCGCCAGCGTCAACAATGCGTTGACATAGCTTGAGGTGTCGATTGCGTAGCATACGGACAGTATACACCCTTGCGGGTGATTGTCAAGTCTTTTCAGAGAAACAGTTGCAGTTTTGTACGCAAGCAACTGTAATTGGAGGAGACGGGGCGACATTCTTGACTCCCCAGAAACACACCGCCCTGACACGTTCGTGCTCGATTGTGTGTTCAACAATATCCATTGTTTCTTCGTCGTCCTCAACAGATTCACAGATATCGAATGGTGAAACGGAATCGTCTGGGGGTCCACCAGTCATACCAGCATGAAAGACACGCTCTTGCTCGGTCTCTTTCACGCACATGCCATACTTGCACTTCCAGCATAAGCTGGACTTGGCATCAATTTTACGATCACTCATTAAAAATATCCATATTGGACCACTCTTGTTCATCGTCGAGCGGCTGGTACTTAGAGATTTGTTTTTCTAGCGTAGCGAGAGGAACGCCATGAATGTTACGAGCGAACAAAGTCTCGGCATCCCATGGACCCGGCGTACGCCAGACTTCCAACTCGCATCCATACTGTTCAGCGAGTTGGAGGTAGGGGTTGAGTTCCCACTTGCTCATACTGGTATTAGATACGATTGCATCACAACCAATAAGAATGGTACGCTCGACATTCAATTGGCACCAGCGATGAGCTTGACTCAATTTTGTTGGATCAAAGTTGTATTCGTCTCCGAATTCACTTGTGAAGAATTGGTCTGCCTCATGGAAAACGACACGCGGACCATAGGTGGCACCCATGATTCTTGTGTGTCCCTTGCCGTATTTTGCTTCGTCCTCTTTTCGTTCGATAGAACGAGCGATCGTAGTCTTGCCGCTACCGCTAGGGCCTCGAATGATGATTACTTTACTCATGATATAAATTAAGCGGGGACCAAACTTTTCGGTCCCCGCTTAGGGTTAGAAAAGCTTACTGCCTTCTGTTTCTGCGTCTTCGGGTTCACTATTGACGGCGACTTCGGCGGGTCCGTTACTCACCTTGTTGCCAGTGAAGAAGAAGCCTCCGTAGTTTTCCAGACGGATTTCAAGCTTGGATCGCTTGTTGCCTTCTGCATCTTCCCACTTGTTCATGACGATCTGACCACGAACATTCACCTGTTGTCCCTTGATGAGATGAGATTCGATGACGGCTACTTGCTTACCAAAAGCAACGCAGTCGATGAATGCGGTTTCGGGACGGTTCTTGGTGCCGATGTTTGATGCGATTGTAAAGCGGGCCACCCTGTTTTCTTCATTCCCCATAATCTTTGGGGTATCCGTAAGGTTGCCTTGGACGATTGCTACGTTGAGATTACTCATTTGTGTCTTCAGTGCTGGGGGTAGATTGTTTGGCCTCGATGACCTCGATTAGTGCCTGTGCCCGTGTGATGTCTCCTGACTTCATACGGTTATGTTGTGATTGTGATACTCGGAACCTACGACGCACTCCGATAGCTCCCTCAACACGATCAGAGAAGTTCTCCAACGTAAGACCCGGCTCCAGATAAACAGAATCGGGAATGTCGGGACGAGTACGGTCTTGAAGGTTTTTCAAGCCTCCATTTTGGATGAACTCTTGGAATGCTTCTTCTCTAGTCAGTACACCACCGTCAATGCGTTGCTTCTGATCCTTAGAGATACGGAAACGGAACCCGGTTTGGGCAGTGAAGTTTTCGAGCGTTAGATTATCTGTGGTTGCAGTCATTATAGTTTAACCTCGTGGTTGGGGTCGTGTTACGGTATTATTATGACACTACTGGTCTAGAGTGTAACGTAGTTTCTGGAGTTTCTTCATTCCAAAAACCAGAGGAGTAGGGTTTCTGAACTTTAACCTACTCATGAGATTCGGTGTTTTGATGAGGCCGCTCATTGGCAAGTCTCTCTCGGATTTCGCTTAGGGTGTATTCTTTGATCAGTGTACCATCGAGGAAAACGGTTTCGAATTCGCAGTTACGAACTTCGATCCAGGCCGTTTGATCAACCTTGTAGAGTTCGCCATCAGTATCTCGGTGGACGGCGACAAGCCCCTTGGACATGATTGCGTGCGTTACGACCAAGAAGACTCGTTTGGCACCTCGCCCCCTGAGCTTCGCTGCCAAAGCGAGGAAGGTGCCGCCGCCGTCGCAGAGATCGTCTACGATGATGTAGTCTTCGCAGTCGGCGGGGAGTTCGGGGACGACCATTTCCATTACGTGATGGTGTTCTGCCATCTCGTCTCTCTTCTTGTCGCACTGAACAAGAGGACGCAAGAAGTGTTGAGCGTATTTCCCAACCCAGAGTGATGCTCCCTTGTCGGGAGAGACGATGGCGTACTTTATTAGACCGAAGTCTTCGATACACTTGCCGATGAGGGTGTCCGTCATGTCGTCTTCGGCACTTGTGCGTAGTAATTCTAGCGTTACGGGCGAGTGCGGCTTGAGAACTGTCACGGTCTTAAAGTTTAGCGTATTGATGAAGCTACAAACGATTTCGAGATCGAATGCTTCGCCCACGCTAAACTCACGATCACAGCGGGCGGCAAGTAGATACACAATACTCAGATGCTTGAGATTGGGTAAAATGTGAGTAGCTTGTGCCAGCAGGAATAGGTCGTCGAAATTGCGAATCGACGCTCTGATCGATGTCGTGTAAAAGTGCTCAAAGTCCGGGGGCACGATAAGGTGTTTGTGTCCGTCCGGAAAGTTGGCTACGGGGATATCGTGTAAATTTATCATAACTCGGAACCGCCATTAGTCTTCTTCGTTTTCCATGTTATTTATAGTGTGTTGGTACGGAAGAGGGGACTTGAACCCCTACACCCTTTCGGATACGAGATTCTAAATCTCGTGCGTCTACCAATTACGCCACTTCCGCATGTGATGCCGCTATGCGACATGTTCTGGTGACTGGAGTCGGACTCGAACCGACAACTTCTTGCTTTTGAAACAAGTGACTCTGCCAATTGGCCTACCCAGTCGTTTCTACCTGTAGAGTAGAGATAACTACCGTGCCCGGAGGCGGCCCGATTTTGTCGTACACTCACTTGTGCCCGACCCAGCGTGCTCGGTAGTCTTGTTCTGTTTTGCGAATCCAGCGTCCAATGACCTTGGGGTCGTCGAAGTCGGGCTCGAAGTTTTGGCCGTATTTGGCCTTGAGACGTTCGGTCTCGGACGCACGAGCCAACTCGCGGTTTTGCTCGAATATCTGCTCGAACACTTCCTGCATGATGAAGCTCTTGCCAGCCGCTAGATCGAAACCACCTTCCAGAGAGCCGATAGGATACCCTTGGGGGCGGATGGTATCGATGTGCTTATTGCCCAGGGTCCGCCCCATATGCTGGTGATCTAGACTGTCATACGCCTTTTGTTGAAGCTGGCGAAGATACTCTAGTTCCGCGTCGGGCACGTGATCATTCAGCACGCAGGGATTCGGTTCCCCAATCGGAGTCTCTTTGTCGGTCATTTTGCCTTTTCCCACGTGTACGAGACGCACGGAATCCGAACGACCTCGGGGCACTCCAGTTGGTAGTCGTAGTACCAGTCGGTGTAGTGCGAGCCGGTCCTGCTGACGGACATCATGAACCCTTTGACGCCGTCCTCAACGGGGGTATCGTCGTCAGCCGCTCGAAAAACGACATCTCGGTGTTCGTACTTGCCGCCGCCAATCCATTCGCCTTCGTCGAGGACGGTGAATTCGTCGCTGTCGCCGCAGAGGATGTCTTGGGCTTGTTCTTCGGTGAGTTTCATGCCGTCATTATAGCTCGCTATCGCTCGCTGTCAAGAAGATTCTTGTGAAAGTGTTCGGCC